ACTTTCTGAGGTAGAAAGAACCAGATTTGCAAAGGTTACTAAATCCTTTTGGGAATCTAATATATTCTTAAGGTAAATATTTTCGTTATTAGATTCAATTAATTTTTGTTGAATATCCATATAAGCTCTTTCAAACGATTCTCTAGATTGATCAATAATAGAATATCCATTAATCATTATTTCCTTTATTCTATCATTACACCAAATAGAGAACATAGGATTTAACCATCTAGCGAATTCTAGGGCTACGTTTTCATGTAGCCAAGTTCCCTGAAATTTTGGCACACCTCCTTGAATTTTTACAATTAAATCCGTTATGGGAATTCCCATAACGCTTTCTAATGCTTTCAGAAATTCTTTTGTAGATTTCTGTCTATACCAATCAGCAAATAGCTTCCCAAAAGGTTTAGCCATTTCAGTTGCATTAATCATTGTTCCCTTACCATCTCCTCTTAATGAAAAATTAATTTCATTGTTATCAAATTTAAAGATAAAACTTCTATCTTCCATGATATTTACACTCTTGAAATAAAAATGGAATCCCTTAGATAAAATTCTATGAGATTCCAATAGTTTATAATACTTTATTTATTTTTTTTTCCTCTTTAGTTTCAGGTACTGATTTTTCTTTCTCTTTTTCAGCCGGTTTTGTTGGAGTTGCTGCCGGTTTTTTATCTACTGGCTGCGGTTCTTTTTCTTTTTCTTTATTACAAACACAAGGATCTTGATTACACTTCGGACATTCTTTTGGTGCAAAACGTTCAATAGCTTCATCAAGGGATTGAACTACAAAACCTACTGATCCTGATACTCCTGCACACATATTTATTTCAAATGGTCCTGATACAATTAATGCTAGTTCATTGTAATCATAAGAACTTACTAGTAAACTTAGAAATTCATTACTAGGCATAATATCACCAGAAACAGAATGTGCTGGGATAGTAATTCGTTGAGTACCTGATAAAGGTAAATTAATTTGTGATTTTGTTCCGTTATAAACTCTCATAATTTTTATTTATTAATGTTTTCTATTTTATTTTCCGGGGTACACAACTAACTCCGGATTTTCTCAATTATTAGGGTTTGAGTTCTCAAGGACTGTGTTTTTATCATCGGGCTCTTCTATAAATACTGGAAGATCAATTTTAGGAAGTGCACAAAGAAAATGTTTAGATTCAGTTTTTTGAGAATTTTTCTTTTTAAAGAATCTTTTCTTTTTTTCTTCGATTACTCTATGCACTAAAATTCCAGAGATTAGTTTTCCCGTATTTACTATATGAATATTCCATCCATCAGTTTCCGGAAATTTCATTCGAAGAGCTGATAAAACTTGATACCTTACTATAGCATATTTAGATTGAAGAGTAGCATCTTTCGGAAATTCTGTAACCTCCAAAAGATCATCCACAAACATTTCTAATTCCGTTCTTAATTTCGGATCAACTCCATCAACAATATTTACTGGAGAACCTAGATTTATATTAATATCTTCTAAAGGAAATAAATACTCAGGAGAATCTACACTTAAAACTAGATTCTTATTAAATATTAATGAAGTATCCACAACTTTCTTAAGTGGTTTATGAAGTCTAGACACATTCTTTTTAAGGGAAAATTTACTAGAACATTCAGATCCAATTATATTATCCTTTATATACAACATTGATTCTTTGGATAAAATCAAATCACGTCCAGATAAGAATATAACAGAACAATAATTTCCAGCAAAACCAAGAAGATAAGGAATAGTAAAGCTAGAGATTACAGATGCTGAGTTAATATATCCGCCGAGAGGATTAAAGCCAAGTAAATCTATTGCATTTTCCTTACAGTAATTAACAATATCATAATTAAAATTCAAAGGACATAAATCAAGAGAGACGAATTTAATTTTCTCTTCAATAGCTTTTTCTATGGCTTTGAGATCTTCGGCGGTCTTTGGATTCTTTACCCCAAACTCTCCAATTATTTTATATTCCCTAAGTTGTTTAATAGTTTCTTTAATAGTTTCCAGATTTTTAAGAACTACTTCAGAATCTATCAATAACAAGTCGACTTTCTTTCTTCCAAGTTCAAGAAGATGCCCAAGGAGTGCTCTTTCAGGATTATCTAAAAAATCAATAGAAGTGATTAAGCTACTTTCTGAAAAACTCTTTATAAATTCAGAAATCAAAAAATCATTATTAGCTGAGATAGATGTATGAAAATAATCAAAAGAGTATTCATCTTCAGGATCTACCCACGGTTTAATGGTCATATTCGAAGTATCTAACCCTACCCCTTGTACTTTAAATTTTGTTGATGTTGTTGTCATAAAATAGATATATTAATTATGTTATTAGATAATGTTTCATTTTTCTCAGGGAGCCAAGAGATATTAATTATTGGTTCTTTTTCAGAATTTAAATTAATACTGTTCTTAAGAAATACTGAATCCTTAAATACTTTACAAGCTCCAAGTAATTCTAAGAAAATAGAAAATACAAATCTCATATAATTCTTATTTCTTAGAAGAATTAATTTTATTATAGTATAATCTTGATAACTTATTTCTTTTAGATTTACTGGCTCTTCTGTTTTAGTATCAATAACTTTAAATATTGATTTTGTATCATAACCTTGAGTATTGAAAAACTTAACACAATTAGGAGAATTATCTAATTTTAATCTTTTTGTTTTTCTATTTGAATTAAGATTAAGAATATTATATCTACTAAAATGTTGTTTATCGTAAGGAACGATTTCAGGGAAAAGAATTTTATAATTATTAATCTCTATATTATTCTTTCCTGATACTATTCTATATTTCTCTGATAGATTTACTATTTTTATACCAGTCAAATTCGGAATAGATATAATTTTTGGATATCCTGGTACCCAATCTAAAAACCATATATCATTTCGATTCGGGAGATCTAGTTTACTTAGGACTTTCTTGAATTCTAAGTAATCATGAGAATAGGTAGCTAAATGGTAAATACTATCAATCAAAAATAGTTGTAAATATCTATCACTAAGAATATAATCATAAAAAGATTTTATATTCTTTATAATAGTCTTAATTAATTCTTGTTTTTCTGTTTTCTTTGTAATAGAGTTACTACATATTCTACAAGGAAGATAATAAAAATCTTTAATTAATGTAGATAATGGACCTCTATATTTATTACATCTGAAGCAAAAATTATCAAGATCTTTTTGATGTGTTAATTCAATTTCACAATACTCTTGATAACTTAAAAAATGTTCTTCGGATAGATGTTTTTCAAATTCTATTGGATCATTACTTTTGAATCCACACCAAATACATTCCATTTATTTTAAATTATATAATCCTGTATCAATAAATTGTTGCTTTAAATCATTTGCTAAAATTTGCATATCTGGATGAGCATCTTTAGCACACCTTAATGAAAAGAATCCAGCTTTTTCAGGAGTATCTTCAGAAGGAATATATGTAAAATCCTCAATGTAACCAGTCATACATAGTTCGGTTTTTATATCATTTGGAAGTAATCCTCTAGCTTCTTCTGGTTTTAGTTTTTCTCCTTCGTCAGTAGAAGTTGCATATAAATAATCGATCTCTGTATTCCTCCATGATCTATCAAAAGTTGCAATAGTTCTATCCCATACTGTAAGATCTTCCCATAATTCCTGCCCATCTATGTCATGAATATAACTTCGAGATAATCCTGTTTGAGAATCTATAGTTGATGCAATATCTTCTCTAACTCTATATATCCACTGAGGAAGAATAAAGGTAAGTTCCCCTCCAAATCTATCTTTTGAATAATTTACATAACGTTGAGATTCTTGAAGAAATGAAAACGCTCTCATTACTTATTTCTTTTTCAAGAAAAATTGGACTATATCATCATCTTTTATTATCAATAAGATGTCTAGTACTTATTAGTCTCTGAACCATTCAATTCTATTGATTGATTTGGATGCTGGTTAGTATAATCTAATACTTTTCAGCAATTCTCTAGATTATTCTTGTAGTGTCTCCACTACTTGGCACAAAACGTTCTATGCCGAACAAGTTCATGAGATATACCTCTACTACAGATCCATCTAGTTGTGACTCTGTGATAATGGTTTTCAGTAGGTTCACACCAATATTTTTTCATAACTCCTTCTAGATTATGTTGATAAATAATTCTTAGATCTGTAGTAACCTCATAAGTTCCAGTTACTGAGTTATGATACCATCTAGTGTAAGGAGCAGTTTTGAAAAAGATCTCCAAGTAGTATCTATCCTCTTCTGGGATACTGAGATATACAGTTCCTGAGTTAAAAACCGCCCAATGACCTCTAGAAAAAAGCATGTTGTCAAACCTTTCCCATGAATCTTCTGTGATTTTATCTTCAGATTTATAAGCCAATCTTCCAATTTTCTCTACATGTTTCATTAATCCATCCACCCCAGGTTGTTGAGGGAGAATGGATACACTTGATTTTACGATTTTCATATTGTTTTTTATTGTTTAATGATTACATCTATAAGTTCTTCAAGGTTCTAGAAGAGCAAAAAGAAGACCTAACACCTATTTCTAAGTGCTAAGTCTTCTGAGTTTTTAACCTTGGCTACTGTTTAATTCTGCAGTAACCTTTTGAATTCTCTCCCTAATAATTTTCTTATAATGATAATCGGGAAATCTCATACTTGTAATCTGAGTTCCTCCCTTCTTTGTAGTGGATATAACAGCAACTGGTTCCATATATCTTGTCATTACATCGATACATTGTTTGTAAACACCAATTAATTTCTTCTTTGCCTGTTTTTCTTTTCTACTCAATTTCATTTTTACAAATTTTTTAAGTTATTATTACATTTATAAGATTTTTAAAGGTTTTGAAAGAAATCAATAATGCTTTTAGATTTTCCCTGAGATTCTTATATATGATATTATTAATAAAAATAAATTTAAAACAGAAAATTATGGATCCTTTATTTGGAATGATTTTTTATTTTAGTATAGCTATAACAATTAGCTTTATTTGTAGTGTTCTTGAAGCAACATTATTAAGCACACCGACTTCATTTACTCAGTCTAAAATCGATTCTGGTTCTAAGGCAGCAATAAAATTTATGAAGCTGAAGAATGAAAGGGTAGATGATGCTATCTCTGCTATTTTAACACTAAATACAGCTGCTCATGCAGTAGGTACGAGTTTAGCTAGTATAGAGGCAGTTAAGATTTTTGGGATGAAAAATTTTGCAATTATTTCTGGAATAATGACTTTTTTGATATTAGTACTTAGTGAATTAATACCAAAATCACTCGGAGCACATTATTGGAAAAGAATGACCTCAATTACAGCTAACATATTAACTTGGATGATTTATATAACATATCCTATAGTTTGGATGTCAAGATATATAATGGCTATATTCTCACCAAAAACAGAAGAAGCTACTATATCTCGAGAAGAAATATCTAGTATGGCAACAATCGGAGAGCGAGAGAAGATATTTACAGGAAGAGAAAGTAAAATAATTAAAAATCTACTTGCTCTTGATAAATTAACTGTTGGAAATATAATGACTCCTAGAACTGTTGTAAAATCTTTTGATGCTAATACTTTTCTTAAGGATTTTCCAGATGAATTTGAATTTTCTAGAATACCAATATGGGAAGATACTGAAGATAATATAGTCGGAATAGCATATAAGTCAGATATATATCAAGATTATGATGTTTATCAACCAGGATTAACAATAAAACATACAGATTATGATTCTGATATTATATTTATTCCAGATTCATCTAGTGTTAATGTATTGTTCGAAAAATTTCTTAAAACTAAACAACACTTAGCAATAGTAGTAGATGAGTATGGAACATTTGTTGGAGTAGCTAGTTTCGAAGATGTTATAGAAAATTTACTAGGAATAGAAATAGTAGATGAGACTGATACTGTAGAAGATTTACAAAAATTAGCAAAAGAAAAATGGGAAGAACGAAAAAGATCTATGAATGGTTAAAGGATATATTATGGATAATAAATCGCCAGAAAGATAAGGATTATATTAAAATCAATGAAAAGATTAATATCATCAAGAAAAATATATCAACTGGAGAGATTGATTTTTATCCACAAATAACCTATAGGATTGGTACTAAAGTTAAAGTATATATTCCTATAAATGATGCTTGGATGTTTGATTGTGCTGAATTTATTGGGACAGTACTTGGATCTTATATTTCTAGTAAGAAAGAAGCAATGTCTGATAACGATATAACGTACTTAATTTATGCAGAGTATTATGAAGTTGCTGGACGTCGTAAATACTTGAATAAAGTTTTTCAGATTAGTTCTCAAGATTGTACAATTTGTGGAATCAATGAAGAAAAGAAGAAAAAAGGAATATATACAATAAAAGATATGTATAATGATATAAAAACATTTTGTAATAATAGTTGCATTTTATCTGATGAATGTAGCGAAGATTGTCCATTCTACCATTATGAAGCAAATAAAACTAGGAAGAAACATTTATCCTGATATTGAGTTATCTGAAGTTGATAAGTTCTTATTTCAGTATGGAATAAAAATGGGATTCTTATTTGATGATGGAGTAGAATTCTTTATTCCAGATCATATAATGACCAAAAATTATCCAGGGGACTTATCATTTTATCGGGAAGGTTTTAATAATCCAGATCTAATATTTGTAATATCTTTTGGAGAATTATTATTTCTGGATGGGGTTACAGAAAAAGAATTATTTAAAATACCAATATATGATTAGTAAATGGTTTGAAGTTAGTGTTGATTTATTTAATATAATTTTTGATACTTACTGGAAAAATAAAAAATCTTGGACATATGATAATATTATAGAAATTCAAAATCCAAGATCTATCCTAAGTGATCAACCATCTGAAAGATTATACTTAGGATATAAAATAAATATAGAAGATTACAAAAATGTTTTCACTAATTTTCTTAAGATACATACTATAGAAGCTCTTAAGGAATCAGGTTGTACAGTTCCTAATACTTACATGTCTATATGTATGATAACTAGTTTAGGACCTGATATTATACCTCTTCAACATGTGGATAAGCACTATAAGATTGTACTAGATACATGTTATGGAGAAGATCCACATCATCAACTTGAGAGTTTCTTACAAAGACCATTAACATCTTGGTATGTAAAAGAGAATGATAAATATATAATTGGAGGAGAGTATCCAGTAGAAGATAGGTTTATAAGATTTAGGTTAATTGATTATACATCATGGAAAGAAATGATTGAAAAATATCAAAAAGAAGATGTATTATCCTATCTTTATCCAGAAGATGATATTCCTAAAAAATTATTAATGTTATCAGATCAGAATCCCTCAAAGCCTTATATGTGAAAAGATAATAGATCATAAGTGAAATGTCTACTCGAAGAAAAACTCGGGTAGACTTTTTATTTAAAAAAAAATAAGAATATGGAAAAAATTATTAGAAAAATTAAATTACAATTAAAGGCAACAATAACTAGGTTTATTTGTTGGTTAAGTTATGGAATGGGGTGTTATAGAAGTGTACCAAATACCCTAGAGATTTATAGAAGTTATACATTCGACAACTTAAAAAAAGAATTAAATATATTACTGGAGATATATAGCCTTACCGAACTTGATTGTGAATATCTTAAGAAAATAGTATCTGTTAGGGCGTCTTCTGGAATTCTTAGATTATTGGAAATGCATGAAAATAAGAAAATGCAAATAACCTATAATCATCTAGAATTAAAGAAGATGATTGAAGACACTTTGGGTATAAAAATTGAAGAGATGGATTGGGGTGAATATAGATATCAACAGAAACTAAGACCATTGTTTTTATGGAATATAGGAAATGGTGAGAACGAAATAAAAAGAAAGCTTGAATTGTATAACATAGTATTATTAGTAATGGAGGAAGACTAAGGTTTTCCTCTTCATTTTTCTCCTTGAAATTCTTATATATGAAATTTAAATTAAAAAATATGAAAAAGAAATTATTAACATTATTAGCGTTAACAACATTATTGTTAGTAAGTTGTGAATCCGTTGAAAAGGTCGAAGATGTTAGTTCTTCAACAACAGTAACAATTAATCTTCCTAAAGGCGAAAAGTTTATAGATCTTAAACCAAATAACAACTCTTTAATAACTTCTGATACTTTAGGAAATATTAATGTATATTTATATTCCCCTACCAATAAAAATTTAATATTAATTTATAAAATAAAACAACAATGAAAAAGAGAACATTAATATTTTGGGGAATTATAATCATAGCTGTAGCATATATAGTATTTGTATTTATTTTCCCAGAGAATAAAAGAACTGTATTGTTTGGAGGAACTATGGAAGTAAAAGTAGAACCTGGCCAAAAAGTAATAACAGCTACATTTAGAGGAACTAGTTTATTTTATATGACTGAACCTATGGACTCTGGATATATACCTAAAACAAAAACCCTCCATGAAAAATCCGGCCGTGGTATAATCGAATCTGAAGTTAAATTTATAGAAAGAAGATGATAACGAAATATAATAGTAGAAATCGAGTATTTAGTATAACTCTCTCCCAAGAAATAATGGAGAACTACTTAAAGAAACGCGGATATCAAATTTCTACATTCTCACAAGTAGCTAAGGATTTTGGATATACGGCCGGAGAACTTATGGAGGAATTAAAACTATATCCTAGTACGTTTGATTATAAAATAGCATACCTCCCAGAAGAAAAAGAGGAAGTATATCGAAAGTTTATAAAAATTATAGAAGAACGAAGAGAAAGAGAAGATACTAAATATTATTCTGGAGGAAAATGGTTTTGGTATAACTGTGCGGAACTTGATCTCTTAAATCATATAGTAGATCTTAAAGCGAGAGCAATTATGAAGTCTGAATTTATAGAACGTATTATAAATTATGATTGAAGCTATAGAATTATTAACAAAACTAGAATGTGAAATTGATTTATTAATTAAATTATTAGGATATGAACAGAAATAAAAAAGCGTTAGTTATCTTTCATAGGGTAGATTTTGATGGAACATCCAGTATGTGTATAGCAGTAAAATCACTATACGATGAAGGGTACCAAGTAGATAAAACCGGATATAATTATGGAGATGAAATTCCAGAAATGTATGTAGATAAGAATGGAAGACCCTATGACCTGATCTGTATGGTTGATATAAGTTTCCCTCCTGAAATTATGTTACAGGTTTGGGAACACTATGGAGATAACTTTATATTCATAGATCATCATGTATCATCCATCGAAAGTTCTATACAAAATAACTACACCGGAATTAAAGGTATTCGTGAGATTGGACCAGCTGCTTGTGAATTAACTTGGAGATTTTTCTGTCCAGGTCAAGATATTCCAGAATTTATTCGACTTCTTGGAGTATATGATACTTGGAGAAAAGATGAAGTTGGGGAAGATGATTGGCAAGATGTAATACTTCCTTTACAGAGTGGTTTGAAATTTAAATATGGCTTAAATCCTGATACGTGGCTCTATGAATTTCCTAATCTATGTTTCTGGGAAGATAGATTGACAGAAGTAATAGAACTTGGAACTATTCTTAAACAAAATCAGGATAAAATTAATAAAGGAGTAGTTAAATCATTCTCATTTCCCGTTACTGTTGCTGGAAAATATAGAGGAGTTTGTGTAATAGGAACTGCATTTTCAAGTACAGTCTTTAATTCTGTCTTAAATGATTATGATATTTATATAGTATGTAATCGAAGAGATAAAGGAGTATATAGTATATCAATGTATAAAGAACCTGATCGAATTCCAGAATTTAGTTGTGCTGGATATAGAGGCATTATTTTTGGACATAAAAGTGCTGGAGGTGGTACTTTAAACTTTGAACAATTCAAGACTTTAATAGAGGATTGTGAAATTTAAAACTTATAAGAACCAAGGATTTTATTTCCTTGGTTTCTTTATTTTTATTGTAACTTATTTATGAGGACTAAGGAACCCTTTATCATACCTTCCGTTCACCACTAAAGGGTTCACTCCAGGGCCCTACGGGCTCTAGATTGAATAAACTATATAGGGAATAAATAGATTATAAGAATTCGATCTCCTCCCAAAGGGAGATCGAATATATTAAGTGGAACTTTTTTAATCGAAAATAGATTTACTTTATATATGGTCAAATATGTCCTATTTAAATGACAATTTTGCGCTTCTACTAACTTTAAATCCTTACAATTGAATGAAGATTATAAAGGGTATCCCTAGTCTTCGATTTTATGTAACTGGATTCTGTATTAAAAAGAATCTATAAATAATAAATTAATTAAAAACTTTATAAAATTATGACTAAAGATAAAATTATTGTACCTAGAGGAATTAGGTATATAGGAGAGTGGAAAGATTTCTGCTTTTCTAATTTTCTAAGTAAATGTATTATTAATAAACAATTACCTGGATGTGGTTTTACTGAATACTGTATTAATGGTCCTGAGAATGTAATACTTTGTTCTCCTAGAAAAATGCTTTTAAAGAATAAATATGATCAACATAAAAATGATATTTATTTAGTAATTAATGAGATGGATAAAGATCCAGATGTGGATAAGGATATTAGTAAGGATATTAAAAATCCTAATTTAGATGAAGATTATCAAGAAAAGAAAGATAATTCTGAGATCTATGAAAGATTATATAGAGAAATTGATACTTATACCTATCAAAGATATCTAAATAATCAACCAGCTAAGATTCTAGTAACATATGATTCATATAGAATCGTTAAAGATATTCTTGAAAAAATTAGAATATTTGATAGGTTTATAACTATAGTAGATGAGTTTCAGAGTATTTTACACGATTCTAGATTTAAAAGCAATACTGAAATGGGATTTTTGGAATATCTTAAACAATCACCTACTGCATACTTTGTATCAGCTACTCCTATGATGGATGAATATCTAGAAATGTTAGATGAATTTAAGGATCTCCCATATTATGAATTAGATTGGTATAGTTCAGATTCTAGTAGAGTAATCAAACCTTCATTAAAAGTACTTACAATGAAATCAGTAGGTACAAAAGCAGAAGAAGTAATTCAATCCTATCTATCAGGAGATTTTGAAGAAGTTGTTGTTCTTAGAGATAGTGTACCTACTAGAGTAATATCAGACGAAGCAGTATTTTATGTAAACAGTGTTAATCATATTATATCTATCATCAAGAAAAATGAATTAACTCCAGAACAATGTAATATATTATGTAGCAATACTCCAGAAAATCTAAAGAGAATACAAAAGAAATTAGGAAAAGGTTTTACTATAGGAGAAGTACCTCTTAAAGGAGTTAAACCTAGGATGTTTACCTTTTGTACTAGAACGGTTTACTTAGGAGCAGATTTTTATAGTTTATGTGCACGTAGTTTTATATTCTCAGATTCTAATTCAGACTGTTTAGCAGTTGATATTGCAGAAGATCTTCCACAGATACTAGGTAGACAAAGGTTGTTTAGTAATCCTTGGAACAATTCAGCAACTTTTTATTATCGTACTACAGCAGATTATAGAGAAATGAAAGAGTCTGATTTTCAGAAAATTTTAAATAAGAAAACAGAAACTACAGAAAACTTATTATCAGTATATAATAAAGGAACTGATGAAGAAAGATATGATTTAGCGAAAAATTATTTATATGTAGCTAAGTCAGCAAGTTATAAAGATAATTATGTAGCAGTAAATAAAATAATTACCAGTACAGGTAATATTATTTTAAAACCTGTTATTAATCAGCTTGTAAAAGTTAATGAGATTCGAGCATTTAAAATTCAGCAAATTGATTATAAAGATAGATTTAGTGTATTTAGTAGTGTACACTCTAAACTTACTCCTGATGATATAGTAAATAGGGATGTAACTAGATTTTTCTGTATTTATGATACTTATACTACAATTCATGATAAACTTAAAATGTTATGTGAATATCCTGTTTCTAGAGAAGTGATAGATATAGTTCTTGGACAAATAGCAGATTCTGATGAAGTTAAGTCTTATTATCTGTCATTAGGTCCTACTAAACTTAAAGCGTTATCATACAATTCTCATAAAATAAAGAAAGAGCTTGGAATAGTAACATTTAGTCCAGAATTACTTAATAATACAATTCATCAAAACTTTAATCCAGGAGAGAAGTATACACTATCTAATCTTAAAGCAAAACTAGGAGATTTATATTCTAGTATTTCTTATACTGCAGTGCCAAAAGCTAATGATATTTTAAATTACTTTGAGGTAAAAGAATATAAATCTACTGAGGTTGTAGATGGGGAAAAGAAAAGAGTAAGAGGATATGAACTATTAAAAAGAAAGGATAATTAATTATGATATATTTGATTAAGAGTGCAGGTTATGATGAGAATGAAAATTTAATTCATCTTCTCAAAATAGGTTATACAGAGGATAATAATAGAGATAGAAGATTTATGTCTTACAAACTTCATAATCCTACTTGTAAAATTTTATATGAAATTCCCAGTCTTTCAGAAGATATAGAAAAGAGAATTCAATATAAGTTTAGAGATTATAAGTATAAAGAATATGGAAATGAGTGGTTTTATTATAATGATGATGTAATAAATTTCTTTAGGGATATAGATAAAGTAGATTTGGAATCTCTTCCAAAGTCTCCTATGAGTGAAAAGAGGGATTATAAGAGATTTAGAAAAATGGTTAAAGAATTTGTTCCTTGGATTATTGCTGATATAAAGGATAGAAATGAATATGTAAAGAAGATAATAGATGAATTAGGTAGTAATTTAAATTCTATTCAGGATATATTAGATTATGTGATAAAGGATTACGGAGAGGATTCTATCTCTAAGTATCTTGAAGTTACTAAGAAAAAAGAGATGAAAGTGTATAGTGAAGATTCAAAGATTAATAGTGAAATAATAAAGTTTATTAATACTTATGAAACTCTTACTACTATCTATGATAAACTTAAAATGTTATGTGAATATCCAGTCTCTAAGGAAGTTATTCAGATAGTATTAGATCAAATAGCAGATAGTGATGAGATTAAGTCTTATTATTTGCTTTTAGGTCCTGATAGGTTGAAAAAATTACATTATAATATTACAAATATTAGAAGAGAATTAGGTATTGTAACCTTTAGTCCTGAATTATTAAATAATACTATTCATCAAAATTTTAATCCAGGTGAGAAGTATACATTAGCTAATTTAAAGGCTAAACTTGGAGATCTATACTCTTCTATTTCTTATACTGCAGTTCCTAAGGCCAATGATATTTTAGAGTATTTCGAAGTAAAAGAGGTTCAAAATACTATGTTAGTAGATGGAGTAAAGAAGCGAATTCGTAGTTATGAATTATTAAAAAGAAAGGATAATTAATTATGAAGTTAGGTAAATTAATTTCTAAAGCAATATCTTGTATAGATTCTTATATTAATCCACCAACAGAAAAAGAATTAAAAGATAAGCATAAGACTGAGTTTTATGTCTATATATCCCAATTTCCTGGATTTATGGCAATGAATATATTAGATGAAATTGAGGAACTCGAAATGGATATTTTATCAGAGGATTATTATAATATAAGAGCTGGAAAAACGTGGAAGGTTCTTATATTATATCAAGGAACTTCAGATTGTTTGGGAAATATAAATAAAGTTCTAAAAGAAGATTTGGAATATTTTAGGAAACGAGTGATAAAATTAAATGAAACGTACTTAAATGGGGAAGTTTCAAGTATGGAAAATTATGATAGAAAAATACTTAGATGGTGTTTTCAATCAGAAGATCCAGAATTTAGTAGTAAATTTTTTAAATATTTAAATAAGTTGTTAAATGGTAATAAAACGTAAATTATTCTCTAAAGAAGTAGAGAGAAAGAAATCTGATAAAGGATGGGATGCTGCTTTAGGAGCTGGTATTGGTGCTACAGCTGGAGTTGCTGGTAAAATGAAGCTTGAGAAGATTAATTCAATTAAGAAATTAAAAAATGCTACTAATGCTAGAATAAATAAAGTTCATGACTATCGAACTGAGAAAGTAGAAACAGAGATGCAAAGGAGAATTAATGCTTCTGTTGATCCTTTTGAAAAATCTGTAATAGATGAGGTTAGAAGAGGTAAACATGATATAATTAATAATAGCCGTAAAAATATGATAGAAACAGTTGGAAAGAAGAAACGAAAGCTAAAAATTGCGACAGCTGCTATCCCAATTGCTGGAGCTATTATTGGTGCAGTTTATGGTCGTGATAATAATCTCAAGAAACAAAGAGATAAAATAGAAGATGCTGCAGGAGATAGAGTTGCAGATATTGTTAGAGGAAAGAAAGAAAAATAAATATAAAAATTAAATTATTATGTCAACAAGAAGTACTATTTCAGTTAAGATACCTACTGAAATGATTGGAAAGGTATACGAGAACATTCACGGACATCAAGTTTGTCTGAAAGGAGAGTATATGGTTATTTACTGTCATTTTGATGGTTACTTAGATGGTGTTGGAGAGATTTTGCAGTGTTATTATGATTCATTTGAGAAAGCTTTTGAGTTAATTCTAGGTGGTGATATCAGTTCCATCGCAGAGTCTCTTGAGGGTTGTGACTATTATGTTCGAAGAGGTGAGAGTTGGGAGAATAGCAAACCAGCTTTTTCAGATAAACCACCTAAGAGAGTTGAAGAGTATTTATATATCTTCGAATCAGGAAAGTGGTATGTTTATAATGGGTATAATTGTAATGGACCGCTGGAGGATTATCTCAGCCCGGAAATCTCTTCAAAAGATGACATGATTTCGTTACCTAAGAATTTTTGTTATTATTTACATGGTTATTTATCTGGGCTGTCATCTACCCAGCGAGAAGATAAAGGACTTGATTCTATAATTAAAACATTGGAGGGTTATTTAGATGTTTAGAGTAATTATTTGTGGTTCTAGAGAATTTGATGATTACGATCTTCTTAAGGAGAAGTGTGATCTTATTTTATCAAGAAAAGCAGCAGACCCAACGGAAAAGATTGTGATTGTTAGTGGATGTGCTAGAGGTGCTGATAGACTTGGAGAAAAATATGCTGAAGAAAAAGGTTATGAAGTTTTGCGTTATCCAGCTGATTGGGATAGATATGGAAAAAGTGCTGGGTATAGGAGAAATAAACAAATGGCAGAAGTGGCTAATGCATGTATAGCTTTCTTTAGTTCGGTTGCAGAGAATAAAGGAACTAAGAATATGGTATCTCTTGCAAGGAATATGAATCTTCTTGTAAGGGAGGTAAAAGAAGAGGATTAAAAGCCTTATATATGTAATAAAAATAAATGTGAGAAATAATATGAAAACAGTAAAAGTAATTGTAGGTACCTCTGTAATTATTGGAGGTATATATTTAATATATAAAGCAGTTAAGAAGACGAATAGTGTAATAGATGGTGTTTCAGAAGTAAAAAATAAGATGAACACTTTTATACAAGATCAAGCAATTAACTGGATGAAAGATATTAATAAGAACTTAGAAACAAAAATAAAGGAAAAAGAAGACAAGTTACTAAACGATAAAGAAAAGAATTAACGGGTTCTTTTAAGTTTGTAATATTGTTGTACCCTATTTAGTCCATCGGTCTGTGAAGATAGATGGATTTTATTTTTCTTCCTTTTTGAGTCCTTTAAAGCCTTATTAATGTAGAGAAAGAAACTCCTTAAGCTAACAATGAAATAGCTTAGGGAGATTTTTTATTAATAAACTTAAAAGAGAATAAAAATGGAAACAGGAGAAATTACAAGACAAGCAAAACAAAGCTTAACTATCTTTAAAAAAACAACTTCATGAATGTCAGTGTAGAGAGAATCGATTAAAAGAATATTATGAAAAGAAGTGGCTGACAAAGAAAGAGTTTTTAAAGAAAATAAGAAAGCAGAGAAAGAAAAGAGCAGAATTTGCAGAAAAGTATCTCACTAAATATAATGAATTTAAGAATCTTGGAGAAAAGATGTCACTAGAGCAAGAAAATTATGCTAGGGATGCAGATATAATAGTAAGTAGTTGGTTTATAATAACTCACCAATCATTACCTAAATTATTTATCTTAGCTGGAATGATATCTGTTATAATGAAGAAAATAACTAAAGATTTTTGGTTATTGAGTGAGAAGAAAAAAGAGAGGGAAATTTAATCCCTCTCCATTTATTTTTTTTATTTAAAGCTTACAACTGGGAACTTAGCCGCGTCATAAGATAAACAGTAATCACCTTCTGGACCAGCTACAGCATCTTGACATACCATAACTACTTGACTTTCATTTTTAGTGCCACAAACTGAAGCAGGATCAGCTGGATTAATCTTTACTCCAGCATGAACTAAATTATTAAAGTTAACAGTAATCTTACCGTCACCAAACAAGTTATTAGCATTAACTTCTTCTTCAGTCTTATTAGTATAATCTTCGCAAATCAAGAAACCTTGCCATGGAGCTCTAGTTTCCCATTGATCTACAGTACAGTTATTAATATTAACAACTACACCAGAAGCATTAGACTTATTACTTAATCTAAGAGCATTACTGATCTTTTCGAAATAACAGTTATTCAATGTAATAATAGCATTGTCTTGAGTACCAAATACTAAGATAGCATTATTACTGAATTCACCTTGGAATTTACAATTATCGAACAAGATATTTTTCGGAAGTACAGAATTGCTTGCTAGACCAATCTCAATACCGTTATAAACTTCAGATGCATCAAATACCATATCTTTGAATACGATAAATTCAGCATTATTTACGCTTATTACAGTATTTCCATTAGCTTTCGGGAATGAACCTGAAATATTTAGATCTTTGGCTTCTACATCACCAGCATTCAATTTAAGTCTAGCATTATCACTTACTTTAATTGATTTTAATGAGATAGACTTACCAACGATTTCAGCATTTTCATTAATAGATCCTGATACGATATAATCCTTAGAAGAATCTTTCAATTCACCAGCAGAACCGTCAACACTTACAACTTCAGTATTTGTTTTAGTAAGAACATCAACTTTACTTTGAAGAATTTGAACTGTTGCATTCAAAGCTTCAAGAGTATTGCTAAGACCAGCTACATCAGATACATATGGGGTTAAATCTACGGGAGGAATAGCATCAATAGCTTCTTTAATCTTACCATCTACTTGAGCTTCATTTTGGAAACCTAGATCGTTTTCAAGTTCAGATACTTTAGTAGGAACATTACCGATCTTTTCTTCAAGTTCAGAAACTTTAGTATCAGTAGCACTCATATAAGCTTCAAGATCAGATTGAGATGCCTTAAGATTAATATTATCTTGAAGTTCGGCTGCTTTAGTTTCTAAATCTTCTGAAAGAGCAATTCCTTTAGAACCATTAAATAGAGGACGAGGTTCAGATCCAACTAAGTTAAGATCCATACCAGCAGAGCCAATCTCTACTTTATTCTCGGGTGTTACTTTAGCTAAATTAAATCCAGCTACACCATCAGAGTTTACACCACTTAAAGAATCACCATTAGCAAGTTCAATAGTCTTAGAACCATCTTCGAGAACTTTATAAGAAATCAATCCTTCTTTTGCAGCTTCAATATCTTCGGTAAGAGCAATTTCCTTAGTATCATTATAAGTAGGACGATCTGCAGAACCATTAAGATTCAATTCAACCCCAGGAGCACCAAAATCAGCTTTATCCCACTTAGACAACATTACTAGATTATGACCTTCTCCCTTAGTATCGATACCAGAAATATTGTCATAATTAGAAAGTTGAATTGTTTTACGACCTTCACCGAATTCTTGATACTTAACAACACCTTCAAGATCAGCAGAAATACCATCAACCTTTTCAGTAATAGCATCAACAGCAATCTTATCAGCCTTAGAATCAAGACCTTCGTTAACTGTAGCAAAACGATTATCAACACTTTCTGCATCAGCCTTAGTAGCTAATTGTTCAGTAATCGCATCAACTGCTATCTTATCCGCTTTTTGATCAAGTGCTGAATTTATATTTTCTACTGCACTATCAACATCTGCCTTATCAGCTTTAGTTTCAAGAGCAGCCTTAACTTCTTCTATCTGTGCCGAACTAGATTCAACATCACTCAGGTACGCAATCTTATGAGCTTCTTCACCAGACTGACCTGCTTCTTGTACAGTTGGACGTACATCTTTCGGAGTATTGATATTAAATGGGACGCTAGAAGAACCAAAATCAGCTACACCCCAACGATTAAGCTGAACGAGACTAGATGTACCACCTTCTAAGTTACCACCTAAAATAACATCACCATTCTTAAGAACAATAGCTTTACGTTCTGGGAGATTAGAGTCAGCTACATCTTCATATTTAACAGCTTTCTTATTAATAGCATCGATAGAAGAAGCAAGATTTTCATTAACTGTTACTAGGTTAGCAGCAACTTCTTGAACATTCTTCTTAATTTCATTGATACCTTCTACTTTAATACCTGCTTCAGATACACTCAAGTAAGATTCACTGGAAGGATCTAATTTAATAGAGAATCCATTTTCAATCAATTCAATACCATTACCAGCTACGTAAGTATCAACCAAAGAGCTAAGATCAACTACTGAAGTTTGTTCTCCTTCAGAAGTGTTAAATACAAAGGTCAATGATTTATCTTCTGCAGAGTATTCAACAGATTTCAAGAATTGGTCTGCAGGAATATTAATAGTACCAGCAATTTTATCACCTACTTGAAGTTCATAAGTTAAGTCATCTTTCTTAACTAATGCAATAGTTTCCATATTGCCATGAACATCTTCAAGAAGGGCAATTTGTTTGGAATCGTTATAAGTAGGTCTTTCAGCAGAACCGTTTAAGTTGATTTCTACTGAACTAGAACCTAGATCTACTTTATTCCACTTAGAAACCATAGCAATATTCACAGCACTACCATCAGTAGTTTTTCCGCAAATATTATCATGATTGTTTAGGAAAATAGTCTTACGTCCAGGATTTTGTTCAGTTGCTGTATCTTCATATTTAACAGCTTTTTCAAGTTCTGGACGTATCTCATTATTGAGTCCTCCGTTTATGGTGCTGAAACCGTCTGCAACATTCTTATTGATATTATTAACAGCTTCAACAAGATTATTGTTTACAGTTGCAATATCAGCTGCATTTTTTTCAATTTTTCCTTCAAGTTCAGTGAGATCAGCACCTTCACCGTTTACTTTTTCAGCTAATTCATCAATAGCTGCTTGAAGTTTAGCATCGCCTTCTTCACGATTAGTTACTTCAGCTGCAATACCATTATTAATAGTTTCGATAGCCTGAACAAGATTATTATTCAGAGTTTCGATAGAAGAAGCTACATTTTCGTTGATTTGATTTACCATTCCATCAACACGAGAAGCTTCTGATTCAATTTTTTCAGATAACTTAGCGTCACCTTCTTCACGGGCACTAGCTTCTTCAGTTACCTTATTTTCTAGAGCAGAGAGTTGTTCTTGGATATCACCTGGAACTTCTCCACCACCTGTAGACGCGATATCGTATACAACTCCGTCAACACTAATCTTAGAGATTTTTTCGCTCATAATTTATTCTTTCTTTTAATTAAACGTTTAATAAAATTTTCTTAATCATTTACAAGACCTAGGGTAGAATCTTTGTAAGTTACTGTTTCATCGTAGATCATCAATGTATCTGGGGATTTGAAACTTGCATGATAACTATTAGGAAGGTATAATACTCCATTCTTGACATAAATTTTATTATTTTTGTCTTGAGTATCTGGATCTGTACCATTTACTTCCTGAATAGTTTTGCAATAGACTTCATAAATCAGCGGAAGATTGTAACCTATATCCCCGAACGCATTGTAATCACTTCCAGGGTTGAATCCACAACCACAGTTGCAAAAATCATTCATAATATTTTAATAATTATTATATATTAAATAAACACTACACATTTCTTAAGAAAACAAAAGAACAACTACAAAATTTCTTTTATAATTGTTCTATGTCATGTATTAGGGTTTAGGTTTCCTAGGAGCGCAAAAACATCATTTGGAGAAAGAAAAAAGAAGGGAATTAACCCTCCTTTATTTTTACATTTACGTTTCCAGTTAAAATGAAATAATCTATATCTATATTCCAACAAAGACCATAATGTTCTATTACATCACTTAATTCAATATAAGTATGATAACCAAGATTATATATAGACCTTATTTCTTTTACTGTACGAGTTGCAATATCACCTAATGTTTTCATATTCTTATGTTGAATATCATAATCTACTAAAGTATTAAGTGCTCTACGAGAAAGATTTAAGTCTCTTATACTAGTTTTTAATAATCTCATTCTCTTTTCTTGCTCTTCACTTAAAGTAACATCAATATTTTCTACATTTTTGATTCTCTTAAGTTCAGCTAATTCTATGTCTTTGGTCATGTTCTCTTTTGTTAACTTTTCAAGTTTTTCGAGAACTAGTTTATTGTTATCATATAAAAATTTTATATTATCATTAATATATTTAGTAAAATCACTTTTTGTCAAACCATAAGAATCTGCTAATTTCTTAATTTCATCAACATTCTTTTCTCCTTTTCCTTTATTAATAGAGTTAAGAAAAGTTAAGTATTTCCATAAAATTTCATTGATGCGGTGAAAATCTGAGTTATCATTATAGTAATGAATATTGTCTATTAAAGATGCAATAATTAATTCTTTGCAGTGTGAGTATCTTCTATATCCAATTCTTATAATTCTTGTAACATCTTCTACTTCTTTGATCTCTTTTTTCATTTTTTCGATCTTTTCATCTAGCTGGCGTTCTAATTCTCCTAAATCAGTTGTCTTTTTAGATAAACTGCTTTCCAATAAATCAATCAGAGTTTTCTTATCTACATATGTCATATTTTTAATAACTCTGATAGTAATTAAACCAGATTTACTCCAGTTTGTAATAGTTTGTGTACTTACTTTTGCTAACTTTGCAGCATCAGTTCTTGTAATCCATTTTTCTTTTTTCATCTTCTTTTAAATTTTAATTTATACACTAATAAGGCTTTGAAGAAGAGCCTATTTTCCTTATAAATGATTATGAAATATTTTTATTATGAAAAGAATAAAACAAGTAATTAGAAAAAATCTACCTGAGACTAATAGTAGTTCGTCTCACTCTGTAGTAATCTGTGTTGATCCTAATTCATTGGTTGATACACTTCCTATGGATTCAGAGGGAGTTATACATGTTCCTAGAAGATCTGAATCATTTGGTTGGGAGTATGAAAAATATAATGATCCAATGACTAAACTTCAGTATGTATGTGGTATAATTTGGAAATATAAGAGTAATCGGAAGAAAGTAAAACTCTTAAAAGAAATTGTCCTAGGATATACTGGAGCAAAGGATATAGTATTTGACTGGGAAGAAAACAGGTCAAGTGATGATATTGTTGAAGAGGATGAGGATTATTACTGGGATTCTGGTGCTCCTGAGATAGATCATAATAGTTCTGATATATTTCCTGAAATTATGGAATCAGCTGGATCAATTAAGAATTTTATATTTAATTCAAGATCTTGGCTATATTTAGGAAATGATAATTCAGATGCTCCAGAGGGTTTCTATGAAGAAGAAACTGATGACCCAGAAATTATCGTTAGTGTTGATTATGGAGGAGATATAGGTAGAGTTGATTTTGAATATAATAAATCAGTAGGTTGTGATATAGAGAATTATCTGAAAAACGAATCTTTAATTTCAGATATAGTTTATAATATCAAAACCAAAAAATTTGAAAAAAATCTTGGAATGGAAAAGTGGAGAGGATTTCATAGTGATAATCAGCTTACTTTTAGACCTATTTCTCTTAGTGATAGAAAATTATATTGGATTAGTGAAAGTCTGGAAAAAGAGATTATAAATAAAACAATAATAAAAGGTGATGGTAAAAAACAAAAATCAACCTTACTATACTCACTTTCTACAAATGAAAATGAAATCTTTAAAGAGTTAATAAAAGATACTCAGACTTGGGGATCTCATTGGATTAGTTTACCATATACAGTAATGACAAAAGAGTTCGGAAAAGTACTATGATAACAGATGAATATTCTTATATAAACGGAAATTATTATGTTACTCTTAATAATTTATCAGGTACAAAAACTTATCGAGCATTAAGAAGAGGAGAGGAGCTTATTTCAAAGTTTCCTGATTCTATAGACTTGAAAATAACAAATAAGTGTTCTATAGGATGTCCATTTTGTCATGAATCTAGTATCTCTGAAGGAAAGTCTTTTGACCTACAGAAAACTATTGATGTTTTATCTCAGCTTCCTAAAGTTGGAATAGAATTAGCTATTGGAGGTGGAGATGTAACTGAAGATTCTGTTATAGATGATTGTGCTGTTTTATGTAAGTGGGCAGATGATAATGGATTTGTTCCAAGACTTACCATAAATTCTAGGTCTCTAAATACTGAAGAGAAGCGTAAGAAATTTCATGATAAACTTGATATGGTAAAAGTATTTGGAGTAAGTATTGATAGGTTTGATAAAAAGTTAATAAATACTTTAGAAGACGAATATACTACATATTTTAAAACAAAAGTATATCATATCATTGCCGGAATATTTCCCCCAGAAGATCTCCAAGAACTGATAACGTCTGGAAGACAAGTATTAATTCTTGGTTATAAAAATTGGGGAAGAGCTCTCGGCAATCCACCCAAGTATGATCTTAAGGAGTGGGAAAAGACTTTAAAGAGAATTTTGTATACTCGACAAAATAATCTATCAGCTACTATAGGATTTGATAATTTAGCGATAGAACAGCTTGGAGTACGTGATTGTATAACAGAGGCTGATTGGAAGAGAATGTATATGGGAGATGAATTTACTCATACTATGTACGTTGACGCAGTTTCAGAAATATTTGCACCTACTTCTAGAGATTCATTTAGAGTTTCTTGGAATGATATGAAAATTTTAGAATTTTTTAATACTTATAAAAATGATAAAGTTAATAACAAAGAGTAGATATTATAAAATTCTTGGAAAGGAAATTTATAAAGACTATGTAAAATATTCTAAAGTAGTATTTCCTGAAGAGAGATGGAGTAAGTTTCTTAGTATCTCAGAGTCTTCATGTATATATTTTCTTTTGGAAGAGGAAAATAAAGTTTTTGTATATATTCCTTCCCTCGAAGTATTATTAATTCCAGGAATGTATAAAAATTCAGATGACTTATATAATAAAATTTTAGCTTCAGAAACAACATTAAGTAATTGGAAGGTAAGTTTAATAAAAGAACTGAAACCCTCTGAACATAAGCAAGATTATATTTTGAATACTTTTAAAATAGGGAACTTTCAATGTCTTCTTGATAGAAGTACTTCTGAAATTGTGTATACTTCTGGGAAATATAGGTTGATTAATTCTGATTTTCCTGAAGATTCAATGGATTTTTCGTTAACTAATAATCTTGGAGATCCAGATGCTTATTGGAAAAGTACATATTTAGCATTTCCAGAGAAATCAGAGATAATGTTATCAGATAAACCTAAATTACAACTAATTGAAGATTTAATTGCAATTATATTAAATGAAAACGGAAGAAATTATCAAAGAACTGATAGCAAGAGTTAATAGTACTCTTAGTTATTATGAGAAAGATTATGTCAGTGTTAAGAGAACTCCATATGCTGAGCGAGAGAGATGTGTTAGCTTTGAACAATACATAGAAGCTAGGTTTAATTATGAGTGTTCTAAGATTCCAGAATTATATGATGCAGTAATAGCAACAGACGGACATTTATTTTCTTGTACAGAATTAATTGATCCTGATACAGCAAAAAGAAGGTTTACTACTGCATCAGTTGTTCTTGTAGATCCAAAAACGCTGATAGGAGCAAACGAAAATCTTATTAATGAGATATACAGGATTCATGATTATCTTGGAGGATCTTGTATAAAATTCAATAATGTTAAGAAAAAAATTAAGTTTACAATTGAGTAAAAGAGAAAAATTATGAAGAAAAATTCTTGGAGATTAACAAGTGATTTGATAGCTTATTTTCCGTGTGACTTATCAGTTTCAGCAGGGAAGCGTGTTTTTTTAGCCTCTCCTGAAAAAAAGTCTTATAAAGCGGCAGTACAAAAGAATATCGAATCTGCTTTTGATGAAGTGATTATTGAATCTAATTCATTTAAATTAAAAGTATCTAATGATCTTAGTGTTTATGTAAAGTGTGATGAATTTCCTGATCCAGAACAATATTACTTAGTTTGTAATATGTATCGGACAGCTTTTGGAGTTCCTATGATTGGCAATATAATTACTCAGGTTAAGAGTGATAAAGCTAATTTTGGAGACACAGTATTTGAAGCAGTATTTTCAGAAGATTCTCAAGAAAGTGTTTATTTTATGACACCTGAAATGGCGGAATATAAAAATGCTTTCGAAGAGATGAAGCGTAGAATGAATTGTACTTTAAATAAAAAAGTAAAGAAGTGGATTCCTGGTGGAAGATATGATACATTAACAAATACGTATTATTATCTTGGAGAATTTAAGAGTAGAAAAAAGAACGAGTTAAATTCTGATTTTCTTGGAGATTCTTCAATGGTTCCAGCGTATCTATATGTTTCTGAACTTGGAGATGAGAAAAAAATCTCTGACATTCTAAAAACCAGAAAAATTGGTTCTGGACCGGAAGATATTCAGATTATGTACTCTCTTCCAAGCGCTGTAGATTCTGGAAATGTTTTGGAGAATGATATAACTTGTCTGAAAGATTATCAAAAATGTATCTTTGATAATTCAATGAAGGAATATACAATTACTTCAGATTATGGATTTTCTAGTTATTCAAATCCTAAATATATTCTTGATATTCTTTCATTGAAATCAAGTGAATCAGATTCTTATGCAGATCTTATTCCTGAATCTGTTTCTGAAATGATTAAGAATATGTTACATGAAGTTGTATTATGTTCTTGGGATTTGAATAAGAATAGAGAAGACATTTATATTGGTGAAGGAAATAATAATGATAAGAATGCAGAAAACTTAGTAAGGAGATTTTATCAAGATTTTAAAGATGGAAATGCAATGAGAAATTTGTATTATAGAAAACTCTTTATAGATCTTGGAATAAATATAAATGAAATAGCAGTAGAGGTAGTAAGTCAAGGTAATCCAGAAAGTTTAATACTATCTGGAATTGAGAATTATGTATCTTTAGGAAGTATTTATTTTAAAAATCACTTTACAGATGCTTCCAGAAAGATTAGTAGACAAAGAATTAAATCAACAAATTATACTCTAGAGGTAGTTAAATTATCTGATTTATTCTCTGCTACACCTAATTTATTATTGGATATTAAAGATTTGATAGAAAACGCTAGAAATAATTTTGGATTAGGTGTAAGAACTTTTTATGATACTAATACCGGTACTAAAAAATCTCCGAAAATATATACAACAATTGAAGTAGATATTTTAGACTTGATTAAGTACTATGGAGGTATTAAAAATATTCCAGAAGTTATTGTAAATGAAATTATATCAAGTAAATTTTGGAATCTTCAAGTGTTAATTGATAAAGAAGGAGTATTAGAGTGATATGGCTAAGCAAGAGAATTTATCATTTACAGGAGAAGTTGTTGAAGAGCTCGGGAATTCTATGTTTTCAGTAGAATTAGATTCTATGGAGCATCAAGTATTATGTACTATATCAGGTAAAATTAGAAAAAATTATATAAGAATTCTAGCAGGAGATAAAGTGAAAATTGAAGTAAGTCCTTATGATTTAACAAAAGGACGGATTGTTACTAGATTATCTCTTATAGAAAATAGTGATAACAAAAATAGTAGTAATAACAAAAAGAAATCAAAAAAGAAATGATTAAGTACAACGTAACAAACAGTATGATCGGTAATATTTATCCGATTTTTTTGAGTAATAACAAACTAGTCGAAGATCCATCATACTATCTGTACAGAATTGTGAGTCCTAGTTTAAGTCCAGATCTTATTCCATATATATCATTGGAAAAGATTAGTGAAAGAACAAAAATTGGAAATCCAAAAGAATTCTGTGATAGTCAAAAGAAAAAAGCTATTCGTGAACATTTAGATGTTATTTCTATGTGTCTTGGTAGTCGTGAAGGTCTTGAAGAAAAGGCAGTTGAGTTCTTGCAAGGAATTCTGTGGAGAGATAAACCAGTAATTGATAATGGTTTTCCTGGATTTCCGTTGATTGAAATGGAGAATGGTAATAATATCCAGAAATCAGTAATTATTGGTCTTAGAGATACAATGAGATGGAAGTATTATAAATTGTATCCTGGAAATTATGTTGATATTCTCTGGACTGCTAAGACTTATGCAGTATTTAAACTTTGTGGTGAAAAAGGAAAAGAGGAAGTTTGGATTGAACCGGTCGGATTATATAGTAATACAGATCCGAATATGAAAAATCCTCTTCCAGTAAATCTTGAATCTTTAGACTATCCTACCGATAGATGGTCTATTACAAAGGGTAAACTTTCTGAATTGAATCGAGCATTGAAAAAGCTTGAATGGGAAAGTTTTAATAGAAAAGAAATTTGCGTAGATTAATTATCATAATAGTTCTAGTCCTTGGTTGGAGTGTTTATAGCCCCTCCAAGGACTTAGATTCTACTCCATTAGCTACATTTTATTATGCTAGATCGGGAAGCATTACAGCAGATGGAAGTAAAGTTCATCCTGAAAAAGTTAAAACAGGTGAACATAGATGGATTGCAGTCTCTAGAGATCTCAGAAGGAGTGGGAAATTTAACTTTGGAGATACAGTTCTAATCCAGTCTAAGAAATGTCCAGGTTTAAATGGTGAATGGATAGTAAAAGATCTTATGGGTTCTAAGCATACAAATAGAATTGATTTCTTACTGCACCATGAAGAGATTGATTCTTTGAAATTTTGGATGCCACATAGAGTAGAAATAGTAAATAAAAAAGATAGTCTTAATCCTTTGGAAACATTGGATTGAGGCTCTTTATTTTTCCCGTGAAAGCCTTATTAATGAAAAGAATAAATAAAAATAAAGATTATGAAAAAATTAACAAAAGAAGAAGCAGCAGAATTAAATGAATTATTCGAAACTAGTAATTTTAAACCAGAAATGAGTGGTCTTAGTTTATATACAACACTAACTCAGATAAATTCAAAGACAATTAAACCAGGAGAAAATAACCTTAGATTAATATCTATTCAAGGAACTGAGAAAATTTCGAAAATGATTGGTAGATTTATTACGAAGAAAAATAAAAAGCTAATTAAGATTACAGCTTATTCAAAAAGTGGAAAAGTTCTTAAGGAGTTTGATTTTAATTGTTCTACCTTATATATAGAGAAAGGAAGACAGTCAAAAGATATAGATGAAATTACTGGAGAGATTGGATTTATACCTTTAGTAGGAGATGTATTTGTTCCAAGGTCTCATTATATTGGATTTAAAGTACTATATGATAAAGAGGGGATTTAATTTCCCTCTCTTTTTTCTTTCTCCCTTGAGATTCTTATATATGATGTATAATATTAACAAAATAAATTATGGTAACAAAACAAGTAACAGGAATAGTAGTGGATAAATCTATTGAGGATATTGATAGCATAATCCATGAATGTACTGAGAAATTATCAACCAATGATATAATTTCTAAAAGTCAAGTAATTTCAATGCTTCGAAAAATTAGATCTTTTGAAATTCCGGATGAAGTATTTGATAATCAATCTTCAGCTGAATATTATGCCAAAGAATTACTTAAGATTGGTTTTCTAGAGAATGTTAAACAAATATTTAGAACAATTCTTAATAAACCTAATTTTTCTGCTCTCGATCTTAGTAATATCCGAATGGAAATGGAATTCTCATGTTTTAAGATTAATTCACTTGGAAAAATTTTGAAAGAGCGAGAGATTAATATATGGGGTGGTTCTTATCCTGCTATAAAAATTGATTTTATTTCTGAAAATGGTAATTATATAGTTAAATAAATTTATTATATTATGATTATTGAAGTATTAGCACAGAAATATCGCTGTGGTTGTGAGAAAGGAATGGCTGATTTAGTTATCCCTGGAATCTTGGTAAAACTTAATGCAGTAATAGAATGGGATTTTTGCAGATTTCCAGAAGAGATTAAACACGAGAAAAAAGATCCGGCCGACGAAAACTCAGAAGAAATTGAAGTAAGAACTGAGCTTAGAGATTTCTTAGGTGAAGATCCTGAATTAAAACCTGGAAATCGTTTCTTATATAAAGGTCAAGTGATAGCAGTTGATTCGGCCGATAGATTAATTCTCGTGGTTTCTGAAACTGGTTATGGAGCTCTTGATCGAATATATGAGGAAAACTTCAAGACGGAATTCGAAATGATCTTTAATGATTATGAGATTGAAGATGTTAAATGGGAGGTAAATGATACAGGAGAAGTTCCAACTGAATATGATGAAACCTATAAAGTTCCGTATAATCTTTATAACATCTGGAAAGAGAGATTTGTTTCGGGTAGAGGGTTCATTTCTCCAGGACTATGTTTGAAAGTAGTAATGAATTCAGACAGTTTCATTATGCCTCTTGAGTTTTATATGCTTGATTGGTCGATAAGGTATAAATCATCTCAACTTGAACCGGATGAAGTAGAGTATGCAACAAAACAACTTTTATCCTGGTTTTATGATAATTATAAAAGAGTTAAACCATTAGAAAGGAGAAAAGATGAACAAGAAGAGATCAATTGATTTTATATTAATAATTTTCATCTTAGGATTATTATTGATTTTTGGAGGATGTAGTAAATCTCCTGAGAGAAGAAAAACTTGGACAACTACTTCAGATTCACTTCCAAAGAAACCAACACAAGGACAAATTTTTCGTGATCGAGATAATAATTCTTGGGCTTATAATGCAGCACTTGGAGCATGGGTATTGGGTTCTGGAGGATATAGATATTACCCTGAAACAAATTCTTATACAGATGGATCAGGAAAAACAGTGATTCCACCTAGATCTATAAGTTCAGGTATTTCAGAAGGAGTAAAAGCTAGAGTGTCTCCTAAAAAGAAAGTAGTTTTAACAAAAGAACCACAAATTAAAGAGACATCAAAAAAGAAGTATACTAGGAAGAAATCTAGAGCTCATAGGATACATAGAATGCGCAGAAGATAATAATAAAAAAGTCCTCAAGGATAGTAAAATATTCTTGGGGATTTAATTTTACAAAGATGAAAGTATATTTAGTACGTAAATTTTATTCTTTCGGACAACCTAAGTTCATTATTTACTTCTATGCAAAATGTGGAGATCTAAAACATGTTAATCTAGATCTTATAAAAAATAATGAAGATATTGATAATTATTTCAAATCTTATTATGGAGAACTTAATGATACTATTCAGATTGCAATATCACTTATTTCCTCTCCTTATAAAAGACTTGGGAAATCTATTAGATTCTCGGAATCATATAATGTGAGGTCGGAACGAACAGGACAGCATTTTGAAGACTATAATAGTTCTTATGTTAAGGTTATAGATATTCCTTCTGAAATTCTTTTAGAGAAATTTAAAGCAAAGAATTTATCTCCAGAACACATACAAATTTTTGCTAAGAAGAATCAATTTAAATTATTAAAATATATGAGATATAAATGGATAGAGAAGAATGGATTAGAAATTATGGATCCAAAGGATTGAAAGGTGATATCTTAGTTAGAGTTTCTTATACTGACAATAATGAAGAATATTGGGTATCTAAATTTTTAGAAATCAAGAATCTTCCAGTTTATAATTTAGCTCTTGTCGATAAAGAATTAATTTCTGAGAAAAATTTCAAGGATGAGCTAGAACTAAGAAATATTGACGATTATCTGAAGGAAAAGTATAAGGATTGTCTAAAAACAGAATCTGTATATTTTCTAATTGATCCTGGAACAAAATTTCTGAAAAAGCGCACATCTGATAAAGGCTTGTGCTTATTCTATGAAGTTAAATTTGATTCTGAAATAAATTTGAGAGATCTTGACAATACTAGGATAATATCAGAAAATATTAGAATTTCTAAGAATAAACTCAAAGATTTTACAATGGATTTAATGTTTGAGCTTGCGGGAGAGGCTGGTTTATTTTATGATAAGGATTATTCTCCAAGTTTATGCACTAAATTATGTTATTTTAATATTCTTAATATATTTAGATGCTTAGAAGAAACTCTGGATCTAGTATAAAATTTTTAAGTAAAAGGGAATAAATTTTCCCTTTTATTTTTCTCCTTAAGATAACCGACAAATCCTTATTAATGTAACAATAAAACATTGATAATTATGAAAACAAACATTTATGAAAGAAAATTAAATTATGGAGAACAAGAAGCCATATTTAATAAGATGGTTGAAAAGACCGAAAAATATGTGATAGATAATAATATAAGAGCATTAATTCTTGGTATCTCAGGAGGAGCAGATAGTACTCTTATGGCTGCTGTATGTAATGAAGTTAGAAATAGATCTGGAATTCCTTTTTACGGATATTCACTTCCAATAAAGAATAAACCAGATGAACTTACTTCGTCTGATCTAACAGGAAATGCTTTTTGTGTTAAAACTTTTTATAGAGAAGTTGCACAGTATGATTTCTATAAAAGTTATATAGAAAATCTCTATAACTACGATTATTGTGATAATGATCGAGATATTCTTTGTGATTTATCTGGAAAAAGTATATCCGAGATAGAGGGGATGATGCCAGAACAAACAAAAATAGCCAACGGAAATATTATGGCACGTCTTAGAATGATGTACCTATATAATCAAGCTGGTATTAAGAAAGGTATTGTAATTGATACTGATAACTTAACTGAACATTATCTTGGATTTTGGACTATTCACGGAGATGAAGGAGATTTTAATCCTATGGGTGGTCTCTGGAAAACAGAAGTATACTCTATTCTTAAGTGGTTACATGCGAAGTATTATTCAGAATCTTATTTAGATACTGAAATCATAAATAAAAATTCGTACGATAAGATGGTAGCTCTAGAGAAAGCTATTAATATTACACCCACTGATGGTAATGGAATTTCTAGTTCTGATCTTGAACAAATTGGAGGAAAGGATTATACTGAAGTAGATAAAATTTTGATTCCTTTGATTTGTAAAGGTTCGGGAGCTATTTCAGAATTATCTAAAATTCATGGGATGGATACTGTAATGAAGATTTGGAATAGAGTTCAAGGATCAGAATTTAAAAGAAGAACTTCCAGAGTAATAAAAGTGTCCCGAGAAGAATTATTTGAAGGATTATGATAGAATTCAAAAGAGATCCAAGATTTTTCAGAGCAGTCATTAGAAGAGAAAAAGAAGATGAAGATCCAGCTTTTAGTTATTTTATGATGGAAGATACTTTTACTAATATAAAAGATAAATATGATATTAGTAGGATTGAGAAATTTCAAATAACTAGAAAAAAATTATGTAGTCTTTGGATTAATAACTGATCTTGAAAATATTACAGAAGATGATCTAATTTCTGAAACAAAATGCACAATTAATAGTTCTTACATTCATTCGCTATACTTTAAAGAACATCAATATATTGAAAAAGATGATCTCAAGGAAATAACTATTAAGATTTCTGCCGAGTATATTGGAGATTTAATGTTTTCTGCTAATGATTATGTTAATGAATATCATTGGGAAATTTATTTGAGAGATGAAAAGATATTTAGAGATAATGAAGATATAATAAGAACAATTTTAAAATCAGAATTAAATTATGGAAGAAAAAGAAAAAAGTCTATTACTGATAATAGACCCACAGTATGATTTTTGTAACCCCAAAGGAACTCTCTATGTTCCTGGAGCAGAGAAAGCAACGAAAGAATTGTGTAAATGGATATCTGGGAAACGAAAAATCTTGGAAAAAATCATAGTTACACAAGATACTCATATGTCTTATCATATTGGGCATTCTATGTATTGGGAACAAACTCCTGAAGCATTTACAACTATTACTTCAGGGATGGTAAAATCGGGAAAATATACTCCAGCTTTTTATAATAAAGAAAATACTATCGCCTACCTTGAAGAATTAGAGAAGACAGGAAAAGTTCATACTATTTGGCCTGAACATTGTATCGCTGGTTCTTGGGGATGGAGTTTGCCCAAAAATCTAGTTGAGGAATTAAATTTATGGTCCCTCAGTAATCATGGCGCCGAATATGAGCTAATTCAGAAGGGAAGAAATCCACACTTAGAGATGTTTTCTGCCTTTTCTTATGCAAACGGCGCTAAAAAATCTGAGGGATATGAATTCCTAGATAAAATTGCTAGAGAAGATTATACCAAAGTTTATATAGCTGGTTTTGCAAAGGATTATTGTGTAGCAGAGTCGGTGAAAGATATGATGAAGGAACAAAGATTATCAGGAAAATTAGTGTTCCTAAATAAATGTATGGCTTCGATTGATAAAAATTCTGAATCTTTGAAAGTATATGAAGATGCTGTTAAAGATTTCGGTGCGATAATCGAAGAATAAAGGAAGAATAAAAAAAAAGATAGGATTTAACTTGACTTTTAATTAGTCAAGACCTATCTTTTTATTTTTTTTTATTCGCCGATAATATCAAGTATTTTCACATAATTCTTTGATATATCTTCAAATAATATTTTTTCTTTTACTTCTATATCTGGATCATCCGGTAATATTTCTACAACTTCAGCACCTCTAGATTCATAATGTTGCTTAATGATATCATAAGATGAGTATTTTTCTTGTTTAGAGAAAAAGTTAACTATTGCTTTCTGTAAGGAATAATTATCTTTATTATTAACTGGAAGTCCGGAAGTCTCACAATCTAAGAGAATCATTTCTCTATTTTCGATATCAATCATCATTGCTGCTATCGAATCAGTCTTAGATGTAACGGGAACTGTTAATTCAACCTTTTGCGGATGCCAAGTTTTATCACCTTCCTGTAATTTTTCTCTAGTACAATACCCCAACCATACAGGAAGAGTATCCATTCCTCGACCTTTATAATTGCAAACATCCATCACCACATATTTATATCCATTCTTTTTGCACTTATCTAGATCAACGTCTACATACTCTGCACAATCTCCTGGACGGTTTAATACATCACCAGAATGAACAGCAACATTAGAATTAAGTGAAGTATTCCATCCTATATTGCTAATATCATCATTAGACTTATATAAGAATGCATGAAGATCTAAGTCTTCATCTCTATCTTTCTGAATCCAATGAACAAAAAACCTAACAATATTTCCAGAGATTTTATATCTTGTTCCTTTGGGGATAGATACATTTTGATTTCTCATACCCTTCGGAATAGGTATTCTCTTAATTTCTGGATCGATATATACAATCTCGTTTACTAAATCTTTCTCAGTAATTCTAGAATCTATGTTGAGAAATATTTTTCGAATTATATTATCTTTTATAGTTTCTAAGAATCCAGGGTTAATTGGTTTTAATCCATCTAGTATATATAAACCTTTTCCAGGAATATTTACCACTCTAGGAGTACTTTCTGATTGATCTCTTATATCGTAGTAGCTAAGAATTTCTAAGAGTGTTTTATTTTTCATCCCTGAAGTATTTATAAAGATATCCATTATATCAGATTCTTTACCTTCTTCAAGAGCTCTTCTTAAGAGAGAATCAAATTTTCTAATAAATTCCCCTGGATGAGTAGAAATAAATTTAGCTATTTCTAGAATATCTTTACCAGTATCATACATATTCTGTACTTGAGAATTAAATGTACGATATTCTTTTGATAAACCCTTACTCTTAAGTTTTACAAAGAAATCAGCACACTCAGGATAATTTACTACATATTCCTTCGGATGTACACGTTCTGATAGTAATATCCAATGTCCATAGAAAAGTTTTGCATCTCGTATACAGTTTTCTACTCCTTTAGCCTCAATTATTTTTTCTATTCTTCCACAAATTTCTCTACGTTTTGATCTAGGAAGAGTATCTAATTTTCTCCATTCAGGATTATCAGTTTTTTTATTAGACCAAGAGCTAACTTGTATTTTCTTTGGAACATGTGGAAGACTTGGATCAGCTCCCATTAAGTACAAACTATATCTCAGAACATCATTAATCTCGGCAATTTTATATTCCGGCCGATGTTTAGCTACTATACACATTGTTTCTTTAAATGGTATACGTTCTGGGATGCTAAGTTCTGGATAATTCTCTAAGAACCATGCCAACTCTTCCCTAGTTTCTCCTGTTAGTGAATTTCCGGCCGACATCATTTGCCGAGGAATATCCATAAATTCAGAAGGAGTCATAATCTTAAGCTGTCGATCTGGCTCTTCATCAATTATTTCCTTCTCTTCTTTAGTTGTCCAAGGATTATCTCTTAGAAATCCTTCAAGATCACCAGAATAAACTCTTTTTTGATCTAACCACAATTCCGATTTATCCTTAGAAATTACTTGTTCTGGAAATCCTGGATACAAAGGTTTAAACTTTTCCCCAGAATGATACAATTCGTGGATGTATGGAAGTAGATTTGTATGGAGATTTTCCATATCACTAATCGTCATCCTACATATTACTTCGGGAGAAAGAAAATATCTATATCTCTTTAATTCTTGAAGAAGTGAGATTAATACTCTCTTACTCTTTTCCTCCATGTTTCTAGGATCTACTAACTCCTTGCTCTCTACTAATACGCATCCTCTATGAAATGCAATAATTTCCTTGTTTAATTTCATTTCTGCCATATTTTTTTGGTTTATAAATTAAATTTTCATCCACTTTTTTGCTCTCTCGAATTGTTTTATGAGATCATCTATCCAAGTACTAGCCGTACAATCTTTCTCAACTAATATCCATGAACTTGGAATGTCTGCTGAGTGATTCATAATAATAGAAAAACTAGTATCTTTTCTATCTTTCCCATCACCATCTAAGAAAAGTATTACCCCAAAAACACTCCCAAAGAAATATATCCTTGGAAGATGAGGTTGTTTTGATAGGTCCAGTTTATCATAATGATTTTTCCATGATCTATCTTTCAAATCATTTTTAATTAATTCATTTATTTCATCCATTTTTCTATTTGTTTATTTTTCTACACTTATAAGAGTTTCTCGCCTTCTACAGTTATGGTCCTATGTTTCTTTTGTAGTTCGTCAAGTAATTTTCTTTTTAGTGTTCCAGGGAGAGGAATTTGTGGAAACAGCAACGTCTCACTTCTATGTTTCCAAAGCCACTCATCTATCTCTTCGAAGGATTGCTCAAAGACTTCAAAAACTGGTTGCTCATCATAAAACCATTCATCTAAGAATTCAACTTTAAAATCATATAGTCTAAGGTGAAGTCTAAGTTCGTCTAATTCTGAACCCTCTCGTGTAGATATTATTTCTCCAAGAGGATTATGAAGACGATATTGATTTTTTCGTTTTTCTAAGTCTCCGGTATATCCAATTTTTACAACCTTCCTTATTCCTTTCCATGCGCCAGATCCAAATAAATATAACATTTTATAATTTACTCCTTTTTCTTCTTACCTTTAATAATTCCAGCAACCCTATCTCCTGCCGCATCCTCTATCTTATTCCGCTGCTTCTTAAGGTTATTTTGATATCCATAGGTTGCACCAAGAATAGCTCCTGCAATCGGAATGGCAGCTGCTGCAATTTCATCATGGGATAAATATGTAAAATCATCAAGTGACCTATGTGTACCATAGGTAGTCAATGTTTCAGCACTTGCCATTCTTGCTTTCTTTGCAGCTTCTTCTACTGTCTGTTTCATAACTTATTCGGATTTGTTTTACAATAATTTTCATTCTCTTTCAGTTTTAAAATATTATTCAAATGTTCGTCTGAAAGCAGATGCTTATTACTAAAATTACCCAACATTATACGAGGTTCAATATTTTCATCTCTCATAAATTTCTGTAGTTCGTATATATGAAAAAGCAAACCTTCACAATCTACTGCGTAGTATTCAACGCCATCGTCATTGTTGGCAGATACTTCATAACCAATCCATCCACCGTTACCCATATAAGTATTTATCTCAATATTACGGCAAAAGCCATAACTGATAAGTAATAGCCTTAGTACATCTTTCCCACTCATACACATTTCGATTTATCAATTTGTCCTATACGCTGTCTTTCAAATCCCTCTATCTGTGCGTCAGTAAGGTTGTTCAGCCATTCATCAGCATACTTTCTGTACTTGGCATGATTGCATTTATAAAACTCCAATCTAAGCCATTCAATAGTTATGTCCTTTTGTTCCATAATCATCTGGTTATAGTAGTTCTTTACTTTACTTCTTATTTATAATTTCTAGTCCATTTACTCTCTTTCCTGGTAAATTTATAGTACACTTCTTAACTTCAAAATAATTCTCTAAGTCTGTTGCTTTTGGTGTTTTATCATAACTTATAGACTTATATAGATATCCAAGTCTGTCTTTTATTCCTGATAATGTTATTTTATCTCCTACCTTAAATTCATTATAAATAGTAGCATCCAATAATTCATCTGAAAAAGTAACTATTCCTAAGGCTTTCTTTATTTTAGTAATATGATATCCCATTCCCTTTAGCCTCTGAGGACCAAGAGTAATATAATAAGATTTAATTTCATCACTATCTGAAATTTGTCCTAATACTATATTAATAGCATCTTGGGATAATCCATACTCACAAAGAAGTTTTAATTTATCATATATAGTAGTTAATCCAATATATATCCCTAAAAACTCAGATACTTCCTGATTTACTATATCATCCCTAGTTAATGTATTATGTATAGTGCTAAATACAGTAAATCTATCCTTATAATCGATCTGTTGTATCTTGAAAGCTCTAATCTCATTAACTAATACTAATTGATTATGTACAGGCTTTAGAATAATATTACCATCAGAGGTATGAATCTTGTTTACAGATACATAATCATCTTTATAATTATAAGATTTAGCAACTTTTTGATAATTTTTAGCTAGATCAAATTTAACAGCATCTAAAGTAGTGTTATATGCAAGAAGTAAATTTTCTGTTGACTTCTTTTTAGATTCTATTATCTTCTGAAAATCTTCTCCGGACATCCTTCTATAGTCGGCTGTACTTCTATAATAGAATGTAGCACTATTACTCCATGGATTTTCAAGTAGTCTTTGCCTACCTAGTATCTGTGGTAAATCCTCGGATATATCAACAGCTAAACTATCTATATTACTATCACTAAAAATGAATGACCTAGCGCACTTTGAATAAAAGTCAGCCCCAAGGTATACAGTTCTAGTACAAAATGTAAACATCTTAGGTTTTTCATCTTCTAATGGTACATCTCCAATCTTGAAACTCTTTCCAAGTCTTCTTTGAATTTTCTTAAGATTATCCTCCGTATCTGAACATAATATATTACATTGTTCTGGAGTAAGATTATTCTTTTTTATAATAGATGTAATATGATTTACACTATTTACATATAATACAGCTTCATCTGATACTACTCTAGTCGGAACTCCATTTCTAAGAACTACTATACTCTCAAAATCATTATTAAGGTATTTTTTAATAATCTCAGAAGCTTTTTCCCCAACAGTTCTCATTACAAAAACATCCAGGTCAGGCTTAATTACTCTAGATGGATCTTCCGTATACCAATCTAACTCAAAATATGGTAAATCCTTAAATTCATCTAACATCTCCAAATACTCATCCATCATTGGAGTAGCTGATACAAAGTATGCAGTTGGAGATTGTTTGAGATACTCTAGAAATCCTAATTCAGTATCAGACTTAAATCTCGAATCGTGAAGTATTGATTGGAACTCGTCGACTATTGTATAGAAGTATTGAAATCTATTCAGTTTTTCTAAGATATCTTTTACAATTCTATATGAATCATATGTAACTAATATCTTGCAAGGTAATCCATTAATACTTCTAGAAGTACAATATTCATCTATCTCTCGGTATAATCTCTTATAGATTTCTGAATTATTATCAGATATATAATCAATTTCTAGATTTAAGTCAATAGATATATTTTTATCAATCTTAGAAAGGTCTTTATCTATATTAGACTCCTTATCCATTTCATTTACTACTAGATAAACATCAAACTCATGCTGATCCTTTTTATTCTTTAATAACATCTTTCTAGGACTACATAAAATAATATTCTCTGGTCCTCTAATACAATACTCTGTAAAACCACATCCAGGTAACTGTTTATTAATTATACATTTACCAGGAAACTTATTAAAATTAAATTCACTCCAATCTGAAATATACCTAATTCCAGATGGCACAACGATTTTCTTCCTAATCATATATTTATATTTTTTTAATTTATTAATATTTTCTAGAACTCAATACAGAGTTCAGTTTAATTGTAAAGGTATCCAAAACTGAAGACTAGGGATACCTTTATTTCATTAATTAGAGTTTAAAGGTATTAGAAAAGCAAAATGCATATTTAGTAATACATTATAAGATACTATCGCAATATAATATTTAACCTGAAAGAAAATATGCATAAAGTGGTTCTTCTAAATAAGCGAATATAATGAGAGACCCGCCTCCCCTTCAGGGAGAGCGTGGTCGTCTTATTTAGAAGGTTCACGATACATCTTTATTAATATATCTTATTAATAATCTAATGAACCTTAAAAGAGTACCGTCCACTCGGAGCCTTTAGGGCTCCGGGGACTCTCACTAACGTTCGTACTTTTTAAGAACCATTAGAGATATATTATCTTTCTATCCAATTTCTTTTTCCCCTTTATATTTTCTATTATGTATTGGGATATCTTATTCAGTTTCTTGAAGGCCCGAAACGGAATGTAATGGAGTGAAGGGGATATGAATACTAGGTTCCTTAGTCTTCGATTTTATATTACAAAAAAAGAAAAGAGGAATTTATTCCTCTTTTAATTTAATACTTTTATATAAAGTTTAATACTTTCTGATATATACCACATACAAGATTCGATATATTATCTAGAAATAATTTTTCAAATGATGTTTGTTTAAGTTTATTATATGGAATACCACTAATTTCATTTGTAACTCTTGACAATTGTTTTAAATTTACGGTTATAGATCTTTTTAAGAAAAATTCAGTAAATCCAATGAATTTAATTAAGTTATCTACAAATTCCAACGCCTTTTTATTATCTTTTATAAAATTTCCAATAATTGTTTTCGAGTAGTTTATTGGAATTTCTCTCATAGATAAGTTATTAGATTTGAAACGATTAATTATACTATTAGTTATCCTATTAAATAGATTTATGTAAGGAATTGCGTGTTCATCATTATTTCCGAATTCATAAAACCTATAAGTAATTATTCCATAAACACGTTCTACATAAATATCTCTTGCTTTATCATAAATTACCTTTGCTTTATGATATTTAGAATCTATTTCCACAGCTATTCCTAAATAAGGGAAGAAATAGTCTAGTAAGAAATATCTCGTGTTTCTAATACTATCATCTAAACTAACTGAAAAAGAATTCAGGATACTATTCCATAAACTTACATTCTCAATTATTATTGGAAATTCTTCGATATAATTATACTCTTTAATATTATAATTATTATCAATAAAATTTTTAAAATTAATAGAATAGCTACTTTTATCATTTAATATTGCTTTTTCACGATTAAACACTATATCTATTAATTTATTATTAATTTTTACTTTTCTAGGAATAAAATACATTCCTATACAACTTGTATAAAATTTATCTCTTATTACGTAATTTCTAATCAAATTTAAATCCATATTACATATTTGTTATTTATGTCAAAAGGTTAAAAAAAAAACAAAGTAGCAAGGGTCTCTCAACCTCCTACTACCTCTACCTAATATTGCCTTAAAGCCTTGTCCGAATACTCGACCCTTATCTTTATCGACTTCTTATCTGTTAACCATATACAACAAGGTAGCTACTTAGGATCTAGAATATTAGTAAGTAGCAATCTAATATTAATAAGATTCTGCAGTTAATCTTACATCCTATCACATATAAGATTTTCCCGGTTTTTCAGACGGTCGAAATTAAGTTTTTGCGCTTTCTATAGAATAAAACCCTTATATATGCAGAAAAATATTAGAAAAATTTTATAAAGTAAAATTTATGAATTGATTTTAATATTTTTCTTTTTGTTTATCCATTAATTTATATTAAAATCTATTATGAGCAATAAGAAAGAAATTAAGGTAGTAGTACAAATTAAAAAAAGATTTGTCAGTGTTAACTCTCTGTATAAAGCAAGAATTATGTATGTAGGAGGTAGACCAGTCCCCAGTACTTATAAAAATCCGAGAGCAGTAGAAATTGAGAGAGAAATTAGAGATCAACTCAGGGCAATCGATTTTTCTGATTATCTAGAATGGCTCCGAACCACCCCCGGATTCAAACTTCATATTCAATTTATCTTTAAGAAAAATATAACTAACTCTGATACATCCAATTAAAAAGTAGTTGCCTAAATGATACTATGTTGTTTAGGAAAATCTTATTAAAATGCTGGAAAATTACATCACATATATTTTCCGCCCATAATATAAAGGGAGGTTATAAAAAGTGATGGAGAATAAATCAGCAGAAATTATACTAAGATATAATTTTTCAACGACTAAATATAAGACTAAGGGGAAGTTCCTTAGATGATATAGTCTATTTTTATATTAAATATATAGATATTCAGTACTATAAGAATATAGAGGATATTTGGACCAGATTTGTTAAAGAGGATCTGGGTATTGAGAGATATGACGACAATCTTCATGTTGAGATTTCTGCAGTTAAAAGTATTATCCCTAAATCTACTTCAGAATATGCATGTTTATACTTAACTGAATCTACTTTTAACGTAAGACTTGATCAAGAAGATAAGCCTAAGCGTATTTTCTTGGGAGGTACTTGTGGTGGATCGGCCTGGAGAGATGAATTAATTCCAGAACTTGATAGACTTGGATTTGAATATTTTAATCCCGTTGTACCTGATTGGACTCCTGAATGTATAGAAAAAGAAAACATCGAAAAATCCGAACTTTGTAATACACATCTCTATATCATAACCCCGGAGATGAGTGGTGTATATAGTATAGCAGAGATGGTTAATTCGGTATGGGAATGTTTATCGACCGGTACTGGTTTTGTATGGATTGGAATTCTCGAAAGTGAATCTTGGGAACCTCATCAACTCAAATCACTTCAAGCAACTCTCGATCTAATTAACAATATCGCCGATGGAAATAGTAGAATTAGAGCAAAGCTTATAAAAGAATCTAAAGAAATATTAACGTGATGAGAGTAAAAAGAAATAATATTGTAGCAGTAAGAGTTTTTACTGGCAGAGATTTAATTGAAAAACTATACTCTGAAGGTTGGGAAGTAGAACAACGAGAATATGGATTACTTTCTGGAGTAAAAAAGTTATCAAAAGGAGCAATTAATGCTATTAGTGATTTAGGAGATAATTTAATAGTAAAGCCGATTAGTAGGTCGAAAATGGGAAAGAAAATTATCGATAAAACGCAAGATTCTATTGAAGATTCGTTAGATAAAAGAATTAAATTGGATAGAGAGATTAAGGAATTAGATAAATCCATTAAAGATCTATCTTTATCTAATGAAGATTCAGCAAAATCTATCAAAAATAATTTAAAAATGAAGCTGCTAAAAATAAAGCATATATACTTGAAGATAAAAGCAATACTTCAGGAAAATCTTTTGAAAATGGAACTATTGATATAAGAAATCCAGAAATAAAGAAAGCTGTTAGAAAAAAGCTTAAATTCGATGGTCGAAAAGATATGGAACATTTTAATAATAGTAATGATTTAATTTTATTTAAAGAATCTTCAGGTAATCCAGCTTTAGCTCATGAGATTGGACATGTAATAAATAGAAATTCTAAAGGAAAGGCCGCAAAAATAGATAGAGAGGCTGAAAATATAATAGAAGAATTTCATAAACCAGCAGATTCTCCAGGAGGAAGAGATAATTCTAAAGGTCTGTGGAAATCAGTAGAAAGATTTTTCAAAGGTAAGAAAGTAGTAAATAATGAAAAGAATGCCTCTGAAAATGCTATTAAGCTATTGAAGGAATCTGGAGCAAGTGAGAATGAACTGAAACTTGCAAAAGAGAGTTTAGATAAATCCCTGGAGAGTTACAAAGAAGAACATAAAATGTATTATAAGTCTCCATTTATTAATAAACTTCAATCATTTAGGAAAAATAAGGAGAAATAATCATGTTTGGTTGGAAAAGAAAGAAGGAAAAGGATCTAATGTATCAATCTTTGGAAGAGGAAATTAGATTCATCGGAAAAGATCTTGGAATTTATAACTATGGAGACTATAAGGTAGAAACATCTTATAAAGAAGCTACTGAGTTTGAAGATTTATTAAAGGAAGTTAGACATAAATTTTTCTATCTTGAAGAAAAATATAAAAACTATGAATTAAGTATATCACTTAGATCTTATTCATCCGCTAATCTTGTAGATTTAGATGAAATAGAGAATCGAATTTTGAAAGATCATGAAGCAAGAGATATTTTTCTAGACTATATTGGGAGATATAAAAATAATGAGTTAAAATTAATGGATATAAATTTTAACTTACTATATGATTTATCTATGAGATATGCTTATGATGTATTAAGGGCGTTAAACAGAATTGCAGAATCTGATTCAGATAAACTAATATTGTCAGATTGGGAAGAAAATTTATCTCGTGTTGTAAAAAAACCTTATTATTATTCAAGTAATTATAGTGCAGAGGATCTTATGCCATATCTAGGACCTTACTTCATTGATCAAGAAGCAAGAGATTCGTTATATGAGTTTATTAGATGTAGAAGATAATAATAATGAGTAATTCTAGAAATTATACAATATCTTTAGAGAAAAAATTAGGGATATTTAATCATAAGTTATTTTATTTAAAAGATTATGTAAAAAGACTTGAAAGATTAGTAGAGAATTTAGATAATGTAACTTTTCATACTATTCCGGAAACCGGTAGGGAAGTGGATGAAGTTGTTGAAAAAATTAAAAATGAAAATCTGAATAGAGATATTATATATTCTCATATAATTAATAATGATTTTAACTTCGATCAAGAAACTCTGAATAAGTGTGGTTATAATTTTATTAGAAGTATAGAATATTTAATCGAATTAATTAATGAAAAAGATAATTTATTTCTATGTTGTAATAGAGATAATAAATTTTATACTAATCATTATCTTATAGATAATCTTTCAGATATTATATATAATGAGGAATATCAAAAAGCTTTAAAACTAGAAAATATAGAGCCAAATCTAAATCAATGGACTAAATTTTTATACAGAAATTAGTATGTTTTACGTGTCCCAGAAGCTGTAAGACTCGTACTCAGTCTAGGACATGGAACAGCAGGAGATTTTAAACCAGAAGAATAAATAAAATAGATTATGACAAAAATATTATTAATACCAGCGCATCATAAAACTACTCCAGGAAAAAGAAGTCCTGATGGGATTTTACGAGAGTATTCTTATTCTCGAGAAATTATTAGTGAGATGATAGAAAGATTGGGAGGCTTAGGATATGAAGCTATTAATCCTATACCTGAAACAGAAAAAGAATTATCTCTTAGTGAACAATGTAGAATAATTAATAAAATCTACGATGAATGTTCTGGGGATTGCTTCTGTATTTCGCCTCACTTAAATGCAGCAGGAAATGGTTCTGAATGGATGAATGCTAAAGGATGGAGTGCGTTTATTTATAGAGGAGCTGGACAGAAAACAAAAGAACTTGCTGGATGTTTAACGAAAGCGGCTGAAAAAGAAGGGATTAGAGTGCGTTATGAGTATCCTGGAGTTCCTTATTGGACTAGTGGATTTTATATTTGTAAGAACACTAAACCAAGTACAGTTTTGACAGAAAATCTCTTCCAAGATAACCACGAAGATGTAGATTTCTTATTATCGCCTGAAGGAAAAGAAGCAATAGTTAATCTTCATGTCCAAGGAATTTTAGATTATATAAGTAAAATAAAAGAATAATGAAATTATATAGTAAAACAGATTACCTCGAGTATAAAACAAATCCACAGCCAGGAGATTGTCTAGGAAAAATTTTATCTGAATGTTTTGAAAATTTCCAGGATAGTAATGGTATTGTTAGAACTTCGATCCTTGATAATATTCTTTCCTATAAGCTTTCATTATCGGCCGGAGATTCTGACTATCAAGCATGTTCTGTAGTGTTATCTGAGAATTTCGAAAACATAACTTACACATGGATAGCTGAACAATTCGGATATACTCTCATTTCAAATCCTAGGAAAATTACAACACTCGGAACACTTCTTGGATTTGAACTAGATATTGCTCATGGAAATTTACTGCCTGAAGAGAGTTATACTGGGGAATACCTAAGTTGTGCCTATGAATCTTTAAGACGTAGGTTAATTATGAACTCTATAGGATGGGGTTGTACAGTGAGCAAGGAATTAGAGGATGCTAAGAAATGTATGGAAAAGCGAATGAAAGTTTTTGAGAGGTATTTTAGTGGGAATATTAAGTTTCCAGTGTTTTCTCAACCTTTCATGAACTCTTCTTGGGATCCTGATTTCTATGGATTTTGTTATGGAGATGGAACTTACGGCGAATGGAACTACTCTTGGGCCGGCTTTATCGGGAGAGAATATCATGATTGGACAAGAGAAGATCAGATTTATTTCTCATGTCTCTACGAAGCCACTGATCAATACTTGGGAAATCATTTAAATATGCTCCCGACAATGATACGGCCCGAACTTTTATACTTCGCCGATCTAAGTCTCTATTGTGGATGTTCTGGAATATGGGCATTTATGAATAGAGATATTTCTGGAGATGAAAAGAACTCCGAATTAAATAAACTTTACACCAGATTAACAGCTTTAGGGAAAATTGAAGGAGCTGGGATGGAAGTATATAAAGAAATGGCAGAATCTTTAGGAAAACATGCTGCTAACTATTATGACCTAGATGAGATACAAGAAATAATAGGTTATAGAATTTATTTGTAATAATTTTTAAAAACGTTTTTGATTATGATTAATGATGCATTATTGAGTGGAGCTGCAGGTGATGTGAATTCTCCCGCTGCAGGACTTCCAGTAACTGAAGTAGTTAAGAGTCTTGATATTAAGAAAGATGCTACTATTCCACAACCTCTTCCGACTGATAAAGAAATTAATATTACTGATTCAGAAGGTATTAAATTTGTTGGTGGAGAAAGTTTGGAATTAATTAAAGGTGAAGTTAAAACTATTGAAATTGTAAGTGAACCTGCTATGTCTAATTTACCTCCTTTGGTTTATGAATCTAGTAATCTTAGAGTAGCTAGATTTATCGAAGATGGTAGACTGATGGGATGCTGTCCTGGAAGTTCAATAATCACAGTTACAGCAACTATTCCAGAAGATAATAGTATTTTCTGTAAAATCAATGTTACAGTAGTTGATCCTAATGCTCCTAAAACAAAGAAAGGCAAAAAGTAAAACAAAATTAACCAAACAGGAGGACTTTATAAATCTTCTTGTTTGGTTTTATAATTTAATATTTAATTATTATGGCAAAAATTATAGAAAAAATAAAAAAGGAGAATTTATCGTCCTTCTTTTAATAATAACTTTAGAATTTCTTTTGTAGGTATATCTATCGTTAGATCTCCTAGTCCATCTATTCCTACTTCAATACCAAATTTTTCAAGTCTCTCTAATATATCAACATCATAAGTTATTTCATGAGATAGTAGAATAAGTGTGTCAGTTTTAGAATTTTTATTTATTAAATATTTATCAATATTTGAAACTTCTCTTTGATCTACAATTATTCCTATTATCTTGATAGTATTATCCAAACATATTGGAGTACTTATAATTCTTTGAAGATTAGGAAAGCTATTTGAATTTAGTTCAATATATACTTTACAATATCTAATATTGTTATTATCAGGTACCTCGTATGTTATGTATCTACTACCATACTCTATACCAATATTAAAGTATTTTTCTATTTCTTCCATGGCTTTTATTTATTTAACATTAATAAGGATTTCAATTTAAAATTATGGCAAAAAAGAGAGAACCGCAAAATCACCTAGAAACATTTTACTTCTCAGATATTCCAACTCAACCTTATCCAGTATATTCAATATCGGAATCTGGAAACTTATACTCTCTGAAAAATATAGTATACCCAGGAAAATCAGCTAAAAAATTTACTCGTGCAAAACAATTGAGGTGGAGATCTCAACAAGCTAGATTAGTAGATTTCTTAATAAACATAGATTATTTTTACCCATTAACTGTTTATAGGGAATTTTTAGTACCTATTCAGAATTCTCTTAGACTTCCTGGCATTTCTGGAGGTTTTTTCTTATGTGATTTCTATTTTCCAGAGTTATCCTTAGCTTTAGAGTTGGATTCTGACTATCATAACTTAGACGCCGATAACCTTAGGGACGAATACTTGGAACAGCTTGGAATAGAAGTCTTCAGAATATATAACTTAGAGAAAATTACAACACAGAAGGGTAAGTTTAAAGAATTTATAGCTCTTCTCAAATCTAAAGTTCCTGTTCAAAATCCACGTCCCTTTGATTTCCTCGGCGACTTAAGAAAAAGAGAACAGGGAGGAGATAGTTCAGGGTTATGGAAAATCGATTAAACGCTTCCTAGTACCCTCGAGAATCTTATTATTGATAGTATATAATAAAATAGAAACTTTATTAAATTAACAGATCATGAAAATTCAAAGAGGAGTAAACCCAGAAAGTAGAATGATACAAATTACAGTTACTACACCATTATTAGCTGAATATTATAACAATTTTAGTGGTATGATTCGGAATAATAGTAGTAGTATTTCTGAGGGGGTTAATGTTGAAAGAGTAAACACCGATTCAGCTATGGTATCTTTTCCACTTCCATCAGATTCTCAAATGATAAATCATGGAGATAAAGCATTAGTTTCTATGCCTCCAGAGGTTGTAGATAAATTAAATGATGTAATAAATAAGTTTGTTAATTGTGGACTTCGGAAAACATTAAAAACAGTAGAATTCCTTCCACTTAACAACTATGAATTATTGGGACTTCAGGAAGATATTAAATCTGCAATAGAGAATAAACGAAACTTTTGCATTCTCAGAGATTATAAAGAGTATCAAAAAATGTCGGAGGAGAGAAAGTATCAATTTACCCAAAAACTAATCAAATACGGTACCTCAGAATATGCAGATGTAGCTCTTCTAATTAATTCTGGAAAGATGGATGAACTTAGAAGATGGTTAGATCCGCAGTTGAGTTATTGCGAATGGATTTAAATGATTATTAACTTTATAGTGTTTCCTCCAGGTTTTTATATCAGAGGAACACTTTTTATTTATTATAATATATGGAACAAATTAGTAATAATGTAATGGTACTGAATGTAGGAGATCAGATTCCTCCAGGTACCGAAGATGCACTAAAAATATTATTATTAGGTAGTATTGATCTAGGTCCTACAGGTGAGATGAATTGGCAGTCCAAATTCGTAGCTGGACTAGCTAATGCAGTAGACCCACAAAAAGGATTAATGAATTTATTTACAAAATATAATTATGTAATTCTTAATAACTGGTATTCCCCACAAAACAAAGAAGCTAATATTTTTAATCAAGAAATGGCTAATAAGTTTCAGTGGGAAAGAATGGCAATGAATGCTGCAGACTGCATCTTTATAAACTTCTTGGGGAGATCTCAGAGTCCTATCCCTCTTTACCAGTTGGGGTATTTAAATAATTCATCTAAACTTATCGTAAGATGTCCAGAGAATTATAAATACTATTCTTTAGTTAGAATGGCTTGTGATGCTAGTTCAGTTCCTTTAGTTGGTAGTAAAATGGGAACTGTAAATCAAATTCTTAGTCTTATGTTTAGTTTTATCCCTAAATTTCAAGAAGTAGGAAAAAATACATTACCAGAATAAAAAGAATGAAAACACTTATTATTTTAAAGGGATTAGCAAAAAGTGAAAAGCTTGAATGGGTTAAATCTCAAGGTCTAGAAAATTTCTTTCTAGATTATTCTATTTTCAAGAGATTATATAGTATGCCTGAGTTAGATCGAGATAAAACAACTGATATCTTGGGGAGAACGAATATTAATCTCATCTTTAAGTCATGGTTTGAAGCAATTAATAATAAACTCGAATCTGGATGTCTAGTTGTTATCGATTATGATCAGGAGAAAACGAAGATTTTAGAAGATATGGGTATGATTTATGGTTATACTTGTTTCTATAAAATCTTTAATATCCCTCACGACTATACATCAAATCCAGAAAAATATAGTCCAGTAGGATTTAAAAAGAAGACGAAAGAAGAATTAGAGGCAGAAGTTATTACATTTTTAAATCTTCAGCTTGGATATACAAAGAAAATTGGAGGATACTCTGATGTTATGGATTATTGGAAGAAGAAAGAAGTAATTCTAGATATTCCAAGAAAAGAGACGATGTATTTTTTCTCTGATCTTCATTCCAATTATTCTCTCTATCAAAAAATTAATCTCCCTTCTGGAACAATAAGAGTACACTTGGGAGATTATATTGATGGTCCAGAGGAAGGTGGATCTAGAAAACTTATAGAAATGATTTTTAAGAATGCATCACACTATAATATTTTCTTAGAAGGAAATCATGAACGTAGACTTAGAAAATTCTTGTTCTGGAGATGGGCTGCAAGTAGTAATTCAGGTGGAAGTAGGGCTATTATTGCTGAGATGCTTTATAATTCACTTCCAACAGACTTTTTAACAACAACAGCTGATGAATTTAGATCTTTAACTCCAGGAGAAGCATTGACATGGTTGAAGAGATTAAATGATATCTTAAGAACCCATATAATTATTAAAAAAGACGATACTGTTTTTTATTGTACACATGCTGGAATTAAATATCTTGAACAACTTAGTCCTAAATTTATAGGAAATGTTATCTATGGAAATCGAGATATGGATATTTATGATAAATGTTTCTCAAAAACTATATGGAAACCTACAGGAAGATGGTCGGTTCATGCTCATTGTAAGTATCCATATGGCGTTGATTTCCTTAAATATGATGGAGTAGTTAATCTAGATCCATCATGTGAAAAAGAAATAGTTTATATGGAAAATAACATTAAAAATTTTTTACCATGCATCGTACAGTAACATTAACAGTAAAAAGTAAAGACTTAGGAAAAGTATTAAGTTCTTTAGAGATGAGTAAAGACTTCGAAGAGAATACTACATTAACTCTTAGTATTGATATTGAAGATACAAAGAAAAATTATCAAGTTCTTTGTGGGTCTCCTGAAGTTTTGGAATGGGATTTTATTGAGGAAGATAAATCAGAGGATGAAATGAAAGAATCAGTAAATCCTGTAACTGATATAGAAGAAGCAATAAAAACTGTTAAGGAGAGTCTTAATAAGGAAGAGTCTTTCTGGTCTGATAATATATATTCAGTTGCCGTAAATACAGGAAAAACTCTTGGGTATCTTGAAGGGTATGTTAAAACTTATGATGATATAATTGAATTTATCTTAATGTCTTGGAGATTATCAAAAAAATTCCCCAAATATTCAGTAGATTTCGTTCAAGAGTATATCCTTCCAGCAATTATCCAAAATCAAACAGATATTTCAGAAGTATCAAGCCTAGATCGAAAAATTCCTCACCTAATTGCATCTTATTATTCTGGAGTTAAAACAACAAAAGAAGTACTTAAAGATGTGATTAGGAAAGTTCAAGAATCATGGGAGATTATGAAAGAAACTGAAGATGTAGTTTCTTTAGTTACATTATTGTTTGGTGGTAAAAAAATAGTAATGTCATGACGGAAGAAATACTTAAAGATATAAAAACTAGTTTAGGTTTAGATGATGTTGATGAAGCTATTCCTTATATCAATCAATGTATTCAAGCTAGAGATAGGATTTTATCAGACGAATATTCTGATTTTAAACCAGGAAGCTTAGTTCTTGATACTAGAGATAATGAAATTGGTTTTGTAATTGGACCAATTAATATGTATGGAGATATTAATACGGATAGTTTTGTTAAATTATCACACAACGCTAAAGTAAGTGATAAAAATACTACAATGTTAGTAGTGACTCGAGTAATTGGAGGTTTAGAGAATGAAAGACGTTCTAATTTTAGAGTTAGGTATATTAAACGAGGCTATCTAACACCATTAAAGGTAGAAGAGAATAATCTCGATTACTCAACTAATAGTGTATCAGATCTTGATACTTTTTGTGGAAGTCAGTGTATTATGGAATGTACATCTGAGTGTAAACTATATAAATATAGAAGGAAAAAGTAATTAAAAACAGAATAATACTAGGAGGGAAACCTCTTAGTATTTTTTATCAAAGAATTATGAGTAAAAAATGGTTACATGGAGCTATACCTGCTCTACTAATTCATGGCTGTATAGGAACTGTTTATTGTTGGTCCTTATTGTATGATTATATAAAAGAATCTATTACTGGTAATTGTACTTGGGCATTTTCCTTAGCCATATTTTTCTTAGGGATTTCTGCAGCTTTTTTCGGTCCCTTAGTAGAAAAGAATGTAAAGAAAGCTGCAACTATAAGTTCTATCCTCTTTGGTTCTGGAATGATCTTATCTGGAGTAGCATGTTATATAAACTCTATTCCACTTCTTTACCTTAGTTACGGAGCAATTATGGGTACTGGAGTTGGAATTGGATATATCACCCCAGTAAAAACCCTGATGATGTGGTTCAAGAATAATAAAGGTCTTGCTACTGGACTTGCTATTATGGGATTTGGATTAGCGAAAGTAATAGCAACACCTCTTCTTAATTGGAGTATAGAAAGATGTGGAATATACTGTACTTTCTTCTCTTTTGGGGTTTGGTATACTTTGATTATGTTACTTGCTGCAATACTTCTTAAAAAACCAATAGAAGAAGGAAAAATAGAGAATACATCAAGACCCAAATTTAAATCACTTAAGGAATGGTTTGATAGGAAAAAACAACTCCTAAATCTACCAGCAATTACTACTATATGGTTGATTTTTTATTTAAATATCTCTTCTGGATTAGCAATTATAAGTTATGAGAAATATTACTATGAAACAGCTGGAATTGGAATAGTTCTAGGATTAGTATTTTCAGCTATTTTTAATTCTCTAGGTCGTTTTGGAGTTGCTTGGTGGTCTGATTATTTTAAAAATCGTGGAAAACTTTTTGGAATAATCTTAACATTCTCTGTTCTTTCGGGAATTACAGCTTTTATGGCTCCAGGTTTTATTCCAGTAGCTGTACTTTTATGTAATGCTGGGTATGGGGCAATGTTTTCAATAATGCCTTCTGTTCTAGCTGATAGGTATGGAATGAAAGACGTATCTGAGATTCATGGATTAATACTTAGTGCTTGGGCTTTTGCTGGTCTTTCTGGAAATCAGTTTGCTAATCTTTTAGTAGGTATTCCAGAGAGTTCATATAAAACATTAATTCTTGGAAGTGTTGGGTTATATTGTATTGCTCTATCTTTAAGTGCTAAATTGTGGAATAAAGACTAAAAACCTTATATATGATATAATAAATAAGAAGTTATGAAAAGTAATAGAGCGTTTGAAATTTTATCTACATTAAGCTATGAACCGTGTTATTGTGAAGTAGATGAATCTATAATTGATTATAGTAATGCAGTTAGAGCAGTAGAAGAGGCTGAAAATGAAGTAATAGATCTGCTTAAGGAAAGTATATTAGCGAAATTTCAAAATGGGTCTACAAAAGATACTATAAAGATTATACTTGAAGAAACTATAAAAGAGTTTAAGGATGAAAAGTAAAGAAGGAGATAAATATTTAGGAAAACACCTGAATAGTATAAATGACTTATTAGAAGAAGGTCATGATCCGAAAGTTAGAGATCTGGTAGTTTATGAAGATGCAAAAATACTATCTGATATTTCTTATTTTGAGGGTTATGATGCTGGGGTGTCGGATGAAAGAAATAAGGAAGATTATGAAGTATGGATGGTCGAGTTATTCAAGAAAATCGCTGTAGATGGATTACCGAAAGAATATAAAGGCGGCCATTCTAAGATATGTGTTTGTTTTGTTCCGGCCGTTAATGGAGAACTTGACAGATATGTTATTGGATACTATAATTATAAAAAGAAAGGTTGGATGACTTGTTTATGTGAAGGATGTCAAGAATGTTTCCGGCCGACTCATTATCTAGAACTTCCGGCCGCTCATAAAATCAGAAAAGAATATGATGTAACTGGGCAAACTAGATCAACAAATTCATTTCCTGAAGTTCCTGATGGTGTATATCAAGGAAAATTCGGTGGACATGTTGGAATGATAGAGTATTTAGGAAAGGTCTATAACTTCACATTCTTAAAAGGTATCGTTCAAGAAAATATTCCAAAAACAATAACAGTAATAGATGGATATGGATGGACTCTACTAAAAGATGGACCGATTGTACCAACCGTTTGAAACTATAACAAATTAAAAATAAAAAATTATGAAGAAAGAAAAATCAGAAGAAAAAGAAACATTAGAAGTTAACAAATTAATAACTAAGAAAGAAAAAATCAAGGATAATATTGTAGATATTATCGATATTGATGACGAAGAGACAGAGGAGTTTAAATTCTCTGGTGGAAAATTGGTAATAGATGACTCACTGAATGTAATTGGAAAGTGGGAATCTAAGAATTATACATCATTAGGAGATGGTGTTTATATGGGGTTTGTAAATAGCGGAGAACATGAAATAACGCTAATGGAAAGTAAGAAAAAGCACTCCAACATATTTGATTTTGGATTAGAGAATGGATATATCGCTATAAATAGAACTACACTCAAAGTAATCGTAAAGAATAAAAAAGGTTATATCGACTGTAGACATCTAACTCTAATCTGTGATTACCTGAAAAAATCTATCAATTCCAAAGAAAAAGAAATTAAATCTTTGGAAAATAGTATATCAAGAATTGAGTCACATCAAGCAACATTTTCTAGTGAAGAATCTAGGGGAACAGTATTAAAATCTCAGAAAGAGATATTATGTGAGCTCAATGAAAAATTACCCTCACAAAAGAAATTATATGAGGAACTTTCAATGAAGAGAGCCAAATTACTGCAAGAAGTTCAAGAAGAATATGAAAATTGCTTGAAATCTTCTAGTGAAATGGAAAAAGTCATGGAAGAACGGAAAAAATCTTATGATGCAGAGTTAGTTAAGTGTTATGGAAAAGAACATCCTACATCAGAAGATAAGAAAAATAAACACAAATCAGAAGAACTCGCCCTTCTCGAAAAATTATTGAAAGAAGGAAGAAAAACGATAGCTCTTATTAATTATAGAATTCCTAACTATGAAGATATGTTAGAAATTCTTAGCGGTAAGTCTATTAAAAGAAAATCAAAAAGAAAGGACGACGATGATTAAACTACTAAGATTACACAAGTTAATTTGGGGAATTCTAGTTATTATAGGAATTCTTCTTGAGATGGTAATTGTAGTACCAATCGTGTTTTTAGTGTTTATTTATAATTTTAGATTTAATCCAAGAAAAGTATGGGAAGCAATACATAGCGCAGACCTAGATTTTCAGAATAATTGGGGAGGTTATGCCTATCGTGATCATACTCCTTGGGATACGTTCAAAAGAAGATATAAATATACATTTAATCATATAGAGAACGAATCTAAAAGACAATAAAAAAGATAAAGTAGTAAGACATCAAAGCTTACTACTTTTATTTTCTATGTAAAAAAAAAGGGAATCTCAGAAACCCCGAAATTCTTATTAATGTATGAAAAAGAATTTTAAAGAAAAAGATGATTTTATATTTTTAAATAAAGAACGAGTTCGGCTTACAATGTTAGTTACTACTAATTATTATATGGAATGCAAGATTAATACTGCATTGATCTCCGAACTTTAAATTTAAATACGTGGCGGCTCATGTTATTAGTTACTACTAAATTATAGATTTGTAAACTATGCGATTTACTGTAACGATCACCGCCACGTAATTTAAAAAATATAAATAATTCTAAACTACAAGAGAAATCCTGTAGTTTTATTTTTTCTTCTCTGATACAAATAAAAAAAGAACCTAGATTTTACTCTAAGTTCTTATTATTTTTCTATTCATTTACAGGAGGAAAGTCATCATTAATAACTTCTTCATTATCAATTAAACCCGCCTCTTTGTAGCAATTTCTTTTATTCTCCTTCATCCAGGCTACTAAACATCCTATTAAACCGAGAATAATTGCGATAAATCCTAATATCTTTTTCATAGTTTTCTTATTTATTTTTCATATATAAGATTTTTAAGCGGATTCTGTGTTATTTTTATCAATATATCTTTTTATTTCTGTTATTAAGTCTTCTTCGGTTGAAATTATTGGTGCAAAATAACTATCTAACATTTCTTCAATAGTTGAAAAATGTTTTGTTGAGTCTCTACCTTCTCTTTTTAATATTTTAGGAATTGCAAAATAAATTATATCAACTCCATGTTCTTTACACAAATTATACTTTATTAAATCTCGTTGTCTATGATTTTTAAATCCTTTCTCTCCTCCCATATAATTTACAGGAACAAAATGTTGTACTCCATGACCTTCTATTGCTAAGTTTAATTCTGGAATATAAAAATCTAATTCTAAATTCCTTTTATAAACTAACCAATCTAATGTATGACATCTTGGAATAAATTCTATTCCTAAAGATTCTAAAATTTTCCTAATAATAGTTTCTATAGTAGATTCTTTTCGTTCTGGATAAATTAATTTAGATAAATACCCTTCATTACTAGCTTTGTGATACTCCTGTGGAAAATTAATTAAAAATTCAGTAGGACTTTGAATATTGTTATTATCTATAAATTCTTGCATTTCTTCCGGAGTTTTATATTTGTCACCCCAATTAACAATACTTGCTTTATATTTCAATTGCGTTCTGATTCCTAAAGTTTTTGCTCTTCCATAAATTTTTGGATAAGTTCTTTCAAAAGACTTGGCAGAATATATATCTGGATGTGTATCAATAAACTCTTGAATATCTTCTACTGTATCGAATTTACCCGTTAAATTGTTCTTAATTCTATTCGGATATATTACCTTACTTCTTAATCCTAATTTGGATAGTTTAGCATATCCACTTAAAAATCGATTTCTAAAATCTTCAGGATTTTGAATTTCATTATCATCTATAAATTTCTGAGCTGATTCTAAATCATATATAGAATCCCAATTATTTATATTAGTATGTAATCTATTAGGATATACTACAGATCCAGCAAATTTATTTTTTAATAATTTTCGATAAATTCCACTAAATCTTTTCTTAAAATCAGTAGGATTCTGTATTTCATTATTATCTATAAATTTTTGATAATAATCAACAAATTCTTCTGGATTTGTTCTTTCTGGAAATATTAATTTAGAAATAATTCTTAAATTACTTGCCTTGTTATGTATAATTGGATAGTTAATTTTTAAATCAGAGGATGATATAATTTGATTATCTTCAATGAATTTATTAATCCTTTCTAGAGAATTTACATCTCTATATAATAAACTAGTTCTTCTATTCGGATAATTTACTTTATCGGCAAACTTCTTTCTAACTAAACGATTATAAATACTTGGATATCCTTTTTTAAAATCTAATGGTCTAGTAATTTTATTTTTATCTATAAACTGTTGAAAATCCTCAACAGTATTAAAGTCTTTTAAATCTAACGAATTACTATTATTCATTCCCGATTCAACGACAGACTTTTCTTCGCTTTGAGATTTAGGTAAGTTATTCATTTTTATTATATTTTTTTACTATTCATCTTAGACATCACAAGAAGGGAATTTCGGAGATAATAAAGTTTCCGGATCTCTATTATTTCCTACTTTTCCCTAAATCTAAAATGAATAACTAACAATAAAAGAAACACTAGATTAACTTATAATTTTATATAAATTTTTCTAATGTTCTTTCATGTATTAGGGTTTAACTTTCTTTGAGAAGCAAAAGAAAGACTTAGGATATTTCACCTAAGTCTTATATTATTTTTTACTTATTTACTTTTTCTTTCTCGATATCTAATTCCATCATTACAGAATCAGATACAATTATCTCAGAATTATTCCCTAAATCAAGATTAATGATATTTCCTGAAATTTCTCCATTTACCATTGCAAGAGCTAACTTATCCTCTACATATTTTGAAATATTTTTTGATAAATCTCGAGCTCCATACTTAGTATCTACTTGATCAATGATAAATTCTTTTAACTTCTCAGATATATTAAGTTTATATCCTTTTTTAGATAAACGATCGTTAAGTTTTTTAATTTCAAGATCAAATATCTTCATCATTTCAGGTCTTCCAAGTTCATTGAATATTACTATATTGCTAAGTCGTCCAATGAATTCAGGTCTAAAGAATTTTTCCATAGCTTTCATTACTATAGATCTATTACCTTTATTTTTTTCATCTTGACTTTGTTTATTGAATCCAAGTCCATTTCCTTTTTCAGATAACTGCTTACTTCCAATATTCGAACTTAGGAGGATAATGCAGTTCTTAAAACTTACCTCAAGGCCATTACTTAAATTGGCTCTACCTGTATCCAAAATTCCTAATAGTAAATCATAAACATCTTTGTGAGCCTTTTCAATCTCATCAAATACTACTACCATATTAGGATTAGTTCTTACTTTTTCAAAAACTGCTGTATCTGAATCAGACCCTACATATCCTGGGGCACTTCCAAGTAATCGGGATATAGAATAACTTTCAGTATATTCTCCCATATTAATAAGTAGTAGATTTTTTTCAACACTTTCAAAGAAAAGTTCTGCTATCTTCTTGGATATCAGTGTCTTACCTGAGCCTGTAGGCCCTACAAGAAATGCTGTACAAATAGGTTTATTTGGATCTTGTATATCGAGGATAGACTTTTGAATTGCAGTAACCATAGTATCAACTGCATCCTGCTGTCCAATAACCTCTTTTTCCAAAACTTTTTTCATATTTCTGATCTTAGTTGCTTCAGAATCCTTCATTTTATTTACTGGAACGTTAGAGATCTTAGAAACTACCATCAGAACATCATCTTCAGTTACTTCAGGCCATCTAGTAGAATCATTAATTTCACAATCAATTTTAGATTTTTCTTTTCTAAGTTCCTCTTTTAATAATATTTCAGTATCTCTTCTTTTCTGAGCTTCGTCAAAATCTTGTTTTTCTACTAGTTCAATTTTCTCTTTAACAACATTATCAATTGCCTTTTCAAGATTATCAATAGAACTAGTATCAACATTTTTCCTAAGTTTTGTTGCACTTGCTGCAATATCAATACAATCTATTGCTTTATCAGGAAAATGTCTATCATAAATATATCTTCCACTAAGCTCTACACAAAGTTTTAAAATATCATCTGTATATTTCACTTTATGATATTCCTCATATCTTCCTTTAAGTGTTTTCAATATTTCTAGAGTTTCTTCTTTATTAGGTTCATCTACTGTAACCGTCTGAAATCTTCTTTTAAGAGCACTATCCTTTTCAATATATTTCTTAAATTCCCTAGTTGTTGTAGACCCAAGACACCTAAATTTTCCTCTAGCTAATGGACCCTTAAGGATATTTGCACCATCTCCTTTACCATCATTTGAACCATTTCCTACAAGATTATGTATTTCATCAATATAGATAATTATTTCTGGATTATTTTCTACTTCTTTAATTATAGCATCTAAACGCTCTTCATATTGCATTATGTTAACTATATGAAAATATTTCTCATATAGATCAGTATATGATTTCAAGTTTATAAATATCTAAACTTGGCAAGTCTTTATACGTTACACTAAAGAATTATTATCTTTAGCTCGGCATTAAATTACTCAACTAAAAGCGTAAGTAGTTAAGGTTATTCGCCGAATTTACTAGCTTATAATTTAGAAAATCACTTTCCTAAACGGCCATTTTGTAATCACAACCTCTGAATTGGCAACCAGCCACTAAAGCGTTTAAATCTAACGAGAAGATCCTTTTATCTATCAATTCTCTAGGAACTTCTTTATTTACTATTTTCTGACACAATCCTTCAATAATCGCGGTCTTTCCACAACCAGCTTCAGCTAATAATATCCCGTTATTTTTCTTTCTACATGATAGAATCTCAATAATCTGTGAAATTTCCTTATCTCTACCTACAATTGGATCATATTCTCCGTTTTTTGCAGCTAAAGTCATATCAGTAGAGAATTTATCAAGGAAAGGAGTTCTAGAATTTGGATCTAGGTTTTCGGGTTCATTACTTCCTTGTCCAGCCATTTCAAATTCTCGATCTTCCTCTTCGCGACGTTTTTCAGAGTCTTCGTCGCCTTGGTTATAATCGAGAGTTTTTTCTTTAAGTTCGCCGCCGTTATTTTCCTCACAATTATCTTCTTGGTCTTTTATTCCAAGTTTCGTATCGAAGTCATTTATCTTCCAAAATAAACTCGTGAGGTCTCTTGCATCGGCGTCTAATTCATTTACAAGATACTTAGCAATCTTACTGAACTCTGCTTCTGGGAGTGAACACATAAGGAAAGCTAGTGTATCAATATCATCAGTCATCTCAGATTTTAAATTTATATCTGTCAGTTTATCCAAGATATAATTAACGGCCGGAGACAAGACAATCGAATCAGCGCCAGTATACAATTCAGAAGGCGCTGTGAATTTATTGTCTTCTCTAATTTCGGCCATTACATCCATTACAAACTCTCTAAGATCTTCTTCTGTACTAGGTTTTCCGATAAACAGATCTTTTAGGTAATCTCTTAGTTCTGGAATATCACCTTCATTATCTAGATAAGTTATAACTATCTGAGAAACTATATGATCTAGTGATATTTCTTTTCCCATAAACGAAACTACTTCTTCATGAGCTCTCTCGAAAAACTTTTTTAACTCTTGGGATAATTCAAATTTTGATGAATCTTTCATTTTTCTATTTGTTTAATTTTTATTATGTTTATCATCACATTATTAAGGAAATCATCGGTAAATTTTATATCTATTTTTTGCTTCAGAGATATAATCATTAATATCTTCTTGAGTAATAGTTATATCTTTTATGTTTTTAAATTTGTTATCCCAATCACTACACCAACTTCTCCAACTAGTATCACCTTCAAGTTCTTTTATGTACTCAAGAATTTCTCCTTCTCCTTTAATATTTCTTTTTGGGACCCACCCCAAACAATTCTCGAAGGATTCATTTCGATCATATATTGATTTTACTTTTATCGAAATTTTCTTTTTCTTCTTCAACCACTTAAAGAAATCTTTTATAGGATTTGGATACATTAACTTCGGAAACTTATAAATCTCATAATCTTCAGTTACAACTATATAAATCCTTGATTCTTTTCCTAAGGTCGGTGTTTTAAGAAATGGAAGATCGACTCGTTTGGCATCTATATAAACCTTAGTATTCCACCATCTAAAAGTATCTGGTTTATTTGTATCTTTTACTTGATATAACATAAAATCTCCAGAAATATCAATAACATTTACAGCTAAACCTGTTTTTCCAGTAGAATCATCTATGACTACTTGAGAATTTCCTTCTTCAAAGAGATCCATAACTTGAGATGCACCATGTTCTACTATATAAAGTGTTTTCCCTGTTAGATTATCAATAGTTTCTAAGTCTTTCTTATCTCCTTCTGAAAGTTCTACAAACATATACCCATCTTTACGCGTTACAGATCTAGTTCCAGTAATTCGGTCTAATTTTGTTTTCTTTACTAATTCTTCTGGTTTCATATTAAATTATTCTCGGTTCATTAATAATTCCTTTATCAATTAGATAGTTTCGATAGAGAAGATTTATAACAAATTCAGGTGATTTACAACAAAATTCTCTATCTACTACCTTTAGATTTTTCAATAGTTCAAATAAAGAAACTTCAGGTAAATATTCTTTCCTACAACAAATGCTATTATTTCTATTTACAATATCTAATCTTGAATCTGTATAAATTAATTTTTTCTCTCGATTTAGTATATTTATTATTTTTCTATTAGAAAGTTTTTTACAGATATACCCTTCTGTAACAAAATATAAAAATACCTCAGATAAAGAAGCTAGACGTACATCCTTTTCTAATTGAATTCCTTCAAAAAATTTTAACACATAAGTTTTATCAAAAAGATTTTTATAATTATTCCTAGATAAAATATATCTTGAGTGTAAAAATGGAAAAGTATATAATAAATCTTCTTTATTTGAAGAAGAAATTTCTAAGTAAGTGTATTTTGCTCCTTTAAAATTTATATAACTTAATAACATACTTACTTTCCCCATTTTAAATTTATTTTTGGTTCTCCAGTAATTTTTCCAGTATCTATAAGATAATTTCGAAAGATTATAGTTTTTAGAAATCCTGTTACAGTTTTAAATTTCTTTTCAGGGATAGGAACCACAGAAGTCAGAATATCCTTTCTAGTAAATGAGTTTAATTCGTACTCCCTGATTAATCGGGTTCCTGGTTGTTTATTCAACGATTCTACTTCCATTATAAATGAAAGTTGTATCATTGGATCTTTATAAAGTCTTTTTGACATAGAATTAAGATTTGAAATTTTTGGACGGTCAATTGAGGATGCTAAAACTAATCCTACTTTAGAGAAATCCATTAATTGTATTGGTCTTTCTTTTTCGAATTTTTCTAAGTATGGTTTTAATTTTACTTCGTCCTGTACAATTTCAAAACTAAATCCAGGTTCTGCAAACACTTCGAATCTACCATAATCTACATAAGGTATTGTAATTTTTTCTGTAGAATTTGATTCTGTAAGTACTGTATAATATGCTGTGAATACATTTTGTATAACACATTGATAAACTTTTACATCCATTCTTCTATAGTATTATCGTTCCACTTCACCCTAGCATATACATCTGGGGCATTATCTAATCTCAATTCTAAGTTTTTAAAATCTTCTCTGAATTCTTGAGGTAGTTCGAATACTTTATTTATTACTTCTTTCATGATTTCTCGTGCCCTTAACTGTCTAGCTTTCTTTCTCCATACTCTGGGACAAAATACGGCCGGAATATATATAAAGTGATCAGAAGCGGTGGATATATCTGTTATAACTACCTCAGAAGGATCTATCTCAAGTTTTTCATACTCTGGGGTGTTCCAGTATCCATATTCATTTTTCTTTGGTTCTTTAGAAAAACATAAATACTTATCTCCTTCTTTAACAAACCATAAACTTCCGCCGCTAAACTCCTCTTTATATTTTTCTAATAAATCAGCCGGTGTTGATAGTCCCGGATCTTCATCGAAATAATCTTGAAGAATTTGTTTTATCTCTCCAACTATTTTTCCAGGAGCTAATCTAAATTCTGTCATTATACACTCTCCTGTAACTGGAACTGTGAAATTTGCAGTAGGTTGAAGATTTTTTATTCTTTCAACTTCGGAGAGAAATGATTCAGTTTGACCTGGCATATTCCAACAAGGTTTATGGTTCATATTATCAGCTTCAATTAACTTCATTTCATCCGTCAAGTTATCTCCAAGAAGTCTGATAAGTTGACGAGTTTTCTTTGGTTTTCCTGTATATAATCCCCGAGAATAGTCATATAGCTGTTTAATACACATATGATTTTCAACTAAGAAAACGACTTTATCAATTACTTCCCCCGGATATTTAAGATTAATCAGGATTTCTCTTGTTTCTTTTGCTGACTCTTTATCATGTTCGTGAAATGAAAATGATCCATCTTCTTTTACTTGATAACATATTGGCTTAGAAACATCATGAAAAAGAGCTGCTAATCTAAGTTCAAGATCCGCTCCACCTTGAATTACATGATCTAATACAGCAAGAGAATGTTCACCCCAAGTCTTATCATGATATTTATTATTCTGTACGAAACCAATATTTAATTGAAAAATCTTAGAAATTCTCCACATAAGACATCTTCCAATTAGTTCTCGAATTCCCCATACTGCATTTTTTGACATTAAAATCTTAGTAAACTCATCTCTAATCCTTTCCATACTAAGAGATGAATATTCTGGAATATTATCAATCTTAGAGTATGTTTCCTCAAAAATAGTGAACATCTTAGTACAAGCAAATCTGATTGCTCTTAACATTCTAAGAGGATCATCTTTAAAAGTCTGTTCAGGATCAAGAGGCGTTCTTAAGATTCTATTCTTACAATCATCTAAACCTTTCCCTGTTGGATCTAATACCTCTCCAGTTAATAGGTTTTTATATAATGCATTACAACAAAAATCACGTCTAAAAGCATCCTCTGTGATATTAGTTTGTTGTACTGTATCTGGTTTTCTCGGTCCTTGATTATAAGTTTCAACTCTAGGTACAACACACTCTATATCTATCTTTTCATTGGCTCCTATGTCTAATGAAAATTTTCCCGTTTTAAATCTATTATAAGTAACAAAACCAGAACATTCAGGCTTTGTTTTTAGAAAATCTATAAAGAGATCTGTTCCCTCTGGATAATCAATACACAGGTCTATATCCTTTGGAGTTTTTCCTAGAACTAAATCTCTGACACATCCACCAACTAGATAGATTTTTTCCTTGAATTTACAATCTTGAACTATTTCTTTTAATAATTCAACTGCTTTTTCATAATCATTTTTCTTCATAATCGTTTATTGTTTTAATCACATATAAGGAAAATAAACTACCCTGGAAGATTTATTTTCTCCAAGGTAGTAAATAATTATTATTGTTCGGCTTTTCTATACACTCTTACTATAGTTGCTAGATTAAGAATTACTATAAATCCAGATATAATTATAGTAATTAAATTTATAAAAGGTATTTGAATGAAATTATAAGAATCCAATTCAATATGATTCCAATAATCTTTTTGATATCCACTAAGTAAACAATCTGAATAATTTTCTATGTTTAACTTTGTTCCAGGCTTAAGAGATTTTTCCAAAATATATTTTTCAAACTTTTTATCTCTATCCCAACTAAAAGATCCAGACCAAGTTATAGTATCATTTTCATCAATACCTATACAAAATATTGCTTCATTTTCTTTTCCTCCAGACCAGAATGATCTTTGAAGTTCTGTTTTATTCTTATAGCTATTTTGCCAAACTAAAAGAATAGGTTTGAACATAGGATCTAGGGAACATATATAGCCAATTTTTCTTTCTAGAGAATCAGGAATATTGATACCATATACGAAATTTTGTCTAGGTTCTAAAATATTATCTGAATTTACAACTCTACCAATACTATATCTCATAAATAATCTTTTCTTCAAAGCTTCTGATATATCTACATCATATAACTTATAGATCGGTAAAATATTATTCATATAATTATAGTAACTAGTAGGTTTTGAGAATATTAATGCAGTTTCAGGATTACTATTCCACTTAGATCTACACATATGCCAACTCTTATTCTGTGGATGTATGATATCTTCCTTGTTTTTCCATAATCCTTGAAAATACATAAAAGTATTTTTCGAAATTTCAATCTCTACTTCTTTACCAGTATCAAAATCATCATAAACTAGGTAATAAACATCTTCATGAGTAACATCTTTTCCATCTACTTTTTCTATCCAATTACTGTAATGTTTTATATACCTAGCTGAGTATTCAACTAGTTTTGTATCTACTGGCTTATTTAAAGTAAATGTAAAAAATACAATAAATATAGCCATAACTGAAGGTAAGACGAAAAATATATTCGGCTTATCTTTTTTCAATCGATTTTTAACTTTAATAAATATAAATACTGATATTAATAACAGTATTACAACAGTCATAAATAAATATTCCATAGGCTTTTTTAAAAACTTATTAATTTTCTTTTTCTAAGCAAATCTCCAACTACTGGATTCCATTCTATTGCATCTTTAATAGTCTTTTCTGGATAAGTACAGGTATGAAAGTTTTCTGCAAAAATGGTTTCTGTAATAATTATCTTTCCATAATCACCCATATCAGATTCAAAAAATATATTTAAAGAGTCTCTAAATATTCCATCATCTCCTGGAGTTAAAAAAAGATTATCAGTATCTTTTTCAATAGACCCTAAGAAAATAAGATCTTCTCTAGGCTTCTTAACTCCCATTGAGGAATCTGCATACCAAAGGTGATGTTCATATTTCCATGAATGAACCTCATATTCTCTAAGATCTCCAGGAAAACCACCTAACTCTGGAGTTCCTTCACTTCCATAAATTACACAAGGTTTCCATCCTCCATTAATATATTGAAGTTCGAAAAGATACTTTGGATAATCTTCATGGATTAAAATATCACCTTCATAAATTCCACTAGTTATAAGTTCACCAACAGATTTATGTGAAACCCTACTCCAAGTAAAAGATCTCTCTTCTTCATCAACTCGACTATCATTAATTATAATTAAACAAGAACTGTCATAAGTAGATATTCTAAGGGATCCATACACGAAATTCAATGAATCATATAGACTCATTCCAATAGGTATTCCTCTAAAACTCTTGTCAATACTACTTCCATGTTTTTCTGCAAAGTATTTTTCAAGTAATCTACAACTCATTTTTTCTCTTTTCTTGTTTTAATCTTAATAACTCTTTTGACAAAGTAGGATCATTATGAGAGATGCCATCCAAGATATCATAATAAATACCCCAAATGGATCTTACAAATGCTAATCGTTTCGACACAAGCATATAAGTTCCATTCATTAAGGGCAGTTTAGATTCTTTCATAGAACTGTAAAGAGCACTAAGACGTAAGTATCTCTTATGCCACTTCAAAAGTTCTGGCATAGCTGTCTTTTCAGATAAACCCATTTCTCCAAGAACTTCTTTAACATCCTCTGGAAGTTCATCAAAAAACATATTATAACTTTTCTGCAAAGATTCTTTATCTTCAATCATAGTGTTTTATCTTCACTTAATTTCTCTACTACTTGATCCCATGTTAAATCACAAAGATCATCTATCCAGGAATCAATATAATATAATTTATCCGAATCTTTAATAACACCAAATAGAATTGGATCCTTTTTAATTCTCTCCTCTTCAGCTTTTTCATATTCTGTTAAACTGAATGATTTTCCGGTAGGATCATAGTACAGAATTACGTAGTTATCAAATACTTGTAAATTATCTGCCAGTACTTTCTTTTCAGCAACTGAATCTGGAATTACTCTTGTGAAATTCTTAATATAATCAATATCAAGTTGTTTTTCACATTTTTTCTGAAGAGTTACTAGATCCGACATTGTAATATAATGATTAATTCCAGAAACTGCTAGAACTGATTCATAAATATGTATAACTAATTCTGAAATTAATTTTTCGAGTTGAGCTTGTTGATTTAATACAGTAGCTTTATGAATTAAGCTCATATAAGCTTCAGTACGTTCTTTAAACTCTTTTTCTTTTCCAGCTAATATCTTAACTTGATCAAACAATTCTATTACATTTATTTCATACAGCTTTTTCGGTTCCTCTATCTTATCCTCAGTAATTGTCTTTTTTCTCTTTCCAAATAATTTTTCTAAGAAACCTTTCTTCTCTTTCTTATTCCCCGAAGAATTCATATTAGTATTAACATATTTAACAGAATCATCATTATTATTTACGAAAATTTGATTCCGAATTCTACCTGAGATTAAAGAATTATTTTCCTTCAGAATTTTTAATAGCTTTTCTGAAATTGATATATTAAATTTCCTAGCATTTGAGTCTCCAAGAAATTCCTTAACTCTAGATAAACCTTTTAGAATTTTATCTGTAGCTTCTATTTCTTTCTCACCTTCTAAGAAAAGAAATTGTCCTGGAGTTATTGAATCAGGATCTGTATTTACTATTCTATTAAAATTTATATTTACTTCAGATTCCTTAAGGTCTTCCTTTGAACTTAAAGTTACTTTTTCGGTTGTATCTTTTACTAGATTTTTATATTTTAATAAATTTTCATCTACTACAATACCACCTTCAAACAATGTAATTCTGTTTCCTTTTTCTAATAATTTCATAATCTATATAATATTTGTGAGTTTTTATTTCCTAGTTCACATCTAATATTTTCTATCAAACCCCTTTTAAGAGTTGGATGAAGACCCGACATTGATGTTATAAATAAACACCTTTCTTCAGGATCCTCTATAATACTAAATATTATAGGAAGCATATACATAAGAATTCTAAATCCTGATCCATGATCAATTATACTTAATAATCCAGTTGGATCATGATCTGTTATTATCCTCCAGTCTTCAGTTATTTTATTTATTCCAAAACCTAAATCAGGAATAATATTTCTTACTTTCTCTTGAACTGATTCAGGATATTTCATGAGTTTTTCAATAAATGGATCAATACCCCATTTAAGTCCTTCACCTGAATCAGCTATTATTAAATCTTTTTCAAAAAACTTACCTATTCCATAAGATATATTAGGATAGTCATAGGATAAATTAGAAATAAAAGAAGTAATAAATTTTGTTGATTTATAAACTTCATATAAATTTAATAAAATTTCTTCATCCTCCCCAGTTCCTTTAAATCCTGCTCCTATACTTATTTCATATTGATCTACATATACAGCTAATTTTTGATCTACAACAAGGGATTCAGATATAAACTCATCTAACGTAAAGATAACACTATATCCTATATCATAATCTTCAGAACAAAGAGTTATAGACATCTCAATAGGTTCTATAGGATCATATGGTCTAAAATCTACTTTACTAACTTTTTTCAGTAAAAATTTACCAATTCCTTTGAGAAATTCATCTAAAGATATATCTACTTTGTAATCAACATCACTGCTTATTAACTCTGTAAGTCCAGTCGGAGAAAATCCTATTGATATTTCTTCTTTACATGCGAAAAAATTTTTTAATCTTAAATTTTTTATTCTCATTTTAATTTTCTTTGATCATAGTTAAGGCTATTAGAGTTTTATATCTTTCTTATGTACATTTCCCTTAAAAACCTTATATATGGAAATTATTGTTAATGAAAATTGCTTTAGTCAATAAGTCTGGTCTGCGAAGATCGGGCTTATTTTTTTTGGCCTGAGAATCTTATACTTGAAATAAAAACCTAAAAGAATGGAAAGATTAGAACAAATTTTCGAAAATGAAGTATTAAAAAAATCTAAAAGAAGGTAAAATTAGTGGGAAATCTATCAAAGAACTTCCAGTATTATTTGAGAAGAGGAAAAGAAATGATAAATACACCCACTCTGAGTTATCATATATTATGAAACTTAATGACCTAGGAATACCTTATGGATTAATCGCTAAATCTATATCTAGAACTGAAACATCCGTTAGAAATAGATGTGTTAAGTTTAGAACAGAAAATGGAACTTATAATAAGGGTCATATAGAAGAAAAATATAATCTTAACGATAAATTCTTAAAATATCTTGAAAAAGAAGATAGAGTAATGACTATCTTAGACGCTTATTCGGGGAGTAAGCCATTTTGGACAAAGTATGAAAAAAGAAGAGTAGTATTAACAAATGATATAAATAAAGATTATCCAGCTAAATTACATTTTCCTGCTGAAGATCTTGTTAAGGTATTATATGAGAAAGAATATGAATTTGACGTTGTAGATCTAGATCCATTTAATACTCCAATGAAATGTTTTGATAATGCAATTAAGATTTGTAATAGAGGATTAATCATGACTTTCGGGGATAAACGAGGAATAATAAGTAATAAAAACTTAGCAAAAGAACGTTATGGATGTAGGGTCTATGATGAAAGAAAAATAATACAACATTATATCAGAAGAGCTAAGAAATTTGGAGTGAAACTTAGAGTATGGAAATTTGTAAAATGGAAAATGACATGGAGAGTTTACTTTAAAGTACTAACCCCGAGTTCCTTATAAATGTATTAATAAAAAAAATTAAACAATTATGAAAGTAAGATTTTTATCTACAAAGTTTTATGTGAGCGAAAAAAGAAGAACAGTAACTTGTATTATGACTGCAAAATTAGACGATAGAAAGTCTGGTCAAAACAATTTCCGATTTACATGGGAAGGGGAAGAGAGATTCTTAGAACCTTTCGAAGTTATAACAGTTGCCCGTTGTCACAAAGATGATAAATTCGATGAGACAAAAGGAAGACGTATCGCTGAATCTAAAGCTAAACGTTTAGTTTATTCAGAAGGAATTCAACGAGGAAGAATGATACTAAAAGCAGAAAATGCTTATCGGAAAGAGTTGGAAACATTTGTAGAAAATACAGTAAAGTATAAAGAAAAAGAAGTAGCTCATACATCTATTGTAATGGGATAAAAAAGAAAATAAGAGAGGATTTAACTTGACTTTTAATTAGTCAAGACCTCTCTTATTATTTTTATAGTCCTTCAGCAACTGAATTAAGAATCGAATCTAGGATCACCTTTTCAGTTGTTGTTTTTATTTTCTTCATTTTATATTCACCGGTACCTAAATAAATTATAGTATATTCGATAATATCTGAAGATTCTCTTTTCAGTTCAAATAAAACCATAGATGAATATACTAAAGTTATTTGATCAGGATAATCATTAGCAACGTACAAAGGATCTCCAAAAACATCTGATATTTCTCTATATTCTTCAGATTTACCATAATGCTGCTAAGTAACGATATATATAATTCTCAATATCTTCATAGGATATAGTGATAAGTTCTTCAGTTGGAAGTTCACCTTCTGATTCAGCTCTAATTATATACATAGGTACTTTAGAAGCATCAGGTCCTATCTCATCAGGATGAATTAAGAATACTGTTGGAATTCTTACTCCAGTTAGTTGTAGATAATGAGTCTTAACAACTGTAGAATAATATTGAAATGACCCTTTCCCTAGCTCTTTACATATATTTTCGAAAATCTTAGTAATTCTTTTATTTTCCATTAGTATCTAAAATCTCGATAAGATTTGTAAAAATAGTAATACCCTGGACCTCCATTTAAAGTTGGTCTTGGATCTACTCTAAATACTAAAAATTCCGGTGGAAGTGGTGGAAGCTGAATTGTATCTCTCCATCTAAACTTTATACGTTCTGGATCTCTTTGACTATCTAAACCAACTCCAATACCTTCTATATAACACAATCCATTATCTAAAATCTTTAACATCAAAGGAGCTTCATCTCCAATTGCACCTGATTCTACATAAGGATCATATATAAATATCTCACCAGGTTTTAGATTTTGATATTCCATAAGACTAAGATGATCATTTCCTATTCCTGGAAATCCAAGTTTCATTTCTGTCATTCTGGACTTCATTTTATTAACTTGATCTGGCCAAGTCTTAGAAAAACCTCTTTTTCTGGCGAATTTTATAAGAATATCATCATTTACCATTTCTTATATAATTTTTAATATATTTATAAACATCTGTAATTAACCCTGTAGTCTCTTTATCTTGAAATAATTCATCAGATATTAAATTATCATCTACTAAATCTTTCAAAAGCTTTGTTATATCATCACTGTTACTAAATGAAACTATATTTGTTATATGATAATATTGAGACTTATCTCCGATATATGTAAAAGTTAATTTGACATATGGAAGTCTTACTAAATCATATGAACCATCCTGATTTTGAGACTCTGAAATCAAACATTCTCCTGAAATATTAGTATAACTGTAAAGATCAAGAATTGTTTTTCCTGGAATACATTTAAGATAATTAAAATTCTTTACTATTTCGGTGTCCGAACTTCCTCCAGTAACCACTACATTATTATGCATCTTAGAATGTGTTTCTGTTTTCTTAAAGAATCCAAAAACTTTTTTCTCTGTTGTGTACTTTTCTTCATAAACAAAGTAGAACTTATGATCTTCAAGTTTTAATGATTCTGGATTTATTTCTATCTTTGTAACTCTATAATCTTTAATTGAGGGTAAGTCGTTAAATAATCTTCCTATTTTCATCATAATTTAACATTTTTTATTAATTTACTTGAAGTTCTATCATAAAATAAATCCTTATCAGTAAGTAGACCCTTTTCATATAATAGATTAAGAAACTCATTTAATTCTTTTTCTGTTTTAAATGTATATTCTTTTCTTCTTATATTATTCCCATACATATCGATTTTATAGTAAATTATAATATATGGAAGTCTATATACTTTATAAGATCCATCAGAATACATATCTTCTCCTATTATTCCATCCTTAACACCACAATAAAATACTGAATTTGGAAGTCTTATAGATTGTCCCGGTTCAATATTTTCATATTTTCTAGATTCTTGTGAGTAAATCATATCTCTCATATAATTCTTTTGACGACATTTGATAAACCCAAGGAACTTTTTTGTATATTCTGGATAAAATCGATATCTTTCTTCTAAAACAATTGATTTTTCAATTGATACTGAGATAATCAATTCTTTTGTAAAAATTAATTTTTCTAATGTTATCATAATAGTAAAAGTAGTTTTTCTGGTCGATCCCAATAAGCTTCTATTGCTGATTTCAAATACTCATATGCATTAGTCTTTGGGATGTCAGGATTGTAATGTAAAATGAAATCTCGAATTTTCATTCTATACATTCTAAATTTCTTCAACATAAAATCATTATCTCCACCTGGACACTCTGGATTTTGATAAGCTTGTTCCTTGTAAGACTGAATAATATTATACAATCTATCTCCAAGTTCAATACTATAACCAGCAGAATATGGTCCTTGGTTATGATTTTCTTCAATTAATTTTCCAGATTCCCAAGCTTCTTTTTTATACTCTACTTCTTTTCTAACGTTTCTAAGATATCTTTGATGACGTCTTTCTTTTTTTCTTTTACTACTAGTCATACTGTTCTTTTATATATGAATAATTTATCTTTATTACCATCTATTACAAACTTCCAATCTTTCCGAAATATTACTTTAAGGAAATCAATATAATCAGAAAAACCGATCCCAAGTTGAGGTTTCATCCCATTTAAGAATATTTTATCAACTGAAGATATTCTTATAGTTCCATAATAACCTTGTAAATTTTCACGAGGGTCTTTTAATACAGGATTAACGGAAGCAACAATATTACTAATTTTATAGTCAGTTACTATAACTTCAATACATTTCCGTATAGATTTAACATATTCCTTATACTCTTTTGACCCTAAAGTTCTCTTAAGATCATAGGCTGCATATAAAACATCATAATTAATGCTTCTACACAACTCTTCTCCATACTGATAAAAAATATCTATAAAACTAGAATAAGGTGAATCATCAATAATATCTAAGATCTCAGATTTTCTAGGATAACCAATAAAAGCTTCGAATTTAGTTTGAATACACCAACCCTCATTATTTAAAATCGAGAGTAAAGTTTTAAGTTGTTCAATATTAGTACTTTCACTCATCGAAAACTTGTTCTTCTGAAATTGGTAATACTGGAAGTTGCTGAATTTCTTCGGGAGTCATAAGGATCTCTGCTACCTTCATAATAACCTCCTCACACTCTTCCGATTTTACTTTTGGAGGAATTGTTCTTACTATCCTTCCAAATAATTCCTTAATATCTTTATATTTTTCAGTATCAGGAAGACTTAGAGATAAAGTTCTAGTATCTTGTCTAAGTCCTCGTACTGTGTGAATATATTGACATCTAGGACGATTATCAATTCTTCTATAATAAATTATGTTTCTAGCTCTAGCTAAAATACAATTTATTCTAAAGTCCATTTCTTGTTCGTTCATAATTTTTTATATATTTTTAATTACATTATTAAGGGATTCAAATCTTTTCGGATCACTATTTATAAATCTTCTATAAAATATTTCTTTTTCTACAGCGTAACCTAATTCAAAATAATTTATTAAAGAATAACCCATAACGATACCAGTACCAATATCACTGAAACGAATAGAAAAAACATCTCTTAATCTATTATTTCCATCAAAAAACCAAAACTCATTCTGTTGATTTACTCCAATAAAATTACCTAAGAGATCAAAATACTTAGATTTATATAATCCTTCCATTGCTTTAGAAGATAAAATTTCTAATTTCTGATCTGTCTCCCATAAATACTCTTTAATTTCAAGAGACCTAAGTTCTCCGAGAGTTGGAAAAAGAATATTAGTATAATTATTCCAATCAGCCCAAGGAATTAAAATTTCTAGGTCTTTTCCATACAAAGGTGGTTTTTCTGGATTTACTTTCAAACATTTTTCATACAACTGTAATCCTTTTTTTACATCCGAAGTATAAATTGAAATATAACTAATCATAATTACTACTAACTGCTATATATCTATTATTATCTAGATCTACTAATACTAAACATATTTTACCACCTGACATATAAAATAAATCACCTTCCCAAAATTCATTCCTATTAACTCCAACTTCTTTCCAAGCTTTTCTAAAGGATGTTATTAAATAATCTTTAGTATAAAAGTTAGTTATTATAGATGATTTAGATATATTAACAATCTCTATAAACTTTTTAGAAATCGAACTTCCTGAAATAAATCCAAAAGGCATAACTAATTCTTCTAGGTCTTTCTTTAATGATAGCATCCTCGAAACATTAAGATATTTCTCATTAATTGGATGTGTCGGTTCTTTTACTTCTCCTAAACTAAAGAAATAATCATATAGCTCAGAAAATTCAGGATAAAACTCTTCAATTATCTTAGGATCCGCTGTTATAAGTTCGGCCGTATTATTTTCCCATCGAACCTTACAATATTGTCTAAACTTTTTATTTAAATCTAATCCAGAACATAAGACTTTTAATAAAAACTCATTATCCTTCATTATCATGTATAATATAATTCGTTAAATATGGAGTAATTACAAAACGGCCGGAAGAAAACAGCGAAATATCTAAAACCTTGATCCTCCAATCTCTCTCAGGTGGTAAAGGAAATTCATCATTATTTTCAAAAGTAGTGTAATTATGTCCATAAGGTAGACTTTCTTTATAAAAGCTATCTAACCCGGAGATATTTACTCTTGCATCATTCCCATCACTTATAAAAGGATTACTCAAAAGAGTTTTAAAACTCTTTTCTAGGTTTCTTGTAAAATCATGTTTGAATGTTTTGACCTCCGTTTCTATTTCTCTACCACCAAAAGAATATTTACTTGAAAAATATCTATATATCTCCTTAAGTCTGGTGAAAGAGATCTTATAATCAAACTTTCCTCCCGTTAAACAAAAAACAGTTCGAAAAATATGAAACTCTGGATAAAATTCCTGAACTGCGTCAGAAATTATAGGCTCAAGATAATCATTAAATGGTGTTGTGATATACTCTTGATAAAACTTACAGTATTCATAAAATTTTTGATCCAATGAAACCTCAGGATCTGATAGGATATTTATTATATTATTCTCTTCCATAATAAAAAATAAAAAGAGCTGCCTGGAAATTCCAAACAACTCTCTTGATTACTATTTCTATTTCTTTCTGATAACTTCGTCAATAATTCCAAAATCTAATGCTTCTTGTGCAGTCATCCAATTATCTCTCTCACAAGCATCTGCAACAGTTTCATAGGTTTGACCTGTCTGCTCTACAATAGTTTCATAAAGTTCTTTTCTTAGACGTTCCATCTCCTTAGCTTCAATAATAATATCTGTAGTTTGCCCAGATAGTTGACCTATGAGTGGTTGATGAATCATTGTTCTAGATCTTCTAAGTGCTGAACGTTTACCTTTAGTTCCACACATTAGAATCATAGCACCATAAGACGCACATAATCCAGTATTTATTGTTCTAACATCAGAATCAATAAATTCCATAGAATCAATAATTCCCGCACCAGAACTACAACTACCCCCAGGACTATTCACATACATAGTAATATCTGCATTTTCTACAGAATCTAGATATAATAATTGAGAAACTACTATATTTGCACTATCTGAATTTACATCTGTACCAAAGAAAATTTGACGTTTACTCATAAGCTTAGAAAAAATATCTAGCTGAGACATATTTCTTTCAGACTCCTCAAGAATATATGGATTGATATAACCTCCTCTAGCTTCTGACATTTTATGAAGTTTATCATCAAAACTAGTCATCTTAAAAGGATTCTGAGATTTATAAAAACTTCTAAAATCTTTAATTGTTTTATTTTCCATAATTTATAATAATTAAATGTTTTTATTCAATTATAAGATTTTGAAGCTTAGAAAAAGAAAAATCCCCAATCTTCACAGACTAGGGATTCCTATTAAACCTTAAAAACTAATACTAACAAACAAAACACATATCGGTGTTTATCATTAATAAGATTCTGAATCGTTGTAAGGAGCAAAAAAGAAGAAGACCGGATTTCTCACAGTCTTCTTTTTGTTTTTAACCTGGAAATTTATAAACATAAACAGGCTCTTTTTCGAATTCTAAGTCTTCAACGATACAAGGAAATGAATATTCTGAATGTAATCGTCGGATGATTCTAGGAAATAATTCTTGATCTCCTCGATTTTGTAAGTTATTTACAAACTTATACATCTTAGGTCTTCCATCAGCTGCTACAATCTCTAAATTATCTATCCACGTATTCCAGATTCTTTGAGCTTGTTCTTCAGAGAGTGCTAAGATGTAATATCCTTTCCATCTATAAACATTGAAATTTGTTGGGACAATTGAAAAAATTCCATCTGTATATACTCTTTCACCTAACCCATCAAGAGTTATGTAATAAATTGGCTTAGGAGAATCCAATTTTATAACTTTTTCAACATTAGTAACTTTGTACTCCTTTTCTCTTTCAATTTCAGGAAAACCGATAATTTCTGGAGATATTACAAGTTTAACCCCAATTCTTAAGATTCCATCTTCTCTGACATAATTAATTCCTTGTTTTTGTTTTAATTCTTTTTCCATGATTCTTGGATTTTATTGGTTTATCTCAAAAGTAAGGTTTTAAGACTTTTTCCAAGAAAAGGATCTATCAGTTAAATCAACTTTTATTCCTTCTATCTTTGACGATGAAGTTATTCCAGGGAGTCTTATTAACCTTCCAAATTTCTTTAGGAAGGCTCTATATTCCCCAAGTTTTAGAATATCAGTACCTTGCGCCGGTAATATAATAAATTTTGAATATTCTTCATAAATTTTAATAGCTGATTCCTTAGATTTAGCAAATATAAAATACCAACAAAAATCAATATCCGGCGCCTCTATTTCTACTTTATAAACTTCCATAACTCCTATAACATTCCCATTCTTTCTAAAATTGTTTCAATAGCCTCCCAATCAACACAAGAGGTATATATAGTTTTTATTTCTCCAGTATCGAAATTTACATACTCGGCTTCACCCCATCTAAGAGGTATTCCAAGAGCTGTATCATCTATCAAGAAATCTCCTAAAACTTTTCTTGCATATCCTATTACACCTTCTTCCTCTGGATTATCATTTACACAATACAGTGGAATTTCTCTTTCTCGAAACCATCTCTCAGCTTCTTCTAATGATGTTTCAGTTCTAAATTTTCCTCCAATATAATTATATGGATTATTTCTAGAATTATTCCGACAAGTCCAAAGAATCAATCTATGTCCAGCAGAAACTATCCTTTTTAAAACCCTTTCAGCTCCTGTATCAACCTCTGAAAAACCGGGTTCAGGAAGATTAGGAACACAAGTGCCATCGAAGTCTATCAAAAAAGTTGCCATAAATTTTCTATAGGTTTTGAGTTAATAAAAATCTTTTCAATCTCAGGAGAAATTGGTTTATTATGATAAAAATAATCAATCCAATTAGATATAACTATTTCTGCTGTAACTCCCCAAGGAACATAAAACACTCGAGATTCAGATATAGTATTCCTAAGTTCTTTGATAAAATCTTTTTGTTTTAAAATAGGTGGATATTTATATTTCCATCTACATAGAAAAAATTCTTTAATCTCCTTAAGTTTTTCATCTGTAATCTCTCCAGAATTATTAAGTGTTATTGGAAACCAATCGCTCATTTCACTCGTAAAAATAAGTATATCCAATTTTAATATTAAAATATATCTTCCTCTGTTATTTTCCATCTTTTGAATTCTTGTTCATAATTCTTTCTTTTCGGAGATCTAGGTCTTAGTTGTTCTTCAAATTTTTCCCAAGCTTCATTCTCGGAGGATGCAATAATTGTCATAAATTCTCTGAAAAATATAGGATTTCCTAATTTATCAAAATCAGATATTTCTTTTACAAAAAGATATGTCTTCATTTAACAAAGTGAGTTAGGTCATCAAACTTAACAGGCATACACTCCTTTCTGTAAAATTCCCACATATCTCCAGGCATAATACCTCTTCTTCCACAATGAGATATCAATTCGATAATATTTAATTCAGATGCAGTATAAATTCTACGTCCTTTAAAGAAATAAAACTCAACTGATTCTTTAATAGTTTTTATAAGTTGTGCTTCTTTGTAAATTATCTTAGGAGGATTAAGGAGATTATCTTGAAAGTATTTATTATTCATCCAAATAATTTGTTCTTTAAGATCAGTATAAAAATCATTCCAATCATCCCAATTATAACTTACTAACGAATATTTTTCAAGAATTCGAATAGCTACTATCGGAACTGGAGAACCTAATTTCAAATATTCTCCCCATACATCTTTATCTATTTTCTCTTCACCTGAACTCATCTTACTCTAATAACTAAAGTATTATCTCTAAATTCCTTCCAAGACTTAGCGTTTGACATCATAAATCCATAATTAATACACTCCTTTAGACCCTGTATCCAATCCTTTAAAGTAGTTCCAATCTCTACCCAAGTCCATTCCGAATCTGATACTTTTACTCTGGGCTTTTCTCCTGACGATCTCCAAGAATTTACATCTGAATAACCTGCTCGAAGTGCTTGCATCTCAGGGGTAGTATTTCCGAAGTATTGTCTAACTAAATCTAACTCAGATAATTCGATAGGAGACATATTAACTAAACCTCCTAACTCCTGAACTTCTTCGATAATATCCTGATCTGACTTTACTGTTCTTTTATAAATTGTTCCAGATGCTTCCAAGATCTTAGCAAACTCACGACCAATCATTACATAATCAGCACCAAGGGCAATAGCTTTTAGGATATCCGAGTGACAAGTAATACCACCATCTGCAATAACTTTAACATCCCGAAGTCTACCTTTTCCTGATTTTCGAAGTGAATTAATTGCGCCGAGAATAGATGCCATAGGATAATGAAACCCATACTTATCTTGATCAACTAAAGATCCAGATGATATTCCGACACGTACATAATCAAATCCGGCGCCACTATACACTTCGTAAGTCTTAGGGTTAGCTATATTTCCACCCATCAAGATAACCTGTTTTCCGTAGAGCTGTTTTAATCTTTGTCCAATTTCCATAAGAGCTACATCATGACCATTTCCAGAGTCGATGCAGATATGAAATTGTTGAGTTGAACCTCTTTGATCTATATTTATAAAATTTTCTCTTACCTCCTGAAGACTAAACGCACAGAAGATAAATCCACACGCTTCAAGTCTAGTTCCAAGTTCAACAGTTCTAGGGAGGATAGGCTTAATTCCAGAATCTTGCCATACTTTCCAATTATCAACTCCAACAATAGCTTCCATCGGACTTGTAAAGATGGGTAAACTTTTTGGCACCCCCGTAACTTCCTGATCATCTAAAACAAAATAATCAAGTTTTCCAGAGTTAGTCCATCCTGAGTTAAGATTATCAGGAACTAACATAACATCTGATAATTCTAAGTACTTTTCCATATTTTTTATTATAATTTAAATAATTCATTCAATCTTTCCTCTTCGTAGAAAAACTTCTCTAAAAGCTCATCTTTACTCTTATTAAGCTCCTCTATTCTTTTTTCCAAGGACTTTATATTATCTTCCATTTTTGTAATTCTCTTTGACATATTTCTAATTCCAATACGTTTAAAAACATTAAATTGTTCTTCTAGCATCTTCTCTGAAAACGCTACACAATAACTACTACACTCTATTGTTATACGTTTTCCTTTAAAATCTTTAAATTCTCTACTATATTGATCTTTATATACTTCCCTAACAATTGGCTTATTATTAAAAATATTAAAAGAAGGAAGATAATATATGTATATCTTCTGGGTTCTCATATAATCATCATAATATTTTTTATATTTATTACGAACTTCATAATTATAAATAACTTTATAATAAGATATAGAGCGATCTATCGTACACTCCCACTCATACTCACCAATTTTCTGTTTATAAGTATAAGTATCTGGATTATTTTCGATAACTTCAGAAAATATTAATTTCCCTAAATCTTCAGTAATTTCTAATTCTCGTGTAAGAAAAACAGGTGAATAATCCACAATAGAAAAATCAAACCTATCAATGGGAATAATTGGTATTCCCGGTTTATATAATTTCTTAAGTTCTTGTTTATTAATTAAAGGATTATTAATTACAGTATTTATATATTCTGCTGAAAGAAATTCCTCACTTTTTGGAGAAAAATCGTTAAATAATTTTTCTATTATTGGATCGTCTTCTATACGATCCATTGTTAAATACTTATTATAAATTTCTTCTAATGTTAACATTTATAATTTTATTTTTATTACTACATATATAAGAAAATTAAAGGTTTAGTAGTTTCATCATCACTAAACCTATTCCAAATTCAATCTAAAAAAGCAAATTCATCACTTAACTGACAAAGCCACTCTTGATATTCTTCATCACTCATAGTCCTTTGCTTCTCTTTTGCTACTTCTACAATTGTTTCTCCGAAGTTAAACGATTCTTCATATTCTTCCATAATTTCTTTTTTAAGTTTATTACATATATAAGGCTTTAAGGAAATTATATACGGAAAATAAAAAAAAATTACTTATCACAAAAAATAAATTATATTTTTATTTCATATATAATATTTTAAGAAAAAAAGAAGGGAAATTAATCCCCTCTATTAAAAATATTCACATTTACTTCTTTAAAACCTCCTGCTGATAAAACAGCATTACTACAAGCAAATCTATCCTCCTGTTTTAATTTTTGATACATTTGAAGTATTTGTCCTGTTGGAGAATCATCAGTTAAGTGTATCTGATTTTCCCTTAACATTTCATTACTAACATATGTAATAAAACGGAAAAATTTTGTATCTTTCTGAAAAATTCCTAAGGCAACTCCATCATTCAATTTTCCTTCTAAATTCCATTCTCCCTCTTTTTGAACTTCAGGAATTATTGTTGTAATCATTGCAGAATTAGATCTTAGATAAATATCTACAATCTTTTCAAAGTCAATATTATCTATTTTTAGATATCTTTCGCGATACCTTCTCATAAAATGTGCTTCGAATATTACAATATTCCTCAAATTAACATCAAGTGATGGGAATAATATAGCATTCTTTTTTCCAGTTATTCCATTATTTACGATAGTATAAATGGTAGTCCCTTTTGAAAATTCTCTTTTATTAGGCCATGCTTCAATAATTGCTCGATATTGATTTCTTGATACATTAATAATCTTCGTCTCCTTAAACGGAACTGGAGACTTCGTTTGTTGATAAATCTTTAATATTTTATGTTTATTTTTATCTATTTCTCTATTAACTACATCTAGTATAGTCTGATAATCTCTTTTCAATTCTTTAAAGATCTCATCACTGTTCATGTTCATTGTAATCATAATTTTAATTCCTTTCTTTTAAATTGTTAATAAATCTCTTTTGATTGGTTTAAAAAAGCCGGAGACTTTATATCCCCGGCCAAGAATGGAAAAAGAATTACACTAAACAAGAAAACCCTGATAAAACACTTTTCCAGGATCTTATATTCTTCATTTCGGTTGATGTGCATTCAAACATATCCACCCCAAGTCTTTTCTTTCTCTTTGGATCTGGACCTCCTGTCTGTAATGTAAACCGAAATTTGTCACTATCTCTAAGGTGTTCAATTTTCACCATATAATAAGTTTCGTAATTTCCCTCTTCATTCTTTTCTGTAATTCGAACGAAAGATCTAACTGTATAATCTTTATCGTTCTCTGATACATAAAGCTCTTTAAGCGAGCCTTGTATGAATTCAAGATCAGCATCTTCAAGTTTTACTGCTAATCTAGTCATTCCGTGAACTCCTATACCTAAGAGTTCTGCATTGTAATTTTGTTTGATCAATTCTGCATCTAAACGAATTCCTGACCAAATTTCTTTTAAGTTTTTCATTTTCTTAATTGTTTTCTGTCCTCTAATTGCTTCGGACGTTGCACTTTTGTTAATTTAATTGTCTCTAAACCTCCTCTTCTGTTACAAAGGAGGTAGTTGTTCTAAATCTTGAATCAGATCTCTTGTTTCTTTAATTGCTTTTTTGGGTTTAAATGGAGATAATAATAAATACTCCAACTCTTTCTTCAAGTTATCTATTCTTGTTTTAGCCAGTTCAGGATCCGTCTCCATAACTTCCCTGATTAACCAATAATTAGCTGGAATTTCTCTACCATCTTTAACCCATAAGTCATCTAAACATAATTTTCGACCTAATAACTGTTCAAGACAATCTACACATAAATAGGTATGTCCCCATTTATCTTTTGGAATTTTATTATTCTCTATAACTAAATCCCAAAGTTCCGATTTTATCATATACCAATCAGCTCGTTTCCTCAGACTACCTTGAATCTGAAGCTCTTTTTGACAATGACTACATCTAAATTCTCTTTCCATTATATTTTTATTGTTATTGTCTCTTCAAAGTAAAAAAAGAGAACTAACTGACATTATTATATATCAATTAATTCTCTCTAGTAAGATATCTATTTATCTTCATATATAAGGCCTTTAAGGATTTTGAAATGGAGTAATTTTTGACTCTATTTTCCTTATTAATGTATAATAAAAATATAAAAAATTATGATAGAAAATGACAAATTACTATTTTTAGGTTTTATTGGAATTACAGTAATAATATGGTATATATTATTTTATGTATGGTTAGTAAAACGAAGAAGAGATCTAATTTTTGTTCGTGATGTTTGGATAGATGAAACTTCCGAAGTTGATATCATCCTACAATCTATGAAGGTATATAAACTTTCAGAATGTGTTACTCGCCAAGAAAAATATTATCAAGAATTAATCAAATATAAGAACGACAAAAGAGATTATTTATTTTTCCACCCTATTGGAGATAAGAAAGGTCAAGAAGAATTTTACAAGAATATGATAATAGCAACAGAATTAGTCCTAGATATTGATTCTTTAGAATCAAATGATCAAGTTGTTATCAGTATCTCTGGAAAATTTTACTTAAGGAAAGTATATAAACTTGACTTCGAAAATAATATTATATATTATAAAGAACCGAACAATACAGTAGTATCTGAAGCGAAATTATATAGTGTAGTATCTAAAGTTAAATTAATATTTGGTAAAGATTTATTAAAAGAAATATTATGAAAGATTTAATTAAAGAAACATTCAAAGTAATGTATGTAAAAGAAGGAATGAATCAGACTAAAAACTTAATCTCACAAGAAGATTATGAAGAAAAAGTTAAACCAATTCTAAAAGAGATTCAAGAACTAGAGTCAAAACAATCTGAGTATAACAAGAAAAATAAAAAGTATCAAGAACTCGAAAAGGAGATTAGAACACTCAAGGGAAAACTTAAACCCCTGGGAGAATGGTTTACTTCTAGATCACCTCTTGGAAAAGCCTTAGAGAATGGTGGACTCTTAATATTACCTTCACAACAAGGAGGTACTCATAAAGTAGAATTTATAAAAGAAGAGGTGGTATGAGAATTCGAGAATCATTACTTAGAAAATCTGCTATATATGGAGTAGTATTTCAACGTTCAGAACCAAAGAGATCGTTTTTTAATCCTGGGAGACCCTGTAAAGTAATACTATATGTAACAGGAGAAATCAGACCAGTTGAATTTAATTATGGAGATGATGATACTATGGGATATGATGTATATAAACGCTTGAAAGATGAACTGAATATAACCACTGGAGATGATGTTATAGAAATTATGAAGTTTATGTTGGAGGAAAAGAAAGAATGATAAAAATAGGTTGTTTATCGGATATTCATGGTTATGTTTATGATTTACAAACAAAATGTTACCCAGAGATTGAACTTCTAATTATTGCTGGAGATCTGTGTCCCACTGATGAAGTTATGTATCAAGAAGAGTGGCTTGAATATAATTATCAGAATATATTCATGAATAAGAAAATATTTCCGGATCTTCAAGAAATTATAATAGTTCCCGGAAATCATGACTACTGGATTGAGAGACACTATGATGACTTCCTCACACTTAGAAAGATATTTGGATACTCTACTAAAGTTCTGGTTGATGAAGAGTATGAATATATTTCTGGAATTACTGGAGAATCAGTAAAGATATATGGAAATCCTAGAACTTCTTTATGGTTACACGCTTTCCCACATAAACCTGGAAATATTGATATCTTAGAAATTCCAGGAGGAATAGATATTTTGGTAACTCATGAAGCCCCTAGGATATATCAACTTGAATGTATAAAACAGTCTCAAGGATGGTATGGAAAAGATGAACCTGGGAATCTAGCATTATCACAAAGAGTATTAGAGATCAATCCAAGGTATCACGTGTTTGGTCACATACATTACCCGGAAAGAGGTGAAGTATCTGGAATAAAATTTATGAATGTATCTCAACAAACTAGAGAAAATTATACTCCTAAGATACATATAATAGAATATACAGAATAAAAAATAAAGAGAGGTCTTGACTAATTAAAAGTCAAGTTAAACCTCTCTTTTTATTTCTTAAAGATATTTTTCTAGAAATTCTTTTAGTTCTTCCTCTGTACTATTTACAAAGGAAAATATTTTTTGTTTGGGTACATATTTTCCTTTAACTTTTTCTACACAAAACACTACTAGGTTAGTTCCAAAAAGTTCTAGTTGATCCATTCCATCATATCCTCCAAAGAAACTTCCTTTTTTAGTTTCATACAGATCTATATCTGGATAATTCTTTTCAAAATAATTGTAAACTTCTTTCTGTGTCATTTTTCTTAATTTATTTTACTATTTACACATATAAGAAAATCAACCGTCCAAAAATTCGACCGTCTGAGAAACCGGGAAAATCTTATAAATGTATTAGAAGACACAATAACAAAAAAGACATCATAGGCGTCTCAAGAAATGCGTAATGTATAGCTTGAGCTTGTGAAGAACTGAAAAATCATGTAAGGTTTAAATCTCACTAATCTCTTCAGAACTTCTACGTTTATGAGGTGCAAAATTAAACAACTTTAAACGACACAACAACAAAATTAAAATTAAAATAATTAACTGAATCTATAGACAAGATAGTTTAGCGGGTCAAAACACTAAGATAATTTGTTTTATCTTAGAGTCTCAGGTTAGAATCCTGATCAAGTTCTCTAGATTTATAATAGTTAATTATTTTATTTTTTTCCAACTGGATTCTGTATTAAAAATATTTTCCATCTCAAAAATGCTAAAAGCCTTATATATGAGATAATAAAAGTAAATAAATACTCCTTAAGCATGACAAAAAGCTTAAAGGAGTTTAATTTTTAAAATAAAAATTATGAAAAGAATTAACAAAATGAATGAATTGAACGTAGTAAACAATAAAGTAATGGCAGAATTAGTTAAACCAGAAATTACAGGACATGCTACATCAAATTTTGAAACAACCTTCCCTATTCCAAAGATAGGAGAAGTAAAAATGAAGATTGACGTAACAAGTACAGTAACGTCATCAATAGCCGCTCAAGAGAAATTGGATGAGTTGGCAGAAAAAAGAGCAAACCGAGCCTTAGAAAACATTGGAAAATTTGTAGGTTTGGTACTTGAGAAATCTCCGGAAATATTTGATATGTTCCAGAGTTTCGCAGAAAAGAATGAACAATACAAAGAAAAGTTCAGAGAAAAACAAAGCTTGGAAGAATGGGATGAAAAAGTAAATAATCTCATCTTCCTGCTAAGACAAAAACCTAGTTCAATGACGAATCTAGAGTTTTTAGAAGAGACGTTAGAGAATGGGGATTATGAATCTCAAAAAATCTCTAAATGGGCGATCTTACAGTTTAATAAAAATAACCTTGGATTGCTGAATGAAAGACAAAGAGATTCATTAGCTAGTATAGGTTTTATTGGCTATTGAAATTTAAAAAAGGTAGAAGGACGAGAAAAAGTTCTTCTACTTCTTTTTCTCCCTTGACTTTCTTATATATGTATTATTAATAAAATATATTATGGGAACAAATTTCTATGCAGTAATCCCAGTGAAAAAAAGGGATAAAGAAAAAGCAAAAAAATTAATTGACGAAAACAAATTTAGTGAAGCAGCCGATCTTTTAAAGGATATAACAAAAGAAATACACCTAGGTAAAAGATCGGCCGGGTGGAAGTTTTTATTCAACGCCAATCTCGGAAAATATTATGAACTTACTCGCGAAGGTATAAATAAGTTCTTCGCGAAAAATAATGTTATAATAAAAGACGAATATGGCGTTGAGTATACGGCCGAGGAATTTTGGGAGAATGAGATAGGAAAGTTTTTAGAAAAAGGATATGACTTAGAGAGCTACTATAATGACAATCCAGATGAAGTTAGTCCATATTTTAGCTACTCTCGATCAATACCTTCCGAACTAAAAAAATATAACCCAAATAAATACGGGGAATTTTATAGTGATGGTCTAAGATTCACCATCACTGAAGATTTTTGTTAACGCCATAAAAATAAAGGATATAAGTGTAATAAAAGCTTGTATCCTTTTTATTTTCTCCTTTCAAAGCCTTATATATGAATAAAATAAACTTAAAAGAAAGGAAAAGAATATGAAACAAATTTTACAAAACGTAGTAAATTTCGAAAAACCTAAAGTTGTATTAACTAGATGCAACACTGAAAAAGAAAAACATGTCCCGCTACTTATGGAAATAGGGGGATATATTGTTGCTATGAAGTATGATGAAGATAGCAATATATATGGAACAGAGACAGTTTATTTTGATAGATTTGGAAAAATAGATTTAGGAATACAAGAAATTATAATGGAATTTACTCCAGGAGAAACAATGACGCTGGAGGAATTAGATAAAAGGCTTGAAGATTATAGCAATTATGATCTAAATGGTATCTGTTATAGACTCAGTGATTATTATAACACTTATTATGGATCTGTACATTTTATCCAAAGATTAAATGAATTAGGAATAAATGTTAAATACCCTGAGAAATTATACAACGAAAATACTACTCTAGGATACACAATAATAGTAAAGAAAGAATCTGATATGTTAAGAATTACTGCAATAAGTAAACAATATCATAATGTTGGAAACTTCGAAGAATATCGTAGTTTATTTTACTATAATCTCAGTAAAACAGTAGATTCAGGTAAACTTATAGAAATTGTTACAGATAGAGTAGTAAGTTGTGCAATTTATGAAAGGAACCGATTAGGGTTCAAGTATAATATAAAAATAAATGAGTGTATGGTACGACAGGTAAGAAGGAGAATAACTGACAATGATAAACTTGAAAAACTAATTAAGAAATCTATCAATGATGCACTGAAAAAAGAGGGAAATTAAATCCCTCTTTTTATTTTCTGTTCTTGAAGAAAAAGAAAAGGATAGCACATATACCACCCTTTTCTCCTAACCGTCTCAAAAATGCTAAAAGCCTTATATATGAGAGAATAGAAATTAAACTATAGAATCCTAAAGTATTGAAAGAAATTGGATATAATAGTTCTATTCTCTAATATTTTTAACTAAAACTCAATTAAATATTTATTATGAACATTGAGATTTTTAACATAACACTATTCATACTATTCGCTGTAGTATGGATAGCTGGGAGTATCTTAGTGATATCCCTAGTAGCTTCAGTCTTAGTAAAAATATTACTGAAGGCTTTGATAGCTATTTTCAATTTGGTTATTAATTAATCAAATACACCCTGGGCAAAATGTGCCTGGGGTTTTTCTTTCATATATTAGAATTTAAAGGACTATAGAGAGCAAAATTGTCTTTAAAAATTGAAGACAAAGGAGTTTCCCGTTATCCATCCCCTCCGATCGCTACCGCTGAGGGGATCTAAGGAAGAAACTTTGAATAAGATATATGGGAATGATAATAGGTTTTTCTCCGATTATTTAAATTTAAGTATATGGATTTTTATTCATATTTCCGCCTTCAAGAGGCGGATCTTATTTAAAATTTTATTGTCTACTTTTTTTCAGATATATTCTTATATTACGGAGAAATGAAACTTTTCAAATAAAGTAGTCAAAATGCGTTTAGTAATCTTTCAAATCCTAATTAGTGTAAAAGGGATCCTCCTGTGTCTTCAATTTTTAAAGACAATTTTAAAAACTGGATTCTGTATTGAATTAAAAATAACAATTAAAATATTTAATATTTATGATCAATAAATTACCGGATATCATAATACCAAGAGGTATTAGATATATTTCAGAAATGGATAGTTTATTTAGATTTTATAAACTACCTGTAAAGTGTATTATAAATAAACAATTACCTGGGTGTGGTTTTACTGAATACTGTATTAATGGTCCTGAAAATGTTATCTTATGCAGTCCTAGGAAGATGCTTCTAAAGAATAAGAAGGATCAACATGAATTTGAAGTTTATCTTGTAGTAAATGAACTTGAAAAAGAGATTGAAGTAGATAAAGATTTATCGAAAATTAATAAATCTATTAGTAGAGGAGATCAATTTATAGAAAAATTAGATGAAATAGTTAACGGAAAAGATACTGTATATAATAGATTAATGAATGAAATTAAAGATTATATTAATTTTAGAAAATCTTATGGTAAACCTTATAAGATATTAGTTACTTATGATTCTTATAGGATTGTAAAAGATATATTAACATCTTTGGGTATATTTCAATCTTTTTACACCATTATAGATGAGTTTCAAACTATCTTACATGATGCTAGATTTAAAAGTGATACTGAGTTAGGATTTCTGTATCATCTTAGACAGTCTCATTCAGCGCTATTTGTTAGTGCAACTCCTATGTTAGAAGAATATTTAAATATGTTAGATGAATTTGACGGCTTACCTTATATAGATATGGACTGGGGTAAAGAGGATCCTAGTAGAATTATAAAACCTAATCTTAAAGTATCATCTATGGTAAGTGTAGGTGCAAAACTTCCTGAGATAATAGATTCTTATAAATCTGGGAATTTCGAAAGGGCGGTTAGAATAGTAAACGGATATCCAGTAGAAATTATATCGGATGAAGCTGTATTTTATGTAAACTCTGTTAATCATATAGTCAGTATTATAAAGAAATGTGATCTCCAACCTGAAGAAGTAAATATCCTCTGTTCTAATACTCTAGAAAATCTCAAGAGAATACAGAAAAAACTTGGAAAGAGATTTACAATAGGAGATGTTCCATTAAAAGGAGTAAAATCTAAGATGTTTACATTTTGTACAAGGACAGTTTATCTAGGTGCTGACTTTTATTCTACTTGTGCTAGATCATTTATTTTCTCTGATAGTAATATAGATACTTTAGCAGTAGATATTTCTGATGATCTACCTCAGATTTTAGGTCGTCAAAGATTATTCGAAAATCCATGGAAGAATGATGCAATATTTTATTATCGTTCTATTTGTGATTATAGAAAAATATCTCAAGAAAAATTTGACGAAGAATTGGAAAGAAAAAAGAAGGCTACTAGTGATTTGTTAAGATCTTTCGAATCTGCACCAGACGATGCTAAATTAACATTAGCAGAAACTTATAGATATGTAGCTAAATCAGCAAATTATAAAGATAGTTACGTAGCAGTAAATGAACATCAAGGATCAAATTTAGTGCCAGTGTTTAATAATTTAGTATTAGTAAATGAGATTAGAGCTTTTAGAATACAGCAATATGATTATAAGGATAGATTTACAGTATTTTCTAGTGTTCATGCATCTTTAAGTACAGAAGATTTAATTAATCAAGAGGTTTCATCTGTTCTATATGAATTTGAACGGAAGACAACTTATTATGATAAAATGAAATTATTATGTAATACTAATTTATCTAAAGAGGCATTAGAGTTAATTTTAGCTCAGATATCAGAAGAGGATGATATTAAATCTCACTTCTTGGCTCTTGGACCGGAAAAAATAAAAGCTTTGGGATATAATATGACAAAGATTAGGAGGGAACTTGGAATTGTGATTTTTAATAAAGAATTATTGATTAATACAATTTTTACTAATTTTAACGTAGGAGATAAATTAAATCAAATTGATATTAAACAAAAATTATTTGATCTTTATACATCTATAAGTTATACTGCAACACCTAAAGCTACTGATTTAGGAAATTATTTTGAAATAAAAAAGTGTAAAATAACTCTTCCAGATAAAAGTAGAATTAATGGTATTGAGATTATAGGAGTAAAACCAGAATATCAAGGAACATATAACAACTTAAAAATAATAAACAATCAATTATGATAATATTTTTATTCTATTACTTCCTTATTGCAATATTTATCGGAGTATTCTTTATTCATACTCTAGATAATATAAAAAGTATGCTCCCTGAAGATGAATATGAGAAAATGAGACAGACTATAGTTAATTTTATGCCTTTCTTACCAATTGCATTATTAGTTATCTTGTTTTGGAAGAGATTTTAGCTTTTCCGTGCAATAATCTTTCAAAGCCTTATATATGTAGAAATAAACTTAAAAGAGAGATTATGGAAAAGTTAAAATTTTGGTTAGAGGAATTGAATCTAATCGCAAAAGAATTTAATCGTGAGCATGAACAATTTTGTGAAGAACATCTCACGAGATTGCAAAAAATTAATATGGAGCTAGATGAGGGTAGTCCGGAACATATTTTTGCATGTGAATATTACTACAATCTACTAGATAATAGATTGGAAAGTTTGAGAAGCCTTGGACAATTTTTTATGATATCAGTTACAAAAATGGACGAGGTACTTAAAAAATCAAGAGAAAACGAAAATCCCATTAGAGAAACTATAAGAAAAAACATAGATAATTTCATAGAATCTATTGAGAACCTAATGAAACTTCAGGACGGACTTAAAGGTTATTTGATGATTCATATTGATAGTATAAAGCCTATCAAACCGGAGATGCAAAAAATGATGAATGAGTTCGAGACTAAGAAGTTGGTTAAGATTCCAGAAGGTTGGGATTTTTTAGAAGTTGATGATGAATATAATGTCATCGTAGCAAGGGAGAAAAAGGGAGCTTAATGCTTCCTTCTCTTTTTTTCTTCTCCCTTGAATTCCTTATTAATGTGGATTAAAACTATGTGAGAACTAAAACAAAGTAATAATGAATCAAAAATCAAGATCACCCTGAAAAAAGATAAAAGTTATTAGGGTTAAAACTATTATGAAAGAACTATGCGATGAGTGTGGTTCTTTCTTTTTGCTTCTCTTAAAAATGCAAAACCTTATAATTGATGGAAAGAGAATCAAAGCTTTCCATCCTAAAAGAAATTATGAAAAATGAACAAGAAAGAGATTTATACTTTTGTGCAGATATTCATGGAAGTTTTCGAGAAATTACATGGATTATAACTCAACGTTATAAACTTAAAGATGCTAATATTATTTTTCTTGGAGATGTAGGATTAGGTTTTTCTAAGCCAGGGTATTATAATCAGGAGTTTGAAAGAATTAATACTAGACTAGAGAAAAATAATATAACATATTATTTTATAAGAGGGAATCATGATAACCTAGAGTATTGGAATGGAGGATTAATAAATGATTTCCCAAGAATTAAATTTCTCCAGGATCATGAAGTAGTAGAACTCTCGGGGAAAACAATATATCCGATCGGGGGAGCAACTTCAGTAGATTATAAATGGAGAATGAATTATAATGGATTGATGGAGAGAGTTGGTTCGTCTAAAAGAGTATGGTGGGAGACAGAAGATATAATTAAGAAGCCTATTAAAGATCTTCCAGGGAGGGTTGATATAATAGCTTCTCATACTGCTCCACTATGTTTTGAACCAATTATTACACGTCACGAAGAGGAAGCAGAAGATGTTTACCTCAGAGACTTAGAAAATCGAAAATACTTAGATCAGGTATTTAGAGGAGTAAGATGTAAGTATTGGTTCTTTGGACATTTTCATACTTCAATCACATCAAGTCTTGAGGATACTATATATAAATGTTTAGATATTAATGAATTATATATGTTTAGAAATCATGAGTAGTAGTAAAGGTACAATTTCAAATCCGTTATTAATGCCTATCGGAGAAGTTTTTTATGTTGATCATACTAAAGCAGTTTTGGATAGTAGTATAAAAATAAATTCAAAAGCTATCTTAGAAGAAATATTGCATTCTAAAGATACTGACCTTCAAGAGGATTTAAAGCTAGTTATTAGATATCTTCAAGGTTGTTTAGAGGAAACTATGGATAATCCTTGGTTTTTGAAAGAGATTAAAGATTTGAGGAAAAAGCTAGAGGAAACCGAGAAACGATGTGATGACTTAGAGGAAAAGTTAAAACATGTATTGCATAATGAATAATATTAAAAGTAGAATTAAATATATAACAGATCTTGAATTTAAAATAGAAGATAAGTATTTAGTTCTGGGAGGATATTATAATTCACTAAAAAGAACAACACCTAGAATTATTGCTAAGAGAATTACTACATTTTTCTTATCGGATGGAGGTAAAAGTGTTGTATTCTATGATCAAGCTTATTCAGGATTGTTTGAAGATGAATTTATTAAACCTATACTCCAGAAAATATTATCTGAAGCTAAACAATTATTTTCAACTCTCTCAGTAGATTATAAGATAATTCAAGATTACCTAAAAAAGTGAATTTTGCTATTTAAGAGAGGTTAAAGCCTTACAATTGAGAAGAACATTAGAAAAATTTATAAAAATATAGATTAATCTAGTGTTCTTTTTTAATTTTGAAGTGTAATAAATAGCACTTCAGAAACCCTCAAAATCTAATAAATGAGGGGATATTATATAGAAACTCCCCTCGATAGTTAAAGTTATAAAGAAAAATAAACAAATTAAAAAGCTAGAAAAATGGCAAAATCAAAAAATGACAACATTAACATTTCAATTTTTACAGCATTGAAAGTTAGTGAGATTTCAAGAGTACCAGTACTTATTATGTCTAATCCAGGTCTTGGTAAATCAACTTCAGTAGAAATGTTTGCAGAAGTTCGGGATTATCACCTAGTCCTTCTTAGAGGTAATAGTACAACTGCAGAAGAAGTTATGGGATATGATGTGGCTACGAGTGATCAAGAAAACCCAACAACTAGACATCTTAGACCTTCTTGGTATACTGAAATCTTAAAAGTTGCAGAAAAAGGAGGTAAATCACTGTTATTTTTGGATGAGATCACCACAGCAAACGAATACGTACAGGCTAGTTTATTGCATTTAGTATTTGAGCGTAAAGTGGGTTCAGAAAGACTTCCAGAGAATACATTGATTGTTTCTGCAGGTAATTATGCACAGAATCTTTCGAATTCTATGCAAATGCTACCTCCGTTAATGAATCGTTTTATGATTTACAACATTACTCCGGATCATACAGACCTGGATACATTCCTTTGTAAATATGACGGAGCTATTGCATCATCAGAAGGTAAGGTTAAAGATTTCATGGGAAGTCTTAGAGATACGATGAAAAAACTTGATGCTCAGGAAGTAGAAATTCCGGCTGATCAATATAATAAGATTGGCGAGTATATCGAACGTGGTATTAAACAAACTGCTCGAGCATTGATGACTTCTGGTGGTAAACCTGTAGACTTAGCAATTACAGAACTTAATGGTATCTATGCTGATGCCGAAAATGAGACTAAGCTTTATGGATTTACAACTTTCCGAACTTTGAATTATCTTAGAGACGTTACAATTGCAAGTTTCAAGTGTTTTGGTAAGAGTGGTATTACTTCAGATAACTATCGTAATATGATCGATGGTCTTTGTGGTATTGGTATTTCTCGAGATCCAAAAACAAAGAATTTGATTAAGACGCCGATTTCTAAGGACTTCTATGATACTATGGTTAATATCGTTAATGATATTGAAAAGATGAAGAATGATAAACTTCCTAAGTATACTAAGTTCTTCAACGAAATCATAGATGGAAAGAAAAAGCTAGAAGTTCCTGAAATGCAAGCAATAATCAATAAGTTATCAGAACTTAAATCAGATAAGGACTTAGAACAAATCGAACGTCCGATTGATCCAGCTTGCATCGAGAAATTGTTTAAATTGAGTAAGGATTCTGGTTCTTCTATTACCAAGATTAAAGTATCTACTACTGATAAATTCTTGGATAAAGTACCAGTAGAGACATTCATCGGATATGTATCTTATTGGAATACAATTTCAGATCTTATGACTTCTATTCAAAGTCTGATTACAGATTCTTCTAAGGGTTATAAGGATGATACTTTGGCATTGTTGAAGAATACTCAAGAAGACCTTAGAACTTCTGGATTTAAACTCAGATCAATTCGTAAGATTATTCTTCAGGAAGATCCGAGCATGGGAAGTATGGTTCCTGATATTAGAAGTTTTAAATAATTATACTATTATATGAGTGTTAACCTTAGAGAAAAATATGTAATGATCATGTGGATCTCTAAGGTTAATTTATTAGAAAAATATCAAAATTTAAAATTATGAGAAATCAGACAGAGTTAGAATTTATTAAAAGATTCATTGACAATACTTATAGTAGATTCGGGAATATGTTAATGGTTAATACAGAAAAACCATTTAATCCTGATAATCCTGAACTTGGATATTGTTTTAAATATAAAGATGATATCTCAGGAAATGTTATCTATAAAATTGTCTGCTCAGAGATTAAGATTCCACGTACTGATTTTCGTATTCTTATGCATGAGTACGGACATATTTACTTAGGACATCTTGATGGTATTCATGAAGAGCTTGATACTCAGATTTGTAATACCTTCAGAGATTATCGAGGTGAATTGATTGATCGAATTAATAAAGAGTGTGGAATTGATTTTGCAGAGAAGTTGATTGAGAGAGTAATAGATGATCCAGTTCTTAATCACAGTCTTCATAATATTGCTATGGATATGGAAGTAAATTCTAAAATCCTAAGTACTGAAGATGTAGAGGAGATGGAATCAGATATCTCATCAGTTCTTCCTAATTATCAACTTGAGCTCTTGAAATATAATAGAGATCACACTGATAATGAAGAAGCAAAACAGGCTCTTGATGATATGATAAAGAAGATGGAAAATGAGGCTAAAATTAAACTCATTGTTCCAGAAAGATATTATATATCCGAAGGTAATCCTTTCCCGAGTGAACTTAGTTACCCCGAATATTTGATGCTAATTGTTCAACACTTGGATCAGTTTGTTAAGATGTTGGTTTCTATTAAAAAAGGTGGAAACGGTGATACATCCCAAGTTACAAATCAAGATATTCAAGATGCACTTCAAGGTAATGGTTCAGGATCTGGACAAGGTAATCAGCAAAGTGGTGGTGGAATGCAAGGTCTTTCTGATCTTATGCAGGAAATGGGTATGACTGATGGTTCTGGTAGTGGTTCGGGATCTGGACAAGGTAATCAGCAAGGTAAAGGTGATCCAAAAGATTGTCCATATAAAGGAAAGAGAGATTCTGGTTCAGGTGATTTGAACAGTAACGGTAAAGATGAGGGTGGAACTCATAAAGATCACAGAACAGACTCTAGAGACGATGCCGATAAAAAACGTGAGCTTGGACAAATTCGTTCAGGAGGTGGCGTTGGATGTGGTTCTAGTGGAGCTCCAGATGCAACGAGACTTGTGGATAAGACAGACGAAGTAGATATGGCTCTAGATGAAGTAATGTTAAATTATAAATCTAGAGTGGTTAAAGTTGATACAAAGAAAGATCTTATGTATCTTTATAATCGTGGTATTAATCGTTCTGTTATTGCTCCAACTATTAGAAGAAAGGTAACCATGTCTAATGAACCAACTATTGTATTTTTAATTGATATTTCGGGATCTATGGATACACGATTGGTTGATAGAATTTTGAATACTATTGCCAATAAAATGAAAAAGATTGGACGTGGATTAAAGTATAATATTATTTCATGGTCTACACAGCTTGGAGATCATATTAAAGATATCGACCCGAGAAAGGGTGTTCCAAGAATCTCTATGGGAGGTGGAACAAGAATGGCTAGAGGTATGGAATATTTCAGACAGAATTATGGACCTGAAGCTATCTTGATCTTAATATCAGACTTTGAAGATTACTTGGAAGAATGGCATGAACAAGAACTTAAGATGTCTAATTATACCATGTACGGATTTAATTATGGATATAGTAATTATAATCAAGAATTTAAATATTTCAAAGTGAAAAATTTTAAAAACAATGGCAACTATTAATGATAGAAACATAAATAGAGACAAAGTCCATTCATTGGTTGAAGTATTTTATCAACCATCATTTAAGACTTTCTATGTTAATTCAGTAGATGGAGAGACATTTGTAAAGCCTGTAGGTGTATTTGTAAGTTTAGGAATAACTACGTCTTTGAAGGTCTTAGAAGATATCAAGAACATTATTTCCGGAAGTGAAGGTTATAGTGCGACTTTGGCAGAGATTAAATCTAAGAAGGTAGCAGGTCAGTTCTTAAATACTGTTACATGTACTACCGGACCTAAACAATATAAAATTACAAATCTTTCAGAGGATATTATGGGAGAGGAGGAGTCTAAGGCAGAATTGGAGAGAATGAAGAACTTGATGAATCCGTCTCAAGATTTAGATATCCTTAAAGAGTATGCACCTAAGATTTCCAGGTTGCAAGACTTGATAGATAAATTAACTTCTACACATGGTTGGGATGCTCATTTGATTCAAAAAGAGGCTTCCGGAGACTATCGAATATTCCATCAATATATTAATTATAAAAAGGAAGGCGAATTGGAATATCGTGTAGGAATACTCGTAACAGAAGATGTTGGAAACGATTAAGAAGGCTGTTTTAATTTCATTACTGTTATTACTTGGGTTTGGATTGGGGGTATTATATTACTCCCACTCCTCTCAAGATAAATCTAAGGGGGAAACTATATTACCTCCTCCAGAAATTATACAACCTGAAAAAAATAAAATTGATTCCCTTGAAGTAGAGATAATATCAAGGGATAGTATTATCAGTTATCTCAGAGAAAAGATTCATAGGATAGAATCTACTCGAACTGATAAAGTAGATAGTATTAGGGAATTACCGACAACAGAAGCGGTAGAATTTCTTAGACTTAAACTTAGAGAATTTGACAGTAAGTATTAAAGAAAATAGAACTTAGAGAACTTACTTTCGTGTTGATAAAAAGCACGATTACTGTCAAGTTCTCTAAGTTTTTTATTTTTCAATTTTAAATTGTTGAATTATGATCATAAAAAGATATTCTCAAAAACAATTTACTTTTACTGGTAGAGATTTAGTTGAGAAATTATATTTTGAAGGTTGGAAAGTAGAACAGAAGGAATATGGATTAAAATCAGCAGCTATTTCTGGAATAAAGAAAGTTGGTAAATTAATTGCTAAAAAATTAGATGAATCATCTAAATTAGATAGTGAAAAATTAAAGAAAATAAATGAATCTCTTAAGTCTGTTGCTAAGGATAGAAATCCTGAGGTATTAAAAAATATTGGAAAAGATGCTAAGAAATCTAATATTAAAATACTAAATGGAAAGAAAAAATTATCAAGTAGTGAAAAATTTTTTAGAAAACGATTTGATAAAACAAAATCTTGGGAGAAGAAGTCAAGTGATGTTTCTACTAAAGAGAAAATAGATTTGACAAGATCTAATGATAAATTTGATAGAAAGTTGGGAAAAGCTTTTATGAGTAGTGATCATGTAATAAATTTTCCTCCTTCCAGTGGACAAGCATCATTAGCTCATGAAATTGGACATTCAAAAAATTCAACTGGTAAAGGATTAGATAAGATAATATCAGATAAAAATAATGATATTAGAGGGTCTTATAGTAATAAAAATAAAAGAGTTGGGATTAGAAATGGATTAAAGACTTTATATCAAGGGAGTATAGTAGTTCAAGAAGAGAAAAATGCTTCTAAAAAGGCATTAAAATTATTAAAAGCTGCTGGTGCAAGTAAAGATGAATTAAAAAATGCAAAAGAAGAATTGGATTTAAGTCTAAAAACGTATAAGATTGGTAGAAATAAAGCCATTAAAGATTCAATCTCGAAACGATTAAAAGGATTTAAGAAAACAAAAACTATGTAATTATGAATATTATAAAAGTTATTGAAATATTACCACAAGATGTTTTCTTAAGATCAGCAACTTTATTTACAACAGCTTTTAGTGAAGAAATTATTGGATTATCTTCTTGTAATCGAATTAATTTAAAATGTAATATTTTTTATTTATTAAAAAAAGATAATTTTAATATTGAAACTAATTCCGAATTATATACGATTGTAGATAATATTAGAGATTTTAAAAATATCTGTTTAAAAAATTATTATATTATTAAAATTGATTCTGAATTTTTTTATGATGGATTGGATATTGTAGATGATATTAAACTTCAAAAAATAGAGAGAAAATTAGGGATAAGACAGATTGATAAAGTACAAGTAATATATGATTTAGATTATATATTAGATACTAATGAATATGTAAAGATAGTAGAACAAGATCTATATTATCCAATATCTGTATATGAAAATGAAGTTAGTCATCCTTATTATATCTATGAAATAAGAAAAGGAGATAATTATTTAGATTATTATGATGATGTTCTGTGGCGATATTTTTCAAAGAATCAACCAAAATATGAATTAATAGTTAATCGTATTGATCTAGAAATAGGAGAAAATCCTTTAGAGAAGATTAAATAAATTTATTCCTAATAATGATAATGGATAATATTATAGTAGGAGTATATCAAGAATCTTCAAACCATAGATCTATTTATCTTCTTATTCCTAAATGTGAATATAATATTATTAATTATGATAAGTTAATTTTTCCTGATAACTTACCTCCTGACAGTGAAAAAATATCTTGGTGGAAGTGTATAAATGATATTAATATAGAAGATTATTATATATTTAAGTATCCAAAATCTATTCCAATAGAGATTCCTTTCATGCTTTCAGTACCAGATAATTATTTTTGGAAATATCATTATAAAGAAGATATTGAAAATTTCTTGGATATTTTTATAGAAAGACTTAAATAATTTTCATACATACTTATTATTTCTTATGAAAAAAATAATCTATTGTCTCTTATTATCTCTATTTTTTATCACTAAAGGATATTCACAAGAGATAATAGAGCATCGCGGGGATACAATGATAGTTATATCTCCTGAAAATCTGAAAACAATTAATAGCATAATAGTAGATCTTGAGTCTTCCGAAAAAATTATAAAACTTCAAGGAGATATAATAAAAGAGGATTCGATTAAGGCAGCGAATCTAGACTCAATTATATCTTACCAGTCTATGATGATGAGGAAAAAAGATGATTATTATGTTAACTCTATACAAGCTTTAGAAAATAGCTTAAAGAAAGAAAAAAGAAAACGTAAATTATGGGCAGGTGCTTTAGGTTGTGTAGCAGTAATCCTAGGTGCTCTTGCCATAAGTAATTAAAAAGTCATGGTAGAAGTAGTTATTAATTATGATCAGTCTACACAAGAATATAAGATCTACGAACCTACGACAGATACTCTTTTGATATCTAGTAACCTGACTGAAGCGTTCGTTAATCTTTCTGTATTCTTAACATCAGCTGGATTAATTCAGGGCGACATATTGAATTATCCAGAAATATCTTATCACTTCGACAGTCATACAGTAAAGTCGATGATAGAGAGTAATGTAAATCTCCTTAAACGTCTACAAACAGCTCCTTCAGGATTTATGATTAGTAGTCAGAAGTTTGGCGGCTCTACTACATCTCCTATCAAACCTAAGAAACAAGAAAGTGGGTTTGATAGTAATGGTTTTAATAAATCTTATCAAGCAGATAGACGTTTTAGTGGGAAAAAGTCTTCTAGTTTTTCAGGGAAGTCAGGATTTAAGACATCTAATAAAAAATTTGGAGGACAATAAATAAATTTTAAAGTTATTAATAAAACTAAGAAAAAATGGGATACCAATTACAAGTTAAAACATCATTTGTATCTCCGGTAACATTAAAAATATTTACAGAGAATGGATATTTACCTATTTTTATAATAAGAAATATTAGTAATTCAGAATTAATTGGTAAGTATAATGGAACGGCAGTACATTTTAGAAATTTAGCTCCAAGTACAGAATTATTTAGAGCAAAGAGAGACGGGCTTATTGATTTTACAGAATTTTCTAAGAGATATATTATTGAGATGTCGAATGTAAATTTTGTAGAGGTTATTGATAAACTTAATTACTTGGCTGAACTTAGTAATGCAAGAGGAGTTATATTAATGGGTTATGGTTCTGATGATAAAATATGTCACAGATCTATCTTATCTAACCTAATTAACAGTATGGGAATATTAAACAGTCATATAACAGAAATAATACTATGAGAAGTAATCCTAGAGAAATTGAAATCCAGGAAGACATAGTAGCTAAATTAGATAGACTTGACATACATCCTTACTCAATAATATGTTCTTTTGCGATAGGAGAAGGAATTATATCAATTACATTTTACCTGAAACAAGATTTATCCGAGTTTCTTGATCTTTTAAGTTATAGAAGTCAATGTGATAAAACGGGATATTTAGTGATGGAAGATAATAATACAATAATTCTTTCAGGGTTGGCTTTAATTAATTTATATACACTATTATGAAAGATGCCTGGTTTAAAGAAGTATTTACCGAGTTTTACAAATTATCTTATATACGAGAAGGCAAATCTAAGAGAATCGTTCTAAAAGGACTTAGTGATCATAAGGTTTTAGATTATGTTATCCTAAGAATTACACCTACAGAAGATGTTATTTATTATCTCTATAATGGTTCTTCGATTCATATTCCAGAAAAGTGGATTGATCTATTTTCAAGTTTTAATACTCATTCAGGGTTTAGAGTCTTGGAGTGTTATGATAGTGATGTAGATGGATCTTTAAGTCATTTTGGATATCTTATGACAAGGTTAATTTGTCACTTAGATAAAAGTCTATCTAAAATTGAAGGAGAGGAGCTTTTGAATGTTCTTGGAGAGATAAGTGTAATTGGTACGAAAGAATTTAGAGAATGGTGCCTTGAAGAATTTGGATTAGAACTTGATCCCTTCGAATATCGTTCTTTGGATGAAAATTTAGATATTTAAAATTGATGAGATGAAACAGTTTGATATTTATACTGACGGATCTCACCTAGACAAACAAAATAATGGAAGACTTGGTATCGGAGGAGTTCTTATTGACCCTACCGGACCTGGAATGGGAACTATGCTTAATAAATTCTCAATTGAATTAACTCCTGAATATATGAATTTATCTTTTGGAGCTCAGAAGTGTAGCAATCCTAGTGCGGAGTTAGTAGCAGTTTTACATGCTTTATATGAATTTCGTGGTTCTTGGGGTCCGAATGATATTGTAGTAGTCCATGCAGATTATCTTGGTGTTCGAGAATGGATGACTGGTAATTGGAAAGTAAAAGAACCATACATTGCTCGAATTAAAGGTGATATTGATAAAGAAATAATTAAACAGGGTTTACAAAGAAGAATTGAGTATAAGTGGGTAAAGGGACATCAGAAAAATAATGGTGTTGATGCCGATATATACTGGAATAACTATGTAGATTCTCTAGCTAAAGGCAAAGGATAAAATGTTGAATAGTTGTAGAAACTCAAGAATTGTAGGTCCTTCTGGAATTTGGGAATATGAACAGTTGATCGGTGCTAAGGTAAAAGTTAGTTCATTACCTGTTAGTAATTTCTTTGGTTGTTTCTCAGGTGGAGGAAGTAATGATCTATTAACTATTAAAGATATTTATTTTAGAATATCTCTTGATGGAAAAACTATAACAGTGATCGAATTAACCGAGTATCCAGGGAAAATATTTACTTGGAAAGATTTGGAAATTATCGAGCTTAATGTTATTAGTAAGTTTAAAGCTGTATGTGGAACTTTCTTATCTAATCAATCAATTTGTGGATATGGAGTTGATACTGAAGCTTCTTGGATAAAAGATATGTCAAATGGAATAGCTTTTATCGATGAAAAGGGAAATATAATAACTAATCGTATAGTGAGAATCGTTGGAGCAAATGTAGAGGATATTAATACCGATACAAATGAAATTACAGATATAGATGTAAACTTCAATGGTGATATACTAGATAAAAGATAATAAAAATGGCACAATCACAGTTAACAAGATTTGAATGTATTTATGCCAATCGAGATGAAGCACTTAAGGCTCTCTCATGTGCATCTAGACAATATGCTGAATTAGTTGCTGTAAGATATTATAATGAAGTTGAAGATGTTTGTATTCTTTTAGTAATTTTTAAGAGTGCAGACTTAGGTGATTTTGACATTGTTTCAGATACTATGGAATTAAGTCAAGGTCCTAGAATATTTACAGCAAAAAAACAGTCAGAGGAACAATCAGATCAGGAGTGTATCTTGATTGCGTTGTTTGGTGAAAAACCTAAGAATGGAGATGTAGTAATCCTGACTTCTTATGACGGTACTACTTCCATTACTTATACAATGATCGGAGGACAGTGGATAAAAACTGGTGGAACTACTGCAGATGGACTTGGAATTATATTTGAAGATTCTAATACCATCGATTTTACAATGAGTCCTGGTCCTACTGAATCTAAGAAAACATTAACCGCTGATGTAAAATTGGATAATAATAATTTGATTTATGATGAGAAGGTTGATGGAATTCGTATTAATAAAATCTATGGAGGAACATTCTAAATGAAAAAAGTAAGAAGCCCGAAAGATATAAAAGTGATCTCCGGACGTTCTGCTAGAAATACAGCTCCTTTTGTTGGAAGACTTGGTAAACCTCTTAATCCAGGGGCTCTAAAATTTAAGCAGAGTAATATTCCAGGAGGAGATATATTTAATGATTATCTCTTAGATTTAATGAAATTAAAATAAGAAAAATATTATGGACTTGCTTGATAGAACTGATGTTAGTAATAAAAATCCTGGGGATTCATTAACTAGTGCTGATATCAATAGTATAAATAATACTGTTAATGCTGCAGTTAGTTATATAAATGAAAACTTAAAAGATTTTTGTAATGCTAATGCTGAAATAAATAATTATGAAAGAAAATTAACTCTTTCGGGAGCAATTAGATTAGTACCTGAAGCAAGACGACGTAGCGGATTGAAAATTAGATTTCTTGGTAGTGAAGGTGCATATTCAGAATATATTTATAAAGGACCAGATGCTGATGAATCTAATTGGGCTAATGAAGATAATTGGAAATCTCCTTACAACATTATTGACGGAGGAGAGTGGTAAGTTTAAATAATAACATAAATTATGAAAAATAGTTATATAAAAACTACATGGATTGATAATAAAACTCCTGTTAATGCGGCTAATTTAAATAAGATCGAGAGTGCTTTATCAGATCTTTATACTAACGCTCTTAGTTCTTCTGAGATTTTAGAAGGAGATGGTATTAGAATTACTAATACTAGTTGTCAGTCAGATTGTTACGGTAATACTACAAAAGGTATTCAATTTTCTGTATCAGATCGTGTAATGCAGTCTGATTCTTGTAAAGGTGTTGATATTGTAACAAATACCTTGGATATCCTTCAATTTGAAAAGGATAGATTATACCTATTCTTAGATCCAGAGAGAAAAACTTTGGTTAAGATGGTAATAAACGGAGTTACTATTTTTGAAGTGAAATAATAATGAGATGGAACGATAAAAACGGATACATCACATATAAACAAGCTCTTCAAAATATTAAATCATGTCTAGGGATAGCTAAGATAGATTATTCCATGAGATGTGAATTAGCTCCGTATATCACATATATCTTAAAATATATATCAGATAGATTAACTTTACTTCCAGAAGGATCAGATGTCAAAACTTATATTCAAGAGTTTTTTGATATTCGAGATCATGGTGAAGCTAAGATTGTATTTTATGCTGTAGATGAACTTAGATGTGAACTTGGAATTGATAATGGTGAAATATACGTTGAAGGTTCTGAGATTCCATACAATGAGGATAGATTTATTTATGCATGGAGTAATGTTTTGACTGCTATGTTAGTTAGAATTTTATTCCAGTATCAAAATCTTCTAGCTCAACCCGAATCTAATGACTGCCCTTGTAATAATGAATGTGGAAGAGGACAGACTACAGCGGATTACGAATCTTGGAGTTCTGGTGTTTATCCAGAAGATGAAAGTTATTCTTACTATAATTATAAAGAAGTAAACAATACGGAATGGAGAACTAATAATGATGTTCCGGAGTGTACAAAATGTCTAAGACAATGAGTGATATAATTGTAAAAAATCAACTTCCTGAACCAACCGTAATTATTCTTAAAAATTCGGTAGAACAGGGAAAGATGCCTACTCCAGAACAGCTTGAAGTAGGTGAATTAGGTTTAGGTCTTCATGCCGGAGAGGAAAGTATATGGGTCAAAAATTCTGATGGTGTAGTTGTAGATCTTAGAGTTCCTAGAGTTGATAATTTTTGGGGTGATTTTCTCCTTGAATATGAAACTCTTGAGGAATTTAATGCAGATCTAGAAGCCGGAAAAATTAGTGATACTTCGATAGCTTTCATCAAAGGATCTAGACAGGCTTGGACTAAAGGAACTTTCTTCGCATTATCAGAGGAAGAAATAAATAAACTGATCGATAGTAAAGTATTGTTATTCCCAAGTATGACTTCTGAGTTAACATCAGAAAGTACATCTGAAGAAATAGCAGAAATTTTTGGTGGAGCAGAGAATTTTGTTAAGCTTACTGAAAAGATTAAAGATCAGATTTCAATTGCGTCTTTAAGAGTAGATTCTGGGAAAGCGATAGTTCCTGTATCTATTCAATCTAGTATTATAGAGTGTGAAACTCAGTGTAAAAATGTATTAGTTCTAGAGTGGATTTATTCAGGGAAATATTATTCAGAAAAGATTATCCTGAATAGTTTTACATCTGAATTCTCAGTTGAAAGAGAATTTACAGAATCTACTTTTATTGAGGTAGTAGAAAAAATAGATGAGCTTTTTAATACAAACTTAGAACTTGTAGAACCTAAGATTAATGGAACTTGGGATTTCTATAATAATGCATTCGAACCTATAACAATTACTCCAAGTCCAAATAAATATAATCCTGTAATTGAAAATGGATATAAGGCTGTTTTCAAAGGAGTTTATACATGGACAAGTGAAGATGGAAAGAAAGATCCTACTGGAGTTGTTAAGGGTTCATTCTGGGATACTCTTACAGGTACTGATGTTAGTTCTGATATAGTAACTAGTCCTTATTATACAGAAGATGCTACTATTTCTATTAAACTTGAAGCTCCTAAGACTGGTTTTATGGTTAGAGGAGAAGATGTTGTTAGAAGTACTGGCGTTTATGATTATACAGAAGATACTAGATCAGTAACATTCGCACATAGATTATTCTATGGTGTATCTACTAAGGGAAAAGACTTAGTAGAGTATGATATTAAATCTCTGAAAACATCTGAATTAATTACTGAACATCCTAAAAAGACTCTAGAACATTTTTCTACAGAAATGGATGAATATGCTATTTTTGCTTATCCTAAAGTTCTTGGTGAGTTAGATAGTATTTATCAGGATGGAATTCGTGTAATTAAGGCATTTAACAAAGTAGAATTAGAAATCACTAATGGTGCTGGTGTAGTAATAGATTATATAGTTTATGTTACTAATAATCCAGGTGCTTTTACTGATGTTGAGTTAGAATTTAAATAAATAGTACAATGGCGTTAAATTTTGCAGATAGATTAGTGTCCAACAATCCTAGTGCATATGGAATTGTTAGAGCTATAGAAGTTAGTGGACACAAAACAGTATCTTCTCTTTCAGCATTGTATAAAATTCCCGACTGTATTCTTTCTGATACAGGGGATAATTCTGGTAATGATTCTCTTGGACAATTGTGGTATGTAATTGATGCCAAAGAAGTTTATCAGCTTGTTAATTGGGAAAAAAGAAATGAAGCTGGAGGATGGAAACCATACTTATCTGGAGTAATTACAGATGAAGCACTGAAAGAGATATTAAATACTAAGCAAGATAAATTGATAGCCGGAGAAGGGATTAGTATCAGTGAGGATAATGTAATTTCTTGCACTATAGATACATCACTTTTCAGAATGGTGGATGAGCTACCTTCTTTGGAGGAAGCAGAGACAAATAAAATTTATCTTCTTAGAAAAGAAAATAATATCGGAGAACTTCAGAGTTATACTGAATATATAGTAACTATTAAGGTTGACGAAGAAGGGAAAGAAATAAAAGAATGGGAAAAGATCGGTGAATATGATTTATCTATTGAACTTGCTCCCTATCTTAAAATAGAAGATGCAGAAAAGACTTACGTAAAGAAGGAAAACATCGTAGATTCATTCGAAGGTGGTGATCCTAAAGAGCAAGTTTTATCTGCTGAAAAAGGAAAAGAACTTAAAGAACTCGTAGATTCATTAGAGGAAAGAAAAGTAGATAGTGTAACAGCTACTGAGGGAAAAGGAATCATAGTAGAAGGTACTCATAACGATCCTACTATTGGTGTTCTTCGTGATCCTGAGTCTGAAGGATTTTTTACAATCGAAGAAACAGGTCTTAAACTTAGTGGTGTTCAGGATGCTATTGATGAAGCAGTTGGTGAATTAACTGATAGAGTAGAACTTGAATCTGATGTAGTCTATAATATCAATGAAATATTTCCAGGTGAAGGTAAGGGAGAAAATGGAGATCAGTGGCACATCCAATATGCTGCTGCTAAATTAGATGCTTACCTTCCAGCTGAAAAGAAAGTTCCAGGTATAAAAGTTAAGTTTATTAACTTAGACGGTAACTGGAGAACTTTCACTTTCAATGGTGGATATTTCTTGGATGGTAGAAACTGGAGTTATGATATCACTTCTAATGACTTCACTGAATTAGCTACAGAAAATCTTCCAACAGCTACTCCAGAATCAAATGGAGTAATGTCAAAAGAAGATAAAGCTAAACTTGATGGAATTAGTGAAACTATCAATAAAGATGTAGATGATAAGATTGCAGAAGTTAAAGAGACAATCGATAACTATACTGTAAATGGTTATAAAATTTCCACAAATCCATCTTTAGATAGAAATGATATCGGTCTTGGAAATGTTACTAATGACGCTCAGATAAAACGCTCTGAAATGGGTGTTCCTAAGGGTGTTGCTACTCTTGGAGAAGATGGTAAAGTTCCGGAATCACAACTTCCAGATTCAGTTCTTGGAAATGTTAAATATCAAGGAGTTTGGGATGCAGTTAATAATGTTCCTAAACTTGAACTTAACGATTTTGATTCCAATGGTCATTACTATATAGCTATTAATAAAGGCTCTCAATTTGGATATGATTTTGATCCAGGTGATTGGGTAATTAATAGTAATGGTAGATGGGTTAAAATTGATAATGTAGATTCAGTTAAGTCTGTAAATGGTCAGATCGGAATTGTTGAATTAGGTATAGAGGATATTCCTAATCTTAAGGAAACTCTAGATTCTAAAGCAACTAATGATGATTTCAATAGACACTTAACAGACTATAAGAATCCTCACAAGGTTACTAAAGATCAAGTAGGTCTGGGTAATGTAGATAATACAGCAGATAAGGATAAACCTATTTCTAATGCTACACAGGCATTAATTGATCAAACAAGAACCGTACTAGAAAATAAAATTTCTGAATTACAAACTAATACTGAGGCAGACTTAGAAGTATTTAGATCAGAATTTGAGAATAAATTAGCCGAACTTGCTGCTAAAGAAGAAGCTGATATTGTTGCTGTTAATAATAGTCTGAAGGAAGCAAAGACAGAACTTCAGAATAATATTGATAACTTAGCATCAAAGACAGAAAATGATTTAACAGTTGCTAAGAAAGAGTTGGATAATAAGATCTCTGAATTATCAACTAAAACAGAATCTGATCTTTCTACTCTTAGAGCTGACTTAGAATCTAGTATTTCTGTAACTAAAACAGAGCTTGAGAAGAGTATATCTGAATTGGCATCTAAAACAGAAAATGATCTTAATACTGCTAAATCAGAACTTGAAAAAGCTATATCAGACCTAACTGCTAAAGAAGAAGCTGATATTGTTGCTGTTAATAATGCTCTTTCTGAAGCTAAGAAAGAATTAGAAAACAGTATCTCTAGTTTAGCATCTAAGACAGAAAATGATCTTAGTTTAGCAACAAAAGATTTGAATAATAAGATCTCTGAATTAGCTACTAAAACAGAATCCGATCTTTCTACTCTTAGAGCTGACTTAGAATCTAGTATTTCCGTAACTAAGACTGATCTAGAATCTAAGATCACTGAATTAGCAACTAAGACTGATGCTAAATTCCAAGCAACTGATTCTAAGATTGAAGCAACTAAGACAGAGCTTCAAACTAATATTGATAACCTATCTCATCGTCATGATGATGATATGAAAGATATTAGAAGAGAAATCGAAGAGGCTACTGCTGGTTCTAATGAAGCACTTAATACACACATCCAAGATAAGAGTAATCCTCATCAAGTAACTAAAGAACAGGTAGGTCTTGGTAATGTTACAGATGATGCACAGGTTAAGCGTTCCGAAATGGGTATGCCAGAAGGAGTTGCTACACTTGATGCAACCGGAAAAGTGCCTTCATCTCAATTACCTAGTTTCGTAGATGATGTAATCGAAGTAGATTCATTTGACTTACTTCCTGAAACTGGTGAAACTGGTAAGATCTATGTAACTAAGGATACTAACTTGACTTATAGATGGTCAGGCTCTCAGTATGTAGAAATTTCTGAATCACTTGCACTTGGAGAAACGTCTAGTACAGCTTACCCAGGAGACAAAGGTAAGGCTACTACAGATAAAGTTAATGCTCATGTGGCTGACTTTGAAAATCCTCACCAAGTAACTAAAGAACAGATCGGTCTTGGAAATGTAGATAATACTTCTGATGCTGATAAGCCTATTTCTAGTGCAGTCCAAGAAGCTTTAGATGCTGTTAATAAAGAAGTTTCAGAACATAAAGCTGATAAGAATAATCCTCATGAGGTAACAAAAGCTCAAGTAGGTTTAGGAAATGTAGATAATACTGCAGACCTTGATAAACCAGTATCTAATGCTACACAGGAATTAGTAGATAATACTAAGAAAGAGCTTGATACTAAGATAGATAATCATACTTCAGACTTTAACAATCCTCATAAGGTAACAAAAGAACAAGTAGGACTAGGGAATGTTGATAATACAGCTGATATTAATAAGCCTGTATCTGTAGCACAACAAGCTTTAGTAGATTCTACAAAGGCAGAGTTGAAGAAAGATATTGGTGATATTGAAAAAGATGTTACTAATCACATAGCTGACAAGAATAATCCTCATGAAGTAAATAAACTTCAGGTAGGTCTTGGAAATGTTGATAATACATCAGATATCAATAAACCTGTATCTATTGCACAACAAGCTGCTTTAGATAAACTTAAGAGTGATCTTGAATCTATTATAGGTTCTACAGGAACAGATCTTAGTGCTCACTTGAAAGACTTTGATAATCCTCATAAGGTTACTAAAGATCAGGTTGGACTTGGTAAGGTGGATAACACTGCTGACCTTGAAAAACCTGTCTCTGTAGCAACTCAAGAGGCAATCAATGCTGTTCAGTCTAATCTTGATAAGACCAATATTTCATTAGAGAATCATATTGCAGATAAGAAGAATCCTCATGAAGTAACGAAGGAACAAGTAGGTCTAGGTAATGTAGATAATACATCTGACTTAGATAAACCTGTTTCTCATTATCAACAGGATGCTCTTGATGAACTTGAAAGAAGACTTCAAGGTTCTATTGATGGTTCTGGTTCTGATCTTAGTGCTCATATTTCAGATTTTAATAATCCGCATAAAGTAACTAAGGATCAGGTTGGACTTGGTAATGTAGATAATACAGCTGACAAGGATAAACCTATTTCTGATGCTACACAGAAAGCTTTGGATAGTATTAAGACAGAAACTAATACTATTATCGAAACTCATATTGCAGATAAGAAGAATCCTCATGAAGTAACGAAGGAACAGATTGGATTAGGTGAAGTAACAAATGATGCTCAAGTAAAACGTTCAGAGATGGGCGTAGCTGGGGGAGTTGCTACTCTTGATCCTGAAGGCAAAGTTCCTAGTTCTCAATTACCTAGCTTTGTAGACGATGTTATTGAAGTAGATTCTTACGATAACTTGCCTACTACAGGTGAAGCTGGAAAGATTTACGTAACCAAAGACACTAACCTAACCTATAGATGGTCTGGTTCTCGATATATTGAAATCTCAGCGTCTTTGGCTCTCGGTGAAACATCTAGTACTGCCTATGCTGGTGATAAGGGTAAGGCAACAACCGATTCTCTTAATGCACATTTGGCAGACTTTAACAATCCTCATAAGGTAGATAAAGCTCAGGTAGGTCTAGGTAATGTAGATAATACTTCAGATAAGGATAAACCTGTATCTGATGCAACCCAACAATTAATTAATGAAGTTAAGGAATCTATTAATAGCGGAAATACTACTATTACAGATAACTTAACTAAACATATAGAAGATTACAATAATCCTCATAAAGTAACGAAAGATCAAGTAGGTCTAGGTAACGTTGATAATACTTCAGATAAAGATAAACCTTTGTCTGATGCAGCTAAAGAAGCTATCAACGAGGTTAAGACTCTAATTACTTCTTCTGGAACTGACTTAAGCAATCATATTAAAGATTATATAAATCCTCATAGAGTAACTGCAGAACAAGTAGGTCTCGGAAATGTAAATAATACTTCCGACCTTGACAAACCTATTTCTAATGCTACTCAGAAGGAACTTGATAAACTTGACGCTAAGATTGATAAGATTAATACAGATCAGGGAACAGATCTTAGTGCTCACTTGAGAGATTTCAGTAATCCTCATAAAGTAACTAAAGAACAAATTGGACTCGGAAATGTAGATAATACTGCAGATCTCGATAAACCAATATCTACTGCTACACAAAAAGCAATTGATGATGCCAAAGCAGCTAATAATACTGCTTTAGATAATCATGCTAATCGTACAGATAATCCTCATAAGGTAACTAAGGATCAAGTAGGTTTAGGTAACGTTGATAATACAGCCGATATTAATAAACCTGTATCTGTAGCACAGCAGAATGCTCTTGATACTTTATCTAATAGTTTAAATACAGCTATTAATAATCACGTAGGTAATACTAATAATCCTCATCAAGTAACTAAAGAACAAGTAGGTCTCGGAAAAGTAGATAATACATCTGACTTAGAAAAGCCTATTTCAGTAGCAACTCAAAACGCTATTTCTGAAGTTGTTTCTAATCTGGATAAACATATTGCAGATAAGAACAATCCTCATGAAGTAACAAAAGAGCAAATTGGACTTGGTAGAGTTGATAATACATCAGACCTCGAGAAACCTATTTCAACAGCTACTCAGGTTGCTCTTGATAAGAAGGCTGAACTTGGACCTGATGGAAAAATACCTGAAAGTCAATTACCTGAAAGAACAATGCATAGTTTGTTCTATAAGGGTACTTGGGATGCTGAAAGGAATTTACCAACACTAGCTAATGGAGATAAGGCACAAGATGGTGATTACTATTTAGTTAATAATGATGGTGAGTCCTTTGGATATAAATTCATGGTAAATGATATTATATTCAATGCCAGTGGAATTTGGTATAGAATGATGGGCTCTAATAAGAGAGATAATCCTACTGAATTTAAGATTACTAAATTCACAGCAGATAGAACTTTATTAGAGAGAGGTGAATCAACAGAAATTACTCTTGAATGGGAATATCAATTGACCCCAAGTGGACAAATTAATTTCCAATTCATAGATACTCATGATATTCCTGTTGAGGAACGTACTTATAAGATTACTGCCACTGGAGGACAAACATTCACATTGAGAGGTTCGTATCTAAGTAAAGTTGCAACAGCTACTTTAACGATTGATACAGCTGATAAGGTTTATGTAGGTGCATCAAGTAATTCTGCTCCTACTGACTCTGACTTTATAGCAATGAATTCTTTCTTCTCCTTCGGTGATAATGAATTCCCATTCACTCCTATTGATTGTTCAGGAGGTAAGTATATTTACGTAGCAATTCCAACAGAAGAGTATAGTAAGTATAGAATCTATTGTAATAATTATCCTGTTGATGATGTAACAGTATACTCTAGACGTATAACTAACATCTTTACTGGATATACTGATTATACAATTACTAAACTTGCTAATCTCTATCATGGAATACTAAATATTGAAGTTAAATTAATTGATAAAAGATAATGCCAGAAAATAATTTAAAAGGAACGGTACTCTATTCGGGTATCGTTCCCACCAATACTTCTGACGTATATCCAACACATTCAGCCATTTATGGTATGGGAGGCTTCCGTTCAGTTAAAACAATAGCTGAGCGGGATGCTATTCCTGTAGAGCGACTAGAAGTAGGAGCTAAAGTATTGGTATCTGAACAAGAAACTGGATATTACGTTGAATCAATAGTAGATGGAAAAGTAAATTGGCAACTTGATACTTATTTATTTGCTGATAAACTCTTAGCATCTCCAGTTATCTCTGGTACTTGGAGTTTTAAAAATAATGCTGGTACAGAGGTTACAAATACAGAAGTTGGTGTTAGTAACGTAAATGCTAGTTCTATTACTATCGAACGAGGATATAAAGCAAAATTTGTTGGAAGTTTTAAATGGACTAAGACAACTACAAATAAAGCCCCTACTTCATGTAGTGGTGACTTAGGGACAACTTTACCTTCTAGTGATGTTGCTTCTCCAACAACTACTATTGATAATATTGCTGCTTCCAGAGTAATTAAAGAAACCTTAAGTGCACCTAAAAAAGGATTCATGGTTTCTGGTAGTTCTGTAGTTGTTGCATCTGGAAATGATACGACATCTGCACAATTTAGTATCAATGTATGGTCTAGACAGAGATATGGTGTAACTACTTCAGCTACTCCTACACAAGATGATATTAAAGCTATGACTGGAACAAAATTAGTCAATGCTAGAACTTTATCAGTTTCTGGAGTTACTGCTGATGGAACTCAATATTACAGTTATGCTTACCCAAAAGATCTTGGAGCACTTACTTCGATCGTTCAGAATGGTGCTGCCCCTGTTCTTGAAGACTTTAATAGAACTGAAGTCAATGTAACTAATGGAGCAGGAGTTGTTATCCCCTATTATGTATACACCTCTAAATATAAAGGTGCATTCCAAAATGTAAAACTAGATTTTAAATAATTAATATTAATATACAATGGCTAAATACCCAGCGCAGCTTCAGTCTGCGAACTTAAATGAATTCGGTATTGTATATGCCGATGAAGTACAAGGCCATAAAACAGTTGCTACTCTGAGTGCACTTTATGCTATTACAGACCCAATTCTTAGTAAATCTGTAGTAAATACAGGAAATGATGCTATTGGACAAGAATGGTATGTGATATCAGAGGGTTGTTACTATAGACTTGACAACTGGGCTAATAGACATAAAGCTTCTGGGTGGACTAAAATTCAAGTAGTAGATACTGAATTTAATAGTTTGTCTACTCATGGAGCTGATAAGATAAAAAATTTCACGACATCTCCTAGCACAGTTACTCTCAACTATAATACGTGGAGATCTTCGACTGTTAATGAAGATGGAACCGCTGTGATAAACGCTGCTACACAATCTGCAGCGGGAGTCTTAACCGCAGCGGATAAAACAAAGTTAGATGGATTAAATACAGATTCTATTAATGATATATCTGTAACATCTAATGCTAATAAAGCTACTATTACATTTGTATCTGATAATGGTAATAAGGAAGATATAAGTACTACTATAGACTTTCCTATATCTACTACTACCGCAGCAGGTACAATGAGCGCCAAAGATAAAACAGAATTAGATAGAATTAATACTGCTAACTTTGCTCTTGGCGCTGTAACTCCTGCTGCGTCTACTGTAGGAATAGCTGCTTCTAAAACAAATGTTACTGATGGTACTACCGCTGCGAATAATATTACGCTGCCTGCTGCTACACAATCTGCAGCGGGAGTCTTAACCGCAGCGGATAAAACAAAGTTAGATGGATTAAATACAGATTCTATTAATGATATATCTGTAACATCTAATGCTAATAAAGCTACTATTACATTTGTATCTGATAATGGTAATAAGGAAGATATAAGTACTACTATAGACTTTCCTATATCTACTACTACCGCAGCAGGTACAATGAGCGCCAAAGATAAAACAGAATTAGATAGAATTAATACTGCTAACTTTGCTCTTGGCGCTGTAACTCCTGCTGCGTCTACTGTAGGAATAGCTGCTTCTAAAACAAATGTTACTGATGGTACTACCGCTGCGAATAATATTACGCTGCCTGCTGCTACACAATCTGCAGCGGGAGTCTTAACCGCAGCGGATAAAACAAAAGTTGACCGAATCACAGGTACTAATCATGTTATTTCTCAACCTACTACAACAGCTACCTCAAGAGTAATTACTATAACGGGTATAAATCCTACAGATAATAAAGCAGTTTCTAGTTCTATTACTCTTCCAGAAGTATCAGAAACTCAGGCAGGCCTTGCAAGTGCATCTGATAAGAAGACTCTCAATGCTATTAAAACTCTTGGGAATTCTTCTCACTTAAATGATGATAATTGTTGGACTAGAACAGCTTCTAATGTAGCTATAAACTTCACTTGTACTAATGTTAGTGGTAATTCTACAGATACTGACGCAAAAAGTGAACATTCTGTTAATATTGGAGCTGCATCATCTACTCTTGCAGGGGTAATGACTTCAACCGATAAGACAGAACTTGATAGAATAACCACAGCGAATTTTGCTTTAGGTGCAGTTACGCCAGCAGCTTCAAGTGTAGCTATCGCAGCAACAAAAACAACTATTTCTACAGGAGTTAGTGCAGCAAACAATATAACTCTTCCCGCTGCAACTGCTAGTGTAGCTGGTGTTATGACTGCTGCAGATAAAGTAAAGCTTGATACTACTCTTCCTAACTTAATTAACTCTAATAAAACAACTATTGATAATTATACTGTAAATGGAATTAAAATTTCTACTAATCCCGTTGTAACAGGAGCAAATACTAAAGTAACTGGGTATTCAAAACCAACTACGACTGGAGCTATTGCAGCAACTGATAGTATCAATGGAGCTCTTGGAAAATTAGAGAAAAAGTTAGATGATGAAGTAACTAATAGAACTAATGCTGTTTCAAATCTAACTAATACAGTAAATAATAATAAGACTACAATAGATAACTATACTGTTGGAGGAATAAAAATTTCTGCTAATCCTAAAGTGGCAAATGGAACAAATACTACAGTATCTACTGCTAATAGTACGATTATTTGGTCTCTAAACTCTACTATATCACTTACTAGAGTTAATGCTTCTAGTGGATTCTATCAGACTTCAGATAAACGTTTGAAATCAGATATTAAACCTTTGGAACATACACTTGAGGAGATTTGTTCTATTCCGACAGATTCATTTATTTTAGGTGGGAAAAAAGACCTTGGAACTATAGCACAAGAACTTGAACCAACTTTCCCTGAACTAGTAACAGACGCCGAACTTAAACAATCCGATGTACCTAACCCTGAAAACTTTGAAACCATTGAGAAAGATGGTGAAACTTATGTTCTAGTTAAAGAAGTTGATTATGCTAAAATGAGTGTTCTAGCAATCGAAGGTATTAAATTACTTAAGGCCGAAATAGATGAACTTAAAAAGCAGTTATTAGATAAATAAAATAAAGGGAGGTTGATCAAGAGTAAAAACTTGATTGCCTCCTTTTAAATTTAAAAGTAGGAATGAAATGGATCAAATAATTAATTTTAAAATAAATACAGAACTATTTACAAGTAGATCTGAAGCGATCCTAGCCTTAGAAAACATTATATTTACTCAAGGAGAGCCAGTTATTGCAATTTATGGAACTACTTCTCAAAATGCTAAAATTATTCTAGCCGTCGGAAAAAGAAATGGAGCTGGAAAAAATGCATTTGAAATAATTTCCACTAAAGAAGATATGTCTGAAACTTTGAATATTATTAATTCTTTGAATAATGAGTTCACAGAACATATCAAAGCAGAAGCAGGTGATAAGCTTGGACATGTAATAACAGGAGGAGATATTGTTTTCTCTGGAGGTATAGGAACTGTAGTTTCGGCTGGAAAGGTAAAAAATAAACTTACTTTTACTGGTGGAACTTTTGAAGGAACAGATAAAACTACATTTGATGGTTCTGAGGCTGTAACGATAAAAATTCCTAGCCCCTCATTTACTGTTCCTAAACCATTAGGACATGCAATAGCTGGAGAATCTAAGGAGTGGGCTAGAGCTGACCATGTGCATGAAGCTCCTAAATCAGTCTCTGGAAATGCTGGTAGTGCTGATAAATTAAGTTCTAAAAGAAATATAACTTTAACCGGAGCTGTTACTGGAGGTGTAGTAACTGATTTTTCAGGAGATATTACAATTAATACTTCCAAAAACCATACACATGATATTTCAGAGGTTACTGGTCTACGAGGTGAGTTGAACACCTTAGAAGCAACTAAAGCTCCCATTGAAAGTCCTATCTTCACAGGAACTCCAGAGGCTCCAACAGCTCCACAAGGAACTAATACTAATCAGTTAGCTACTACTGCATTTGTTATCAAGGAAATTGGAGAAAAAATAGAAGCTGCTGTAGCCTTGAAATTTAAAGGAACTCTCGGAACAACTGGAACTGTTAAGAGTCTTCCTGCTCAACATACAACAGGTGACGTCTATGTTGCCACTACTGGAGCTCCGAATGTATCAGGACTTAGACTTGAACCTGGTGATATAATAATTTGTATCAAAGATGGTTCAACTGCTAATGATTCTGATTGGACAGTTGTACAGACTAATATAGATGGAGCTGTAACAGGACCAGGAAGTGCAGTTTCTGGAAATCTAGTACTTTTTAATGGAACTACAGGAAAAGTTATATCAGATTCTGGTCTTTCATTAGCAGACCTAGCAAAAGTAACAACTACTATCTCTGCAGGTCCTGGTTTAACTGGAGGTGGATCTATTGGAGGAAATCAAGTAATTTCACATGCTTCTCAACCAACTACAGGAACTAATGCAGGGGGTAATTCTGGAGCTTTTGTCACAAACATTAAGATCGATTCCTTTGGACATGTTGTAGAAGCCTTAAAAGGAGACTTAACTGGATCATATCTAGCACCCTCCGGAGAATATATTTCAGGAATTACACTCTCAGGGAATACACTATCAGGAAATTCTAAACCATTCCCTAATATTGAAATTGAAAATGGAGAAGTAGGTGGATCGGAAGAATTTGTTACTGGAATCTCTGTAAATACTATCTTAAATAATCATAGAATTCAAGTTAATAAAGGAACAATCCCTGGAATAATAGTAACTGGAGATGGTGGTGAAGGAAATCCTAGAAAATATGTTTCAGGAATAGAATCAGATGGACATCATGGAATATCTTTTACTACTTCCGAAGAATCTGGAATGGTTAAGGTTTCAAAAGATGGTTCAGCTAATTATTTAGGAAATAAAGTTCTCTCTGGAGTTAGTTCTGGAAATACTTATGCAACTACTGTAACTCAAGATACTGATGCTTTGAGATTAACTACTACTATTTCAGAGATAGATGGTGGAGATGATCAAGGAAGCCAAGGAAAACGTCAAGTAATTAGAGTAAAAAGATATACTACAGGTGGAATTCTTCCTAGTGGATTAGCTTCAGGGGAAATAGCAATAAACTTGGTTGATAATTACCTCTATGTCGGAAATGAAAAAGGTGGAGTTCAAAGAGTCTATCCGAATGCTACACCACAAGTAGATGGTCTTTTATCAGCCGAAGATAAATCACGCCTCGAAAAAGCTATATCTGATATTGCTGATCATGCTTCAAGTCTGGGAACAATAAATACTGAGCTTGATGTTCTTGAGGAGGATTTGAAAGACACGAAGGAAAAATTAACTGAAAAAATTTCTCAAGAATCCGAGGCGAGAAAAACGGCTGATCAAGAATTTAAGGAAAACTTGAATACCGAAACTCAAGAAAGAACTACCGAAGATATTGCTATAAGAGAATATATAGACTCTACAAAATCAGAGTTAAATGAAAAGATAGATAAACTTATTGGTTCGGGAGGAGAAACTGAAGGAGGATTAGCTGCAGAAGTAGAAGCTAGAATACAAGGAGATAAATATAATTTCGATCTCTTAAAGTTTGCAATTCAGAGAGTAAATTCATCTGCTGGTTTTGAAGATCCTGATCCAGATGATGATAGTATTTATAGTAATTTCCCGAGTCTTTCAGATACACATTACTTAGGTGGACAGAGCAATTTAGTAGGATGTCTTAGGATTCTTGACCAGAAGATTTATGAACTAGAACAAGCATTAACCATTAAAACACTCTAATATATGGCATTAACTAATTTTTATAAAGGACCTGAAGCTGAATATTCTAGAGAGAAACATATTAATGGTATTTATATGAGCACTGATTCTAGAAAGCTTTGGATATTCGGACAACCAACACAAGAATTATCAGATATTATAGAAAAAACTGATTATGATGCTCTTGAATCTAAAGATCCGAATTTAATATATATCGTAAAATTATCAGAAGAATGAAAAAATTAATTCTAATCCTGATCACTATTCTATTAATTATTTCTTGTGGTACTTCCCGAAAATTTAATACTACTTTTTATGAAGGCTTTTCGATAGAACCACAAAGAATAATAGATAGTATAACTACAGCAAACTTACTTCCGGCGTTTATGGAATATCGAGAATGGCCTAAGTCGATGTATTTTACTAGTGATTCAGTTATAACTACACAGTATACAACTATAACCACTAAAGAAGATACGACTTATGTATTCTCGATAACTGAATCCGCCGGAGATAGTATATACTTAATTAAATTTAGAAAAGAATAATAGTTATGGATTTTGTATCAGTATTTTCAACATTAGCTGCTTTAGTGGCTGGTGTTCCTGTTGTTACGCAGGCAATTAAGAAACTTATAGGTAAAGAACTTCCAGGGTGGGCTAATCAATTAATTTCTTGGATAGTTGCCATTGGATTATGTATGTTCGGTTGGTTTTTCGATCTTGGATGTCTTGCTGAAGCTTCTTGGTGGCAATCTCTCATAGTAGGCGCTGGTGTTGGATTAGCTAGTAACGGTGTATTTGATATCGCTCTAGTTCAGGGAATACTTGAACTTATATTCGGAAAAATAAAAAAGTAATTATGAGATCTTATGGTTATATTAAAACAGAAAACCTAGAAAGTTACTCAGAATATAAACCACAACCTATCACACTTCCGGCCGAATATAAACTCAAAGATATCGGCAAAGTGTGGGATCAAGGTAGTGTCGGAAGCTGTGTTAGTCATTCAATAGCAGAAATGTATAATTTTTATCAGCTAAGTCATGGAAAAACTCTAGAGAAAAAGCCTGATTGGTTATACTATCTTAGAGCTGATAAAACAATAGATGGAATGATGCCTGCCGAAGGTTTTGAGTTAATGAAAACGGCCGGAGAAATAAAAATCTTCTCAAGAATATCAACTATCGAAGGAATTAAACATGCAGTAATAACAAATGGACCTGCATTTATAGCTGTCATTGTAAGAGACGGAGAACGTGATGATTTCTGGAATGGTTCTGAAAACTTAGGAGGACATGCGATAAGTATTGTTGGTTTCTCTAGAGATGGATTTATGATAAAAAATTCTTGGGGTTATGGATATGCAGAGTCCGGTTTTTCTGAGATGAGCTATGAAGATGCTGGAAAAGTAATTCGAGAAGCTTGGACTATAATAGAATAAAAAAAGAGACTAGTAAAGGGTTTAATTTTCCCAATACTAGTCTTTTATTTTCTTTATATTCTCTCTATAAATACTTCATAATCATCCTTACAATACCAACTTGGACATGTATGAGGATTTCCATGTCTATTTCTTTTTCCTCGGTCTATATAACTTTTCCATCTATATATTGTATCAGATTTCTTAAGAGCTTTCCACCAAACATCAAGTGTCGTTTTTATCCATGAACCTTTCTCAGCTATTATGTCTGATGGATTAACTAAAGGTTTATTATTATCATAGTCTCTCAAGTGATGCCAAATATAAGGTCCAGTATATACAAATCTCTTCGGCCTTGGAGAATATACGGCGATGAATTTTTGGTCGTCAGAATAATCATCATCTCCTGTGTAACAAAAATCTACTTGAATCTCTTTTATCCCGACCCTCCTTAGTATCGCCGTTTTTTCATCAGGCCGTAAATTATAATACTCATCTCTTATTATCTTTTTCCCAGTCAAATCTCTAAGATAAAAGAATCTACCATTACCTTCTTTCCCAGGGATCATATCTTTAGGAGACTTACCTAATAGAAAAGTTTCAATATAACCTTTGGGAAATGCATAAAATCCCTTCCTAACTGGAGCTGTATGAAATCCTCGAAAAGGTGAATCCCCAGGGAGTGATCCCTCTTTATGATCCTGTGGAGATAAAGTACCCCACCTAAAAAATTCATAACTATTCCTCTTTTTCATAAACTCTATTTTTAAAAGTTACAGCCGAAAATCTCTTCTTTACTACTTTTAAGACTTTTTTCTCCAAAGATCGATACTCATTAGAAGAATAATCACGTTTTAATTCAATATATTCCCAAGGCTCGTCGTAAATAAATTCCCAATCAGATGTGCACTTAATTAATTCAGCTGTCCATGGATCTGAATGTCTCCACCTAAGATAAATACAATAACCTTGAGATGAAATCGGATCAAGAAAATAATAATAACATTGACTTGGACACCATATTAAATTCTCTATCCAGTAACCTAATAATTGTTCGTTCATATATAATATACTGTTTTTCATTAACATATATAAGGAAATAAACGTTCCTTTATATCAAGATATAAAAAAGATTTATATAAGCATTTATGACAGTCATTATGATAGTGATTTAAGTATTGGATATTTATATTGTAATAGTAGTGAACCTGTACCTACTACAATTACTGTTATAGGCAGGTATACCTTCTACAATAGTTATGGAGAACATTTTAAACAGAATTTTTCAGCTACTATAAGTAAA